GCCCGGAGCAGCGCTGCGCGCTGCCGGCTCCACCGGGGGTCCTCCAGCAGGCGGGCCGCCGCGTGCAGCCGGGTGATGCGCTCCGCCTCGGCCACCGGGGAGAAGTCGGCCGGCAGGTTCGTCGTCGCGTCCATGGTTCCTCGCTTCCTTGGTCTGTCGTGCAGTGATTTAACTAAAGCACTTCACGGCGGTGCAGCGCAAGACCCCGGGCACGACGAAGCCCCGGGCCGCGCAGGCGCCGGGGCTTCGTCGTCGTGCTGTTCAGTCGCTCAGACGACCGGCAGGCCCAGCGCGGACAGAGCCTGCACCCGATCCATCAGAACCAGGTGCGCGTGCTTACGCGGGTCGACAGGGCCGACCACGCCAGCGGTCTCCAGCTTTCCGAGCAGGGTCTGCGACTCCTCGAACGTGACCCGGACGCCGTGGTCCTGGCTCAGCCGGCGCATCAACGCCGACGGGGAGATGCGTCCGGTGCCGTCGGTGGCCATCTCGGCGGCCGTGCGCAGCTTCCAGGACTCCACGTCGGCCCAGTACCGCGCCGTCTCCTCGCGGCAGTGTGGACAACCCGGGTCGAAGTTCTCGGTCGTCTGGTGGTGATGCGGCATCGGTTCCTCACTTCCGTGTTCGTCGTCAGCGGCGGCCGGCCGCCCAGCAGTCGGGGCAGATGTCCCGGCCGCCGGGTCGAGTGTGCCAGCCCTCGTCCCGGCGGTACCGGCGTACCTCGGAGACAGTGGCCGCCATCGGATGGTTCGTCTCTGCGGAACAGCCCGGCCGCCCGTCGCACCGGACGGCCGGGTAGGTGACGGCGCTCACGCCGCCGCCTCCAGCACCCGCTCCCCGGCCCCGGACGCTGCGAGAACCGCCGCGCGAGCCAGGGCGCGGGGGACCGCGTTTCCGACCTGGAGGTGTTGCTGCCCGGACTTGCCGTGGAAGACCAGGTCCGGCCGGAACCCCTGGAGAGCCGCGCACTCCGCAAGCGACGGCCGCAGGTGCCCGCACGGCTCGTCCGGCTCGCCGTGCTCCCGGCCGCACAGCGGCCTGCGGTCCTGCCAGGCGTCCGTGCCGATGACCTTCCGCATGGCCTGCCGGGAGCCGTTGCCGAACGGCTCGGCTCCGCCGGTGTAGACCCCGCCGCCGGTCACCGCCGGGGAGGGACGCCGGGTGTACCCCCACCCGATGACGTCCGCCATGGCGACCAGCGGCGGCTGTCCGGGGCCGCCGTGCGTCGGCGCGGGCAAGGCTACTTCGCGGACCCGGGACGCCAGCAGGATCGCCCGTGGCCGCGACTGCCCGGCGCCGTACCGTTCGGCGTGCAGCACGCCGGCCGCCGTGCTGTAGCCCCAGCGCTCCAGGATCTCCGCAACGTGCCCCCACACCGGCAGCACGCTGTCGACCTGCTCCAGGACCACCCACTGCGGGCGCAGGCCGTACAGCCACCGCACCGGTTCGGCGGTCAGGATGGACCGGGGGTCCAGGCACCCGGCGCCGAGCCGTGCCCGGGAGTCGACACCCCGCGCGAGGTCGTCCACCGCCTCGTGGACCAGCGGCAGGTCGGTGAGCCCCAGCTTCCGCCCGGACTTGCCGAAGGGCGGGCACGGGGGCCCGCCGATCAGCCCCTCCGTTCCGGCGAACGGAGCCGTAGGGTGCTGCGTGACGTCGCACTCGGTCGTCAGGTGCTTCGCGGCCCGCCTGGTCGCGCACGTGGCCGCGTCCATCTCCAGGCCACAGCTCCGCAGACCCAGGGTGCGCAGCACCTCGCTGAAGCCGATACCGGCGAAGATCTCGGTGACCTGGGCGGCACTGTTCATCCCTCGTCCTCCGTCTCGTCCTCGCCGGCCACGTCGTCGCCGCTCCAGCAGCGCGCGCAGAACCAGGCGGAGTCCACCGGGTTGTCCGAGCGGTTCGACAGTCCGGAGTGTGTCTCCTGCGTCGCCTCGAACAGCCGCTCCGTGGCGTGGTGGCACGACTCGCACCGCAGGATGGCGATGGACCGGTGGACCAGGCCGCGCCGGCTCGCCTCCTGGCGCAGCGCGTGGGTGTAGTCGTAGACCCACGTCTTCTCCCGGCCGTGGAACCGGGCCAGTTCGGCGAGCTGCATCCGGCGCAGCACCGTGGCGTCGTCCATCCGCTCCCAGGTGCTCCGGTACGTCGCGCCGCTGCTGTGGCTGCGGGCCACGCGCAGCAGCCCGGCGAACTCCTCGGCCGTCGGTGCGACGTAGCCGTCCGGCGGCCAGACCTTGGTGCGGGGCGCGTAACCGGCGTTCTTCTTCGCCTCCAGCAGCGCCCGGCGTGACAGCGTGTCGACGGCCATGATCAGCCCTCCCGCTTGACGGAGTGGAGCAGGAACCGCAGGTTCGCCCGCTCGCCGAACCGGGCGCGCACCTGCTTCAGCGCTTCGTACCGCGCCTCCAGCTCGGTGCGGGCGGAGACGAACACCGGCAGCAGCTCGTCGCCGTCGCCGTCGGGGGTCATCGCCTTGTGCCTGAGCGTCACGGTCCACCGGCGGTAGATCTCCCGGCGCGGGAAGACCTGGCTCGGCCGGTAGCGCCGGGCTTCGTTCTCGTCCACGGCGGCGCAGCGCAGGTGTGTGCCGTTGCTGTCCCGGCGGACGTAGACGGCCGGGAACTCCACCTCGTTGCCGTCGGTGTCCAGAGTGCGGATCGTCACCGGCGTGCCCGGGGTCACCTGGCCGGGGCGCAGGTGGACCAGTCCGGGACGGACGCGGGACGGCCGTGCGGCGGGCCGGCGTACCGGCCTCTCCACGGAGTAGCTGGTCATGGGGCCCTACTTTCCTGGTTCCTTGGTCTCTGGCCTAACGGCCAGTCGATTTAGCTAAATCATACCTGTGCCCCAGGGCTCGGACAACCCCGGGGCACAGATGCGTTGCTGTCCGCGTGTCAGCGCTGCGGGACGTGCACCCGGAAGCTGTCGGTGGACATGTCCATCTTCACCTCGGCTTCGCCGCCAGCAGCCCGGATCTCGGCCGCCTTCTCGTCGGCAGGCCAGGACCCGCGCGGTCCGCCGGCCGGGGCTGTGAACACCACTGCCATGATCGGTTCCTCATTCCTTGGTCGTTGAGGCTGAGCCGCCTCGGGGGCGCCACCGGCCTGCGAGCCGATGACGTCCACGTGGGGCTCAGGACTCGGGAGTGCCCGCCGCTTTCTTCCACTCCTTGAAGTCGCGTTCCGGCATGCCCTCGCCGTTCGGGTGCGTGTCGCTCAGCGCCGTGGCCGCTGCGTTGGCGAGCAGCGCGTGGACCGTGGCAGCGGCGAGGACTTCGGCCGTCCCGTCCTCGATCACCAGGGCGCCGTGGCTGTTCTTGCACCCCTTCAGCAGCCGTTCGGCCTCGGTGTAGTGCTCGGGTCCGGTCGCCATCGTGTCGGTTCCTCTCTGTTCGGGCCGGGGCCGCCGGTCGACGGCCCCGGGTGGGACGGTAGGTCAGGCGTTGACCAGTTCGCGGGACTTCGCCGGGACGCGGACGGTCTGGCGGACGGTCACCGGGGCGCCGTGCGCCAGGACCATCAGCACGACGGCCGCCTTGAACTCCGCCTTGCGGGGCTTGTAGTTGCGCAGCAGCTCGGCGACCTGGGCCGCGCTGTAGTGGTGCACCTTGCGCAGCCGGCTCGCCTTGCCCTCCGTCGTGCGGTGCGTGCGGGCGACTTTGACGGGCTCCATGCCGATCCGCTTGGCGACCGAGCGCAGGCCGTTCGCGACACCGGCGGCCGTCTCGGCGTCCACGCCGGCGGCGACCGCGTGCGTCGCCAGCGAGCGGCCCCGCTTCAGCGACGCGGTGAACCGGGTGGCGGCGGCGCGCTCGCGGACGATCCGGCGGCGGAGGCGGGAGGTCTTCGTCATGGTCGGTTCCTCGATTCCTTGGTCCGTCGTTCCGGCCGGCCGGCCGTTCCGATGACTTAATTAAATCATAGGCTCTGCGAGGGGACAACCCCGGACGCGAAGAAGCCCCGACCCGGCAGGGGTCGGGGCTCCGTGAGCCGGCAGGTAGGCCGGCTCAGTACCAGTGACCGTCGGAGTTGCGGCGGGTCACGTACGTCTGCACGTACGGCTCCTCGGTCCACTTCGGGGACGGGTAGCGGACGGAGGCATGGTGCCGGTACGTGGCCGTTACCTCCGCCGGGAAGTGATCCCCTTGGAGACTGTGCAGGGTGATCGTGTCGCCGGCGCGCAGGCCGAGGAAGTCGGGCGACTCGACCAGCGCCGTGCCCCTCCACCACAGGGCGAACGCCTCGCCGTCCCCGCGCGGCGCCTCGGGCATCGGTTCGAACAGGTCGCCGGGGCGGTAGTCGTAGGCCACCCCGGGGTCCAGGGCGTACCGGGTCAAGTCCAGGGTGGGGCTGTAGAGGTGGCCCCGGTCCAGCGCCGCCGGAACGGCAGAGACAGGAAGCTGCTGTGTGTCGATCACGGTCTCGGTCATGCGGTCCTCGCTCCTTGGTCGTCGTACGTGAAGCCGATTGCTCGGTCCAGGGCGGCCCAGAGTGCGGTGTCCCGGCCCCAGACGGGGTCGATGACGGCGAGCAGGACGCCGTCGCGGGTCAGTTCGCGTCGAGCGTGGCGTCCGGCGCCGGACAGGTCTGCGCGGGCCTGGAGGCGCCGTGTACGGCCCCCGAAGCCGGTGTGCGGCTCACCGCCCCAGCGGGTCGCCAGCAGGCCGCGAGCGGGACCCACAGCGCGTCCGGAGCCGTAGGCCGTGACGATGAGCCCGGCGGCCCTCGCCCGGCGGACGACCGTCTCCAGCAAGGGGTTCCGGCGGGAGATCCAGCCCTGCACGGCGGCGCGCTGATCCCACGGCCGGCCGTCGAACGCGGGCCCTTCCGTGCCGGGCTGGGAGTCGGTGGTGAGCCAGCCGCGCCGGTTCAGCCGGGCAAGGACCGGCACCAGGTGTGTGGTCTCCTCGTCCGGTCCGCAGTGCGGGACGTATCCGGGCCGGGAGCCGATGCGGCCCTCCAGCCAGCCGGCCATCGCCGCGCCCAGCTCATCGATGCTGCGGGAGTCCCGCCATATCCGGTCCACGGCTCCTCGCTTCCTCAGTTCCTCGGTCAGGGTGGTGCAAGGCCCCGGAATCACCAACCGGTTCCGGGGCCACGGGCTGTCAGAACGCCCGGCGGTTCAGGTGGTCCGCCACCTGGCGGGCGCCGGCGGCGACCATCCCCGTCATGACGGTCCCGCCGGTACGGGTGTCCACGACGTACGAGCCGCCCGCGCCCTTGCGGACCTGGTAGCGGGTGGAGGGGGCGGTCTTCTTGGCGGCCACGGTCGGCTCCTTCTGTCGGGGTTCCTTGTTCCGATGACTTAATTAAATCATAGGTCAGCCGACGGGACAACCCCCGGACGCGATGAAGCCCCGGGCCGCGAGGGCGCCGGGGCTCCTGTGTCGAAAATTTTCTACACGCGGTCGACGCGGAAGGCGTAGCCGGACGTCTCGTGCTTCAGCGTCTCGCCGATCGGCCGGCCGATGAAGCCGGCGGCGAACCGGCGGGCCTCGCCGCGCGGCACGCGGGAGTTGTCCATCAAGCAGTACGCGACGGCGAACTCCACTTCGCGCAGCGTCTTCAGCTCGGTCGGGTTCGTCTTCTCGGTGCCGTCAGGCAGCGTGCGGGTCAGGATGTACGCCATCGCGCGTTCCTCGTTTCCTTGGTCAGTCGTACGGGTCGAAACCGTAGTCCTCCGGCGTCTCGCCGAGGCAGACCGGACAGCAGCACCGACAGGTGGACTCCCGGCCGGTGCAACGATTGAACATGCACGCGTCCCCGTGGCCCCGGCACCGGTCGTCAACCTCCACGTACTCCCACGGACCGAACGGATCCACCTCGGGGTCCCAGGCGAAGGCGGGCCGCTTCACGGCGTCTCACTCCATCCCGGGGTAGCACATCGAGTGGTTCTCGCCGGGCTGCTTCTCCCGGCCACACCAGCAGATGTCGGCGGGCAGCTCCAGCACGGTCTCCAGGTGCTCCACCTCCGTCTTGTCGTTGACGGCCTGGACGAGGCCGGACAGGTCCAGGGCGACGGTCAGGGAGATCGGCGTCGCCCTGGAGACGTCCGAGCGACTGACCCCGTCGCCGGGCTCAAGGGACTTCAGGTGAGCGTCGACCAGGTCTTGGACGGCGCCCAAGACGGTCAGCGCCTCACGTACCGTCTGCGCGTGCCAGGTGTAGCGCGGAGGGTCGAACTGCGTCGCCATGATTCCTCGTTTCCTTGATCGGGGAGGCCCCGGAGGCGCAGTGCCTCCGGGGCCGGGGTCCGTGGCTCAGCCGGGTTCCTTGGTCGGCCGTGCAATGACTTAATTAAACCATCACTCCGGAGGCTGGACAACCCCCATACAGAAAGCCTCGGAACCGTACGGCTCCGAGGCTTTCTGTCCAACTGTCAGGCATCTTTCGGGAGGTGCTTCGAGCAGCGGGGATGCCCCTGCATCTTCATCCGCCTGCACTGCCCTCCGGCCCGTGTGGGGGCGCCGCACTGGCGGGAGGGGTCGTGCGCCGGGCACATGAGCTGGCCGGGCTGTGCCTTGTTGATGCAGCCGTAGCCGCGCGATGTGGTGGCGATGCACCTGAAGCCGCTCATGCCCGGCCCCACTGCTTGAGCAGGTCCAGCCGGCTGACGTCCTTGCACGGGTAGTGCACCTCGGTGGTGTCGCCGTCGAACAGGACGTACACGTAGTGCAGTCCGTCCACGCGCTTGATCTCCCCGGTGCGTCCGGCCCTCGGTCCGGTCCACGCCTTCACGCGCTGGCCGATGGGGCTGACGAACCGAGTCTCGTTCCTGACTGCCATTCGGTGCTCCTCGTTCCTTGGTCGGAGCCCGGGAGCCGGTGGGGCTCCCGGGCCGGCGGGTCCTACTTGGCCTCGCATCGGGGGCAGAAGGTGTAGAGGTGCGCGTACTCGGAGGACTCGACCTCACTCCGGGACCGCAGCTCGTCGTGCCCGATCAGGACGCCGGCGCGACGGGCGGCACCCCGGGAGCGGATACGCCGGTTGCACAGGGCCTTCAGCTCGGCGTCGAACCGGTGCAGGTGGCTGAAGTTGGAGGCCGTACCGGTCCACTCCTTGGGGTCCTCGGCTGCCGGGGCGTCCACGCGGACCAGACGGACCTTGCGGCCGTCCTTGTACTCGATCGCGTAGTCCGTGCGGGAGATGGACGACATGGTCTCGACCTCGCGCTTTCCGTCCATCATCGCGTGGTTGATCTCGGCCAGGCCCTCGCGGGTGGAGACGTGGGTGACGGTGCCGTTCTCGGTCCGCTCGTAGACCTGCTCGCTCATGTCGTCCTGCTTTCCTTGGTCGGTCCCTCTCGATGACTTAATTAAATCATAGGTCAGCCGACGGGGCAACCCCGGATGTCAGACCGCTTCCAGTGCGCGCCGGATCCCGTCTTCCAGCCGCACCCGGGGCCGGTAGTAGCGGTGCATCCGGGCCGGGTCCCCGACGCGGTACGCCACGCCGGCCGGACGGCCGGGCAGGGGCCGCACCTTGGGCCGGTACTCCGCAACCGCCGCCATCATCCGCGCCAGGTCCAGGAACGACGTCGCCAGGCCGGTGCACAGGTTCACCGGTTCGGTCGTGCCCGCGTCGGCGACGGCCAGCGCCCCGGCCACGACGTCGTCCACATGGATCCAGTCGCGCACCTGCTCGCCGGACCCCCAGACCTCCAGCGGGTCCTCGCGGCGCCGGACGCGCTCCAGGATCGCGCGGAACGGGTACGTGACGTCCTGGTCCTCGCCGTACCCGGAGAACGGCCGCACCACAGTCACCGGGACGCCGGTCTCGCGCAGCCGGGCCGCGAGGAGTTCGCCGGTCACCTTGGACCAGCCGTACACCTGGTCCGGCTCGGACACGTCCCAGAACGTGCCGGGTACCGGACCGTCGTCATCCCGGGCGGTGTCCCAGACGTCGTCCTCATGCAGCCGGTACGGCGGGGTGCCGTGCTGAAGGTTGACCGGGTACGCGGCCGAGCTGGAGAAGTACAGCACGCGGCCGGGCCGCGCGACGGCCGCCCACCGGAACATCTCCGCGTCGATGCTCAGCGACTCCGCCGTGGCGAGCGGGTCGCCGTCGATGGTCTCCCGGCCGCCGACCACCGCCGCGCAGTGCACGACGAGGTCCCAGTGCGGCATCGTCCGCAGCCGGACGTCCTCGGCGAACAGCCGGCGGCAGTCCTGACTGCGGGTCACCTTCACGTCGCAGCCCACGACGTCGTAGCCCCGCCGCTTCAGCTCCGCCGTGAAGTGCCGGCCGAGGAACCCCCGGTCGCCGGTCACCAGAGCCCGGGGCCGGGTCATGCCGCCGCCTCCCCGTAGGCGTCCAGCACGCGGCTCAGCGCGGCGGTGAAGCCGCCGCCGTCCCGGAACGTCTGCCAGGCGCGCCGGTCCGCCGCATCGGCCCCGGGAGCGTTGACGGCCGCGTACCGGTCGTCCATGGCGGTCTTGCCCGCTGCCGGGTGCAGGTGCTCGATGACGACGTCCGGCAGATACCGCAGCGTCCCGAGATGCCACCCCAGCTCCAGCCAGAAGTCATCCGCGTACAGGTGCCGCAGTACCGGGGGCGCCATGAAGCCGAGGGCCTGCACGAGCCGGGACGGCATGAACACTGCCGTCGGCAGCGCCGCCCCCTGGAACAGGTCGTTGCCGTAGACGACGGCCGGCTCGGCGGTGTTCAGTGCTCCGAGGACGTGCGCGTCCCACCGGGGCGTGCGCGGCAGGTGATCGTCGCCCATGAACCCCAGCGCGGCGTACTCGCCGGCGAACCGGCCGGCCGCGTGGTTCAGCGCGGCGGCCATGCCGGTGCCGGTCTCGCCGTCGTGGACCGTGAGATGCCGGATCAGCCGGTCCCCGGCGGCTGTCCAGTAGGCGGGCAGTTCCGGGTCGTCGGCGTCGGCCACGAAGACCAGCTCCGCGTTCAGCGACTCGGTGTCGGCGAACGCCTGCTGGAGCCGGACGGCGTTGTGCGGCCGGCCGCGTGTGGGGACGAGGACCGCCAGGGGCGGGGTGGTCTGCGTCATGCGCGGGAAGGTAGCGGCGATCCGCCGAATCACCGCATGACGAAGCCCCGGGCCACGAGGGCGCCGGGGCTTCGGTGGCGGATCGTCAGACGGCGGCCGGGACCGGCGCGCGGTCCAGCTTGGCGAACAGTCCGTTCATCTCGCTCACCTGGTACCGGAACGGAGTCGCGTGCCCGCTCTCGCAGACGAGGACGGTCCCGCCGTCGGTCCCGGTGATGGTTCCGAACCACCACAGTCCGGAGGCGTAGGCGGTGCGCATCACCCGGTCGCCGACGGCGAGCGGTGCGACGACGTCTCCGCCGGTGAAGGCGGTGTACCGGGCCGTTGCTCCGGGGATCGGATCCGCCACGTCCAGCGCCCGCGCGGTGAGTGCGTCGGCGAGGTGTTCCCGGATCAGCGCGTACAGCGGCTCGGTGCGGAAGTCGTTCTCCGGGTCGTACACGCCCCGGGCGAGACGCTCGAACACCGGGCGCAGCTCCTCGCCGGTCGGGGCGAGTCGTACGAACGCCTGGCGCAGCGCCTCGTCGTCCGGGGAGGCGGGGTAGCCGCGCCGGTCGGCGTCGGCGAGCACCGCGTCCGCGCACCGGCGGGCGACGTCCGCCGGGTGGTCCACGTCGCCGGCGACGGCGGCCGTGCAGCCGGGGCAGGTCAGCGCGTCGTTGGTGAGGCGGGCCTGGTCCAGCTTTTCGTAGGGCCGGACGACGGCGTAGCGGCCGGCGTCACACGCGACGTCGATGAACTTGGCGGTGCGGGAGTTGAGCAGGGCCTGGTGGACGGTGCCGTCGTGGCCGGCGACGTTGCTGCGGTCCATGTGTTCCTCGATTCCTTGATCGGTGCGATGACTTAATTAAATCACACGGTGGCCGGCGAGACAACCCCGGACACGACGAAGGCCCCGGAACCATACGGCTCCGGGGCCTTCGCTCCAACCGGCTCAGACGGCCGCGATGATGAGCGCCGCGACGAACAGCCACAGGTGGTGGAACGACTGGTCGAGCGCGTAGGCACCGGTGCCGAGCGTCGGCGCGTAGTTGCCTCCGGCGTCCACCGGGTGGTGCTCGTGGGCCGGGGTACCGAGCGTGTGGAACTCCGTCTTCCGGCAGACCCGGGCGAGGCCGGTGAGCGTGTGCCGCCGGTCGGCCCAGTAGTGCGTCGCCGCGTCCACGCCGAGGCCGAGGACCACGCCGGGCACGCTCACCTCCAGGCCGAGCACGGCCACGGCGACGAACAGCAGCAGAGCCTTGGTGAGGGTCAGGCCGAGGACGTGCCGCCCACAGGCGACGTGCCCGGTACGGCTGCGGTCGCCCTTGCGGTCGGCCTGCCACGACGTCTGGACCCAGTGGTCCCCGACGGAGTGCGCGACGAACAGCGCGGCGAAGACGGCGGCGAAGGTTGCGGGGTCGGTCATGGGCTGGCTCCTCGTCTCGGAATGGGCGAAGCCCCGCACCGCCACGGTGCGGGGCTTCAGCGGCCGTACGGTCAGCGGGCGATGACGGGGCGGTGCAGGTCGCGGTGCTCGACGGTGACCACGTGGCCCCGGCGGCGCAGCCGGCGCGCGAGGACGTGGGCCGCGACGACGGAACGGTGCCGGCCGCCGACACAGCCGACCGCCACGACGGTGGCCTGAGCGCGCGGGCCGGCGTTGTACGCCTGGACGACGCGGACCGTGGCGGTCAGCAGGGCCTTGATGCCCGGCGTGCCGAGGACGGTCCGGCGGACCCGGCGGTCGGCGCCGGTCAGCTTCCGCAGCTCCGGGCGGACGTGAGGGTCCTTGAAGTGCTTCTGGAGATCCAGTGTGATGTGGGCTTCCGGGGCGTCGCCGTGGCCGTAGCCGAAGGAGACGACGCGGACGGGGACAGGGTTCGCTGCGGTCATGTGTTCCTCGTTCCTTGGTCGGTGGTGCGGTGTCTGTCAGGTGAAGTCGCAGGTGTCGGCGTGCGTGCCGTTCGGCAGCCCGGCGAGTACGGCCACCTCGTCACCGTCCAGGTGGAGCCGGAACGCCAGTGAACCGGCGACGGTGAGGACGCGGTCCCAGTGCTCGCTCAGGAGGTGGTCGGCGAGGTCGTGGACGATGACGTAGTCCTGCCCGGTGCCGAAGCCCACGTGCGGGTTGCTCTGCAAGAGGACCTTCCGGTCGCCGCAGGCACCCAGCTCAATCCCGGCCGCGAGCGCGGACGTCCACAGCTCGTTCTCGCGCAGCCACCGGTCCTCCGCGCGTTCGCCTGCCCCGAGGAAGACCGCGACGGCCGTAGGGTCGATCAGGTTGCATGCCTTGACCGCCCCACTCTTGATCCCCGTGTCGGAGGGCTCAAGGGTGCGGAGTTCGGCGGTGGTCTTGATCCACGCATCGTGGACATGCCCGCCGCCAGCCAGGACGGCAACCGCGTGGGCGGCTTCGTGGACGGCCCGCAGCACGTCCTGCTGTTCGTAGGTCAGGGTGCCCAGGTACGCGTCGCTGTTCGAGCCGTAGTCGGGCGCGTAGTTCCGCGTGGGGTACGGCTCCCCGTTGACCAGGACGTCGTCGTGCCAGGTGATCTCGGCCGGAGGCGTCCAGGTGACGGCGCTCAGGTCGATGGTGCTGGTCATCGCTTCCTCATTCCTTGGTCGGTGGTGCGATCAGGCGGAGGGGTTGGGCAGTCCGGCGATACGTGCGACGTCGACCGCGTCCAGCGACGTGCCCTCCAACAGGGCCCTGGCGACGGCGACGACGCGGTCCCAGTGGTGGTTCAGACTCCCGTCGGCCCAACTGCACACTTGAGTCCAGCCGTCCCACGGGTGTGCGGTGAGGTCGAACGGCAAGCCACGCCGGGCGGCGAAGCCAGCGGCCTCCTCGCGGTCGCCTTCGGCGCAGCGCTCTGCGGTCCAGCCCCGCTCGGGTGTCCATACCCCGGTCTCTCGGAGCCATCGGTCGGACGCGCGCTCGCCGGCCGCAAGCATCGTCAGGTACCCGTCGTCCTGAAGAATCTTGCCGCTGACGACGGTGTGGAACACATTGTCCTCGGCCGGGAGCAGGTGCACGCCGTCCACGCCGATTCCCTGGGCCAAGGCGATCACCGCGTGGCCGGCTTCGTGGAAGGCCCCGAACGGGCGGAACATGCCGGGGCTCAGCGGATCGGTGGCGCACCGCACGCCGTCCGGCTGCGGGTACCACGTCCAGACGCCGTCGCTGTTCTCGCGCCAAGTCGCGGCAGGGGCCCGCAGGCTCAGCTCCACGCTGGTCATCGCTTCCTCGTTCCGTGGTCAGTCGGTTCCGATGAATTAACTAAACCATGGGCGGGGTGTCCGCGCAAGGCCTCAACGCGAAGAACCCCGGAGACCTGTCGTCTCCGGGGTTCTCAGGTGCGGCGGCGCCATGGTGCTCACCGCCTCTTGTGCTTGCCCTTGTCCCGCATCGCCTCGGCCTTCGCCTTGGCCTCGACGGCGCCGGCGTGGGAGTTGATGACGTGCGCGGCCACCAGGCCGAGCAGCACCAGGGCCGCCAGGACGGCCACCACGACGACAACCACCATGGCGAAGACCAGCGCGCACAGGGTCAGGACGATGCAGGCGAGCAGCGCCGTCCACAGCCACGGGATGACCTTCTCCGCAGTCGTCGGCCCCGGACCCTGGTGGACCGGACCGGCCGGCGCGGGGGCCGGGGGTGCGTAGTGGTGGTGCACGTGGACGTGGACCCCGCCGTCGGCCGCCTGCGCCGCTGCCGTCGGATTGGCCTTCAGGTACTCCAGCAGCTCGCCGGGGACGGGGGCGTGCCTCCGTTCTATCTCCATGGTCAGCTTCCTCGGTTCCTTGGTCGACGGGACCGCGACGGCGGCCCCGAATTAGTTGTACCACCTCGGCGGCGGGACCAACCACCTGCGGGAACGACGAAGCCCCGGGCCGTAGTCGGCGCCGGGGCTTCGGGGTTGGAGAGGAGTCAGGCTCCGGAGGCCCGGAACGCCTTGCGCTGGAAGAGGCGGAGCGCGTCGCCCCGGTTACGGGTGGGGTTCGAGACACAGTCACCCTGACGGACCCGGTGCCACGTACCCGGGGCACCCATCTCTCCGAGGTCGTCGGACGCGACCTCCAGTTTGACCCCCGCACGATTTGACTCAACAGTCCACTGCATCAGTTCCTCCAACGGCCGGTTCGACTGATTTAACTAAATCATAGTCCGGTCGGCTGCACAACCCCGCCCGCCGGGTCAGTATGTGAACGACGAAGCCCCGGGCCGTGGTCGGCGCCGGGGCTGTCGGGGTCGGGCGGGGTCATCCTTCGCGGGACTCCACTTCCACGAGGTGGTGCGGGCGGACGACGTGAGCGGCTTCGTCACCGACTTCTTCGGTGTAGACGTAGAGCCAGTCGCCGTCGTCGGACTTGGTGATGCGTTCCACGGTTTCGGGGTTCATGGCGAGACGGGCCACATCGCCGGGGAGGAGTTCGCTCGCGCGGAGGGTCTGAGCGGTCATATTCGGCCCCTTCCTTGGTCACTCGGGGCGGATCGACGTCACTGCGTACTGCGTGTTCCCGATGTGCTTCGTCAGCTCCTGTACCGCGTGGTCGACGTTGTCCGCCTGGATCCGTACGTGGCTGCTCCGGGTGTCCTGGTACCGGCGGTACGTGATCCCGAATGCGGGGCGGGTGTCACGGGCGTCCGTCACGTGGCCGATGCGAGCGTCCATCTTTTCCTCCAGGGAGTTACCTATCGAGCTTCCTGCCCGATGACTTAATTAAATCATAGCTGGGACGACCGCACAACCCAGCCCGGCGGTCAGTACGCGAAGACGTACCCCACCGTCTCCTGCGACGTGTCCTTGATCAGGTCGCCGTCCTTCACCCGGGCTTCCAGCCACTGGTACACCCACGGCCGGGACCGGCCGGTGATCTCGGTCAGGTCCTTGAGATCCGCGTAGGTCACCCGCTTCACCCCCTTTCGCCGCAGGGCCGCCAGCCGCTGGTGGGCCACGTCGTCGGCGACCTTCGGGCTCATCCGGGGCGCCGGGGCGGCGGGCAGTTCGATCACCCCGGCTTCGCCGCGCAGTCCGCCGAAGACGAAGCCCAGCGCCTCCTCGGCGACCGCCAGGCCGCACCGCGCGCACAGCGGCAGGGTCTTCGCGAAGGCTGCGGGGACGCCGCAGTTGGTGCAGTTCTGTTCCGTGGTCATCTGTCAGTCTTCCTCGTGTCATGAGCGGTTGTCCGCGCCGGCCGGGCCGAACGGGAGAGAACTCAAGGCCGCGCCGCTGCGGGCCTCGTCAGTGCCCCTGTCAGGCCCGCGTAAGCACCCGGGTCACCGGACAGTCGGGGCGTGTCCGCTGACGTGTCAGAGGCGTCACAGAGGCCCGTCAGCAATGCGTCAGGGCGGGCCCCCTGACATAGGGGTGCCCGCCCTGAGAGAACGTCAACCGGCTCAGCCGACGGCCGCGAGATCACCCAGATCGATCTCGTACACGGCCGCCATGTTGGGCGGAGTGACCCGCTTCAGCAGCCCCTCGTCGGCCAGGTTCTCGAACTCCGCGTACACCCAGCCGCGCGGACGGCCGGTCAGGTCGGGCAGGTCGGCCATGTCCTCGGCACCGACTCGCCGCTGGCCGGACTGGCGCAGGATCTCCAGCCTGTTCAGCAGCTCCGCCCGCGCGGCGTCCTCGGACATCCGCACCCCTGCCGGCTCGCACAGGGTGACGCCCACCCCGCCGCGCGGCGGAGCCAGCGGCTCGCCGGCGTCGATGTCTCCGCTGGTCACGTCCAGGCTGACCTCGGTGAAGTCGTCGTCCACGGTGCCCTCCAGAGGCTGCTCCACGGCCGTCGGCGCGGCCACGTCCGCGATGCCCCGGGCGAGGATCCGGTACGTACCCTCGTCCAGCTCCGCCCAGTACTGGCGGGAGGCGTCCTTGCTGCGCTGCTTGTCCTCTTCGGGCAGGTAGACCGCCCGGCCGTCGATCGGCCAGTGCGAGCGGTCCGTGCCCACGACCTCGGCATACAGGCTGCCGGGGGCGTCGTTGCGCCACTTCGTCGGGTCGGCCCCGGCCTCCAGCGTGTCGGCGTGCAAGGCGTACTTGGCGTCCTGCATCTCCATCTGGCCGTGGGCCAGGGACTGCGCGAACTGGCCGCGAGTCTTCCGGCTGATGTTGTCGTGCGGCATCGTCTGCATCGACAGGCACAGGTGGACGCCCAGGGACCGCAGCTTGCGCACGGCCTCGTCCAGTTCGTCCTCCACCTGGGCGGCGATGTCGGCCGCTTCCTCGATGTCGATGAACACCGCCGGAATGCCGTGCAGGGTGTACAGCTCGGGCACCCACTGCTTGTAGCCGACGCCGCCGTCTGCCCTGGTCAGCGAGCCGAACAGGCCGCTGCGGTACTCCACCAGCGGCTTCAGGTTCTCGACCAGCCGCTCGACTTCCTCCTGCGTCTTGGCGGCCAGGCCCAGCACGTCCTCAATGTCGCCGAACGACTGCTGGAACTTGGCCGGGTCGCCGACGACGGGGACGACGTCGATGCGCTCCCGCATGGCGAGGATCGCCGAGCAGATCGTCTCCGTCTTGCCCGCGCCGGTGACGCCGGTGCACTTGGTGTGGGCCAGTGGCCTGGGGTTTTTCGGGTTCGGGTCGCCGACGATCCACCAGTTGATGTCGGATCCGTCGGTGCGCCGGCCGAGCCAGATCGGCGCGTCCGCGATGGACTTGCCGAGGTGCATCGGGCCCTTCCAGATGACCGGTTCGGAGACGTCGGCGGCGCGGTTGAACACCACGTCGACCTGACCTTCGTGACCAGGGACTTTGAGCACCTTGACCTGGTCGGCGCCGACGCCGGCGACGGCCGCGATCTGGTCCCGGGCGTCCTGCGCCTCCTTCGCCGTGGTCGGGGCGTCCAGGTGGACCCGGGCGCGCAGCTCGTCGGCGGACTCGGTGGTCTTGCCGACCCGGGCGTCCCTGAACGCCCGGACCTTGGCCAGCAGGCCGTCGTTACCGCCCTCCACCTGCGACTTGTCGGTGTCCCGGACGCCGGACAGGGCGGCGTGGCGCACGCACCAGGCGACGCTCAGCACGAGGCCGCCGAGTGCCCACGCCTTGACGATGTCCGCCTGCCACGGCCGGACCGCGACGGCGAAGACTGCCCAGGTCAGGACAGCCGTGACGAACACGGAGACCATGACCCGGGTCTCCTGGCGGCGCACCGCCCAGGTCGTCCATGTGACGTACGCGAGGTACGTGAACCCGACGGCGAGGAACGCCATCCACAGCGGGCTGTCGCCGATGACGAGGTGCAGCACCAGGGCGAGCGGCCAGACGGCCACGGTGACGGCCCACGGCAGGACGTACGAGACGACCCGCTCAGGCACGTTGAACAGGGCGTATCCCCTCACGCGGGGCGCGGTGTGCTTGCTCATGCCGTCCACCGCCCTTACACCACGGAGAAGCCGCCACGGCGGCCCCCGGGGCGGTTCGGCCGCCCGTTGTCGTTCTCCAGCTCGTCCAGCAGTGCTTCGAACCGCCGCCACGCCTTGACGGCGCTCGCGGCCCCGCCGACGCAGGAGTTGGCGATGTGGTCGAGGTCCTTGCCGACCTGGCGCAGCGTGCTCGCCAGTTTGGCGGCCTGCATGGGGCCCATCCAGCCGTCCTTGGCCTGCCTCGCGTTGGCCCTCGCGGAGGCCTTGAGCTGGCCTTCCGCCATCTTGGCGGACACGGCGAGGTAGTTGAGGATCGCCCGGTATGCCTCACAGAAGGCGTGCAGGTCGTCCTGGTTGCCCAGCTCCATGGAGCCGATCGACTGCGCGAGCTGGGCGATGTTCTGGCCGCGCGTGCCGCCGGGCCGGGAAAACCCGTTTGACCTGCTGCTCTTGCCCACCTTGTCCTCCGCCGGCGCCGGGTGCCCCTGGGAGTCCAGACCCCGGCTGCGGAGCTGTTCGTCCGACTGTCCGTTGACGCGGCCCCGCGCGCTGAAGGGGTTGTCCGGGTGGTTCTGACCGATACGGCTCATGCCGCGTACCTCTTCCTGGTTCCTGGTTCCTGAGTCCGAAAGGCGAAAGCCCTACCAGGGTTGTCCCCGGCAGGGCTTTACCTAAATCAAGAGTGCGCTTGTCAGCTCGCGTCCGCAAGTGCCTTCGCGGCCCGCTGGATCGCCTTCTTCAGGCTGTCCGACTTGACGTCCTCGTGTCCCGGCAGGGTGGGGACGATCCGCCGGATCTCGTCCCGGCTGTGGGCCGTCTCCATCAGATAGCGGACGACGGCGGACAGGTTGTCCATCAGCTCCTCGGGGACATCGACCTCGCTGTCCCGCGCGGGGGACACCGTGTCCCGCTCGGCCGGGATCTCTTCGGGCGTCTTGTCCACCGCGACGTGGACGGTGGGGCGCGCGGGGGACAGGGCCGGGACAGAGGCGCGGGTGCGGGACACGACCTCGGGGACAGGCTGGGGGACAGCCGGCGCGGGGGACACGGGAGCGGGGACAGGCTCCGTCTCCGTGTCCCGGGACACGGCGGGGGACATGTCCCCCGGGACACCGTCCTGTCCCTTGTCCCCGGGGACATGTCCCGGAGCGGGGGACGCGGCGGCGGGGACAGGCTCTGTCCCGTTGTCCCCGGGGACAGCCTTGGCGGGGGACACGAGGGACACGGCCCAGTCGTGGCGGGCCTGGATGCCGGCGAGCGACGTGACCGACTTGCGGCGGACCACACGGGCGACGATGTCGGCCTCGGCCTTCACGGCCTCGGCCGGGGTCAGGCCGTGCCGTGCGGCGTCGATCTGCGCGGCGAGCTTCGCCTTGAGCCGGGAGTGCCTGCGGCTGCCGTCCCGGGCGGCCTCCACGCGGTCCGCGAGGTCTACGGCGCGGTCGGCGGCGCGGCTGCGTGCGATGGCGGCGGAGTCCGCACCGCGCCGGCCGATGCCCAGGAAGGCCGTCAGGCGCTCCCGCAGCTCCCGCAGGGCGGCCCTGACCAGGCTGTCCGGCTTCCCGCCGGACATGCGCAGTTCGAGCCCGAGCAGCAGGTGCAGGAGCACGGCCAGCAGGACGGGGCCGAGGATGACGCGGACCGGGCCCCCGACCCCGCCGGACACCTCGAAGGCGGGGATGGCCTGTACGAGAACGGCCGCGTAGGCCAGGTACGCGGGCCCCTTGGTGCGGGTGGCCCACGCGTACACCGTGAGCGCCACGATGGCCGCCTCGGCGACCCCGCACAGGACGGCCCGCTCCGCAGGGTGTGTGATCTGGAGGGCCGTCTCCAGGAAGCGGTACGAGGTGTCGGCGGACATGGCCATGGCCAGGGCTGCCGGGACAAGCAGCCCGGCGGTGGCGGCCGTCTGACGGGACATGCGGGACATCGTCTGTCCTCTCTTCCTTGGTCCTGATTCCTTGGTCGGTGCTGATTTTCCTAAATCATCGTACACGCTATCTGTCCCCGTGTCCCCTGTCCCGGCAAACCTTTGTCCGGGACATGTCCCCGTACCGTGTCCCCGGGACAAGCCGGATGTCCCGGTGTCCCCCAGGGGGACATGTCCCGGTGTCCCGGCAGCGGGGGACACGGCCGTGTCCCCGGGACATGACGAAGCCCCCACGGGGTTGTCCCGCAGGGGCTCGTTGTCCCGGTGTCCCGCTCCGTCAGGTGTCCCCGCCGTCCGGGACATCACAGGGACGGAACGGGTCCGGCCCGGCCGCCGGGTGCGTGCGGAACGGGTCCGGCCCGGCCGCCGCGTCCATGTCCCCGACGGCGCCGTCCTCCGTGACGATCTCGCTGAACCAGAAGTCGTTGATCGCTATCGCGGCGAGCGGGACACCCTCGCTCCGGGACAAGTCCCGTACGGCTGCCGCGCGCAGCCGCACCTCGTCGCACGGACCGAGGGACCAAGCCGTCCCGTCCACGATCCGGGCCTCACCCCGGATGACGGCTGTCCCTCCGTAGACGTAGCCGTACCTCATGCGCCCCGTCACCGCAGGTACTCCGACGCGGCGTTGAGGGACCAGGTGCGCGGTCCCCGGCCGGGCACCGGCCGCAGGACCCCGATGCCCTCCAGCACGAGCAGATGGTCCGCCAGCCAGGTGTCCGGCCGGCCGGCGCTGCGGGCGACGCCGGTGAAGTCCGAGGCGGTGAACGTCCGTACGCCACGGGATGTCAGTTCGCGGACGCGTCCTCGTACCGCGTCCGCGAGGTTGGGGGGTGGTCCGGTCGTGACTGTGGTGGTCGGCACGACTCCTCCGTTTCCGTGTTCAGATGTGTGCGAGCCCCCGGCCGGCCGTGCTGCCCCCGTGGAGGTTCCAGACCCACGTGCGCGCGTCCAGGTGCTCGAACCGGGCGCCTGCGTCCAGCAGGCGCACCAGGTAATCCTCGTCTTCGCCACGGTAGCGGCGACCGACACCCTCTGTCGTCACTTCCTGGCCAGGGCGGAACCCGCCGATGGACCGGACCAGCTCCGTCCGCACGACGTGCGTGATGGGGATGAACGAGCCGAACCGGCGCAGGTGCGCAGCCTGCTCAGGGCCGAACCGGACGCCCCACGGGGACACCCACTGGCCTTGCACGGACACCGCCGTCCTGTCCTGGCCGCCGCGCATCTGCGGGGCCGGGTAGACGAGATCCGGCGCCTCACGGGACTGTTCCATCACGCGCATGCAGGCCATGAGGTGGTTCGGCTTCAGCTCGTCGTCGTCATCGAGCCAGGCCACGACGTCCGTGGTGACCCGCTCCAGCGCGCGGTTGCGGGCCTGGTCGGCCCCGGTGCGCAGGGAGTCGCGCTCCACGACGACCTGGTCCGGCCGGCGCCGCTGCGCACGGACGGACTCCAGTGCGCGCTCCAGCGACTCCTCGCGGCCGGGGATGGTCGGTATGACGACGGCTACGGTCAGGCGGGGCATGGGTGGGTCTCCTCTCCGTCGGCCGGCGGGCTCCAGTGCATGGCGTCCCCGGTGTCGTACTCGGACAGCGGCTCACCGGCCACCCGCCCCACCGTCTCGGCGAAGTCGCGCAGCGACTCGTGGAGGGCCGGGATCACCCGCTCCAGGTTCTGGCGGAAGATCTGGAACGCCTCGCCGACTTCCCGGGCCTGAAGCATTGCCGCCTCGGCGTCCACCGGGTGAACGGCGGGGCCGCCCGGGGCGGAAGGGTCGGCCCCGACAACCACGGAGCCCGCACCTTCGGCGTCTGCGCCGTGTGCGGGCTCCTGGTCACAGGCCGTGCGCTCCGATGGCATCAGCCCTCCCGGGTGGCCACCCACAGGGTGTCCTTGTCGGCCTGCGACCCCTCGGGGCTGACCTTCTTCGCCAGGCCGTCCCGGCGCAGGCGGTCCAGTGACAGGTAGGTGACGGACTTGTTCAGGCCCATCATCTCGGCGATGTCGTTGCGGGCCAGGCCATCGGGGTTGTCCCGGAGCAGGGACAGGATCTTCCGGTCGCGTTCGATGGTCTCGGCGGGCCTCGGGCGCCCTCGCTGGGGACGCTGCGGCGCGGTCACGGTCATGATTCCTTCCTCGGTGTTCGCACAGGGTCTGATGATTTACCTTAATCGATATTCCCGCTGCTGTCATGCCTCAACCCCCGGCGACGTCAGCAGGCCGCAGGACCGCACCAGGTCGCACGCCGCGTCCACGTCCATCGGCTCCCGGTCCACGGCCAGATGCTGCGGCGGCTGCCACAGGACCACCTCCGCCCCGGACGACAACGGCCCGCCGGACGTGGAGTCCAGCAGGCCGGGAGTGCCGTTCTTCAGTTCCAGGTGGTCCCGCAGCAGTCGTTCGTACGCCTCGCGCAGACTCACGTACGCCCGGCGCAGGTCCCTGACCGGGATGCGCTGCGCGCTGTGCTTGCCCATCTCACCCGCCCCTTCGTCCGGCTGCATTGCGGCCGGGGACGGTACCAGCGACCCGCGCCGGCACCGAACGGGACGGGCGTCACTTCACCGCACGGTTCTGCCAGGCGTCGCGCATGCCCGGGTCGAACGCGGCGGCCTGCGAGCAGGCGCGGGACGCCGGCGCGGTCAGGAACGCGTCGGTGCCCCGGCGCGTGGTCAGCAGCTCCAGCACCTCGTCGCCTGTGATCAGGCCCTCCCACTCGATGAAGTCCTTCTCCCCGGGGACGGCGGACGCACCGCGCTTGACCACCAGGTACGGCAGCGGCGACGGGTTGTCCTCCTGGGAGTCCACGGCGAAGATGCGGATCTCGGTCCAGCGGCAGGTGGAGCAGTGGACGCGGCGCGGCGCGTAGTCGGTGTCGGGGTGGTTCTGGTGCCGGGGCCGCTGGCTGGACCCGAGCCCCAGCAGCTCCCCGGTGATGGTGATCTTCTTTCCGTGCTGGTCCGCGATCGTCCAGGTGCCGCTCTTGCCGACGGACTCCAGTCCGGGCAGGGGTGCAGGGCTCGTCATGGTCTCGTCTCCTCAGTCCGTGGTCCTGTCCCGAGCGTACCCGTCGGGATGCTTTGGCCACCGCCAGGGTTTGGCCGTCTTCGGCGCAGGTCCGGGCGGGCGTGACGGCACAGCGTATCGGGTATGTCTGATTTAGTGAAATGACCTGCGGACGGAGGACCAAGGAATGCGGATCATGGGACTGGACCTGTCGATGACGGCCACCGGAGTGGCCTTCCCCGACGGCTCGACCGCCGTCATCAAACCCCGGGGCGAAGGCGACGCCCGGCTGCTGAGCATCGAGGAACGCATCGGCGCGGCCCTGCGCGCGGGCCGCCCTGACCTCGCCGTCGTGGAGGACGACCCGGGGATGTTCCGGGGCGCCGCCGCCAAGGCCATCCCGATGGTGCACGCCGTCGTCCGCCTCACCCTCATGCACGCCGGCGTTCCGTACGCCCTGGTGAACGCCTCGACGCTGAAGACTTTCGCCACCGGCCGGCACACCGCCGACAAGACGGCCATGGTCGTGGCCGCGCTCAAGCGGATGGGCCGGGAGTTCACCGACGACAACGAATGCGACGCGGCCTGGCTCCGGGCCGCAGGTCACGCCGCATACGGAGCGCCGGTGGTGGAGCTGCCGAAGGCGCACACCGAGGCCCTGCGGAAGGTCGCCTGGCCGCGCGTCGCGGACTCCGCCGCCGTCCTCGCTCCGCTCCCGGCGCGGCCCAAGCGGCGCCGGCGCGTGGCGGCCTGACATGATGCCGGGCAAGGGGAAACCCCCGGGCGCGCCCTGCCCGGGGGTTTCCTCTGTGCATTGTGCCGTGGATCGGGTCAGTCGCCGAACGGGTTCGGCGCGCCACCACCCTCCCCGCCGGCGAGGAAGTCGCCGGCCGCCTTCGGGTTCTTGGACGGGGGCAGGTACTCGACCGCGTAGTTCTTCGGCGGCTTGCCCCGGCTGCCCTCCTTGCGCTGGCCGTTGGTGACGTACGTGACCTTCAGGTACCCGCCGACCTCGGGCTCCTTGGCGCCCGACTTGCGGACGGCGTCGCGGAACGCCTTGGCCATCTGGCCCTTGACGTACAGGGCGCGCGAGCCGTCGTCGGTGTCGTCGGTGTCCACCCACTCCTCGGTGTCACCGTCGTACTTCTTCGTGTAGCCGGTGCCCTCCAGGACGACCCGGAGCTGCTGACGGGCGGTGCCGTCGTTCCAGGTGAGCACCTTGGACGGGTCGTCGTAGTCGCGCTGGACCTCCACGGACATCTCCGTGATGGTGCCGGCGTACTCCGTGCCCTTCGTCGGGAACTGGCAGGACAGGGTCCCGCCGCCCATCAGGAAGTCGGTGGCCGTCTTGGCCCGGCCCGGGGTGAACGCCTGTCCGGGGGCGAACGGGTCGGTCTGCGTTGCAGTGGTCATTCCTGTGATCCTGTCTGCCTGTGATCCTGTGTCCTCCGTCGCCGACGGCGGGGAGGGGAGCCGGTGGTGCGTGGCTCCGGTGCGCGGCCGGGGACTTGCACCCCGGTATAGCGAGGGCCTTGGCCCTCTTCCCTGACGTCCCGCGCTGCCAGCGTTTTACGGCCGCCGCCAGACCCCGAGCCGACCGCCGCTGTAGGTGTTTCGCCCTCGGGCTACTTGCCGCACGGCTGGTGCGTCGTCGGGTCTTCCGTGGGCCCCGGCCGGCTGGCGTGAGATCGGTGATCCGGCCGGGGCGGTCTCTGTGGAGTTGGCTTCGGGTGAGTCTGTGACGGAATGTCACTAATGCTTGGATCACCCGGAGTTGGGCTGTTCCGTGTGCTTTTATGATACCCGCTCGGAGGATTTAGTTAAACCCTCTTCAGCCCCCGGGTTCGGCCAGTTTCTTCAGCCGGCTCTGCATGACGGCGACCAGCCGGTCCACCTCCGCGTCCGGCAGTCCGGCGGCCCGTGCGTCCGTCCACACCGCCGACGCCTCGGTCTTGGACGTGACCGCCTGAGCCCGGTCCGCAAGGGTCGGCGGCCGGACCGTCGTCCGCGAGGTGACGCCGGTGTCCGGGTCGTAGTCACCGGCCATCGGGGCCGCCTTGACCACGGCCGCCGGCCGGGACGGGGCGAACGTCTCCGCCTCGGAGACCATCACCGGGGAGGCGAGGGTGCGCACCTTGCGCCAGGCCCTCACGCGCTCGCACAGCACCGCCGCGTTCCAGCCGGACTCCAGGTCGATGCCGTACACCGTCGGCGTCTTCTCCGACTCCTTGTCCACCGGCAGGTGCACGACGACCCCGGCATCCAGCCGGACCTTCCCGCCGTTCAACGGGTCCGGAATCCACACCTCGTTCCTGCGGTCCCACACCCCGGCCGTGTTGAGGCCCTGCGCGTAGGTGGCGAGCTGAATGACGATCTCCTGCCACCCGTAATCGAGATCCTTGCCGGTCTTCTTGTCGCCGATCACGTACTCACCGGGAGACAGGTGCACCTCGGCCCGGCCGATCTTCAGCTTCAGCGGCCTCGTCACCCGGTAGCAGTTGTCCGACGTCCCGGCCACGCCGTACTGCTTGACGACCGTCGTGAACTCGATGAGTCCCGACACGGGCTCCAGGCCCGTCTCCTCCAGCAGGCGGATGTACGTCTCCACCATCTCCCGGCAGTCCTCCGGGACCTGGCCGAGCACGCTGCGGGGTCCGCCCGGCGAGTGCCAGGCGCGGTCGGCCAGCTCCGTGAAGGAGTGCATCGCCGTGCCGTCATTGGCCGCGACCTTGGCGCCAGCCGCGTCCTTCAGTTCCGCAGTCAGCTCGTCCAGCAGCTTCTTGTCCGCCTTGACGTGCTTGCCGTGCGCCCGCCGCACGATGTCCGGCCGCTGCGTCGCCCCGAGCAGCGCCATACGCAGACCCCACTGCGACAGGGCGTACGTGTCGCTGATCGACTTGGCGAACGTCGTCGCCCGGGTCCACGCCTGCTCCTTGCCGGTGTCCGGGTGCGGGATGAGGTAGCGGCCGTACCGGTCGCGCTTGGTCTCGTCCTCGCCCCGGGTCCCGCCGGCACCGGCGAGGAACTGCGCCGCCGCGCTCGCCTGGTCCGCCGGGCCCGCTGCCACCGGGGCCGCCGGCTGGCCGCTGCCGAGGAACGCCGCTGCCGCTGCCGCCTGCTGGTCATTCGTCACCGCAGCACTCCCGCCGTTCCCAGCCGCCCTCGCCGTCGGCGCGGATGGTGTCACCGATTGCGATTTCGGCGAAACAGCCGGAGCACTCCCCTTCGTACGCTGCGGGGAACCAGGGGCCGTGGTCGGGCTGGTCGTTGCCGGCGTCGATTCCGCCGAGGAAGCGGGCCGCTGCTGCGGCTTCCTGTCGTCCGTGCATTCCTTGGTCTCCTGTTCCTTGCCGCAGTAGTCGCAGAACGTTCCGCTGTGGCCCCAATGGCCGTCGTCGGCCCAGGTGAAGCGGTGGCGGCAGTGCGTGCGCTCCACCGTCTCGTGGTTGTTGGGCAGCACGCCTTCGCGGCCTTTGTGCGGCCCTTCCACGACGACGGCGTGGACGTCGCCGCTGAGTGTGTCGGTGACGCGCATGACCGTGCCGCGCCGGACGAAGTGCTCGCCGACCTCCAGGTCCCCGAGCAGCACCGGGCCGGTGTCGTTCGGGCACCCGGGGCAGTCGTCCGCGTGTTCCGGGTCATCACTGTCGTCGGCCACGGCGTGCTTCCCGCCGTCCTCGGGAGCGGGCGCCCGCTGCACCACCTCGTTGAGGTTTTTCAGTTCGCCAGTGCGGCCCTTGTGCGGGCCGTCCATCACCTCGGCCAGCACCGAACTGCTCGACTCCCGCTCGGCCAGGCGCATGAGCGTGCCCTGCCGAAGGAAGTAGTCGCCCTCGTCCAGCTCGCCGAGACGCACCTGCGGATCCTCGTCGGGGCCGAACTGCCCGGCGCTGTCGTCGTCGTCCGGGCAGCCGCAGCCCGCGCGGTGCGTCTCCGGGTGCGGGCAGTTGGGCAGTTCGGGGTCCGGGCCAGACGGCTCCACGCTGCCGCAGATGGCGCAGGTGTAGATCAGCCCCTCCCCGTCGTCCTCCGCCGGGTCGTTCTCGGTGAACCCGTCCGGGTGGGTGCACGGCGTCCCGCAGGCGACGCACACGGTCTTCCCGTCCTCCATGCCGAACAGGCCGTCGGAGTGGTCGCACGGGCGGCCGTCCTCGGTCTCGCCGACAGGCAGTGCGGCGGCCTGCCGCTGCGCCTTCTCCGCTTCCACGGTGGCGATGGCCACGGCGGCCTCGTAGGCGTGCGGGTCGGGGTGCTTGGCGTTGCAGGAGACGCAGCGCACTCCCGCCTTGGGGCCGAAGTTCTCGTATCGGTCGTGCGTGCACGTCGCTTGCGCAGTCGGCTGCGTTGGGACGGCCGCGCCCGCGAACCGCTCGGCTTCGCTGCGGGTGTCGCCGTCCATCGCGTCCAGCACGGTCCCGGCGCCGGCGGTCTCCCGCTCCAGCACCGCCGCGAGCGGGGACGCCTTGAACTGGTCGGCCATCGTCGGCTGCTGCGCGGCGCCCGGGTCCACACCCCACGGCGCGGTAGGCCGTTCCGCGAGGACGAGCCCGCAGACGATGCACGCGGTCGCCCCGTAGTCGTCCGTGCCGGGCACGTGGTCGTGGTCCGCGTCGGCCGGCCGCCCCTGGCTGATGTCGTCCGGGGCCCCGCTCCGTGCCGCGTGGCAGTCGTGGCAGGCGCCGATCTCCCGGTGCTCGCAGTCGAACGCGAGGGAGGCGACGAGGCCGTCCGTCGTGCCGACCATGTCCGGGTACGTCCCGAGCGGGAAGTCGCTGCCGCCGGGGCAGGGCCGGGGCGTCGCCTCCGGGGTGAGGTGGCTGCGCACGCGGCCGTTGCTGGTGAGCTGCACCGGGTGCTTGCACAGGCGGCACTGGGGCTGCTCGTCCTCCATGTCCTCGGCGAGGGCGACGCCGGCGGCCGTCGCGGGCGGCTGCCCGGCCCCCTTGCACTTGCGGCTGTCGGGCCCGGCCCGGAACTCGGGGTTGTCGGTGAGGTGGTGACGGACCGTTCCGTCCGCGTTGACGCTGCACTCCTTGCCGCACGTCCCGCACGGCTTGCGCTCATGGGTCGACTGCATTGCGGTACCTTCCTGCTTCCTTGGTCAATGGCCTAACGGCCTGGTCAGGACGGGGCCGCCGCAGCCCCGCCCGGGTGTCACTCGTCGGCGTTCTGCTCCCGGGCCGTGATGAGGCCGTCCAGTCGCTCGGCGATGCGGTAGTCCTCGGACAGGCCGGACATGTAGAACGCGTCACGCAGTTCACGTAGGACGTTCTGAACCTCGTTGTGGACGAACGTCTTGGTGGCCTCTTCCACGGCTTCGCCAGGCGCCGTTTCCTCGAACGGGTTGGTCTCCCGGGTCCGAGCCTCGTCGGCTGCCTCGCAGGCACCCGCGTACGCGAAGCTGTCGAACCAGGACGCGGCCTGCTCGAAGCTGTAGCCTTCGCTGTCCCGGTCGCTGGAATCCATCTGGTCGGCCAGCGTCTTCACCGCCAGGTGGATCTCCTCACGGACGATCGCCCGCAGCCGTGTCCCGTCCATCATTCGTGTCCCTTCAGCGAGCACTGCACCTCGGCCCGGTCGGCCTTGGCCGCGTAGTGGTCGGCAAGGTCCACCAGGCCCTGGCTGCGCAGGTGGTCCGCCACCTCGCGGTAGGTGGACAGCTCCACCGAGGCGACGATGCGCCCCGCTCGGAGCGCCGTGTCCTCGCGCTGCATGACGATGTCCGTGTGGAATTCGCTCAGTTCCTCGCGGACGGCATCCACGCGATCGTCGGGGTCTGCGTCCTTGCTGCGGAGAGGGATCTCCGTCTCGTCCATTCCGTGTTCCTCACTCCTGTCGGTTTAACTAAATCATACCCGTTCGGTGCTCGGGAGGAAACGGTCCAACTTGCGCGAGGCAACCGCGCGGTCGATCAGCTCCGACACCAGGCCCGCGCGAGCACCCTCGGGAATCTGGAACCCCAGGTACGCGGCCACCCGGAGCTGCTTCTCCGACGCCGGCTTCTTCCGCCACGACGCGCTCTTGGTCATGTTCAGGTTGGAACGGTCGGTGGCCTCCGTCTCCGCCCAGGCCATCGCCATGCCGAGGTCCAGGCCCTCGTGCAGCCGCTCCCACGTCCCGCGCGGCGGGGCGTAGGCGACATCCCACTTCTCATCCCCGTCCCGCGACGGCCACAGCAGGATCTCGCCGTTGCCGCCGAGCGGAATGAACTGGACACCGCCCGCCGTGCGCAGCCACGCGTAGGCGGTCGACGCCTTGAACAGGTCGACGTCCCGGTGCTTCAGCTCGAACCGCAGCGAGCCGGCCGGGACCTTGGACTCCTTGCGTGCCTCCTCACGCTCGTACGCCTCGGCCAGCGTCTCGCCGTCGGCGACCTCCCGTATCTGCGCGCCCGGCTCCAGGTCGACCAGCGTGCACAGCGATCCACCCTCACCGGCGAGGATGAGCACCAGCGCGTCCGTCTTGCCGGTCGCCGGCGACGGCCGCAGCACACGGCCGACCATCTGGATGAACAGCGGCTCGGACTTCGTCGGCCGGGCAACGACAGCGCAGTCGGCGAACGGAAAGTCGGCGCCCTCGGTGAGCACCATGCAGTTGACCAGCGTGCGGACCTCGCCGGTGCGGAACTTGCGGTAGATGTTCAGCCGCTCCTCGCGCGGGGTCCCGCCGTGCACGTACGCCGCGCTCGGCAGGGCCTCGGCCGTCGCCCGCGCGACCTCCACCGTCGGGGTGAAGACGATCGGGGACCGGCGGTCGGCCGCGTGCTCCTCCAGAACCTTGGCGATGATCTGCGGGCCGCCGGCCTCCATCATCGCGTCGCCGAGGGAGCTGGCGGTGTAGTCGCCCCGGGACTTCTTCACGTCCCCAAGGTGCAACGTGTCCACGTCAATCAACTTGGACCGGACGTCGGTCAGGTAGCCCCGGGACATGGCCCACAACGGGGAGCGGGTGAAGACCGCGTCCTCCCACACCCCGCCGAGGCCCTGGCCGTCGCCCCGCGCCAGCGTCGCGGTGAAGCCGACCGCCCGGGTGCCGGGCATCCCGCTGTAGCAGCCGAGCCCGGCGAGGATGTTGCGGTAGCTGACGGCCGCCGCGTGGTGGCACTCGTCCACGATGACCAGGCCGATCCGTCCGCACTTCTCCTGCGAATCCACCAGCCGGTTGAACCGGGCCTCCCGGGCGAGGGTCTGCACCGAGCAAACCATGACGTCGGCCGCGACGTTGTCGGCCTCGGCCTTCACCTTGCCGGTGAACAGGCCCGGCTCGGTCTGCTTCAGCTTGGACAGGGTCTGGTCGGCCAGCTCGTCGCGGTGCACGAGGATGACGACCCGCGTCCCCTCGGCCGCGACGTGCTCGGCCGCCATGCGGGAGAAGATGACCGTCTTGCCCATGCCGGTGGCCAGCACGACGGCCGGCCGCTGCATCCCGTCGGCCCACGCGGCCCGGATCGCGTCGATGCACTCGCGCTGATACGGGCGGAGTTGCAGGGTCTCGCTCGCGGGACTCACCGGTTCTCCTCCTCGTCCTTCCGTACCGCCTCCAGCAGCTCCCGGGCCTGCGCGTCGGGGATCCGGAAGCCCCGGTACATCGTCTCGTCGCTCATGCGGTCACCGTTGCCCTGTACTCCGCCTCCGCGTGGCGCCAGGCCGTGCGCGCGGGCTCGTCGGCGTAACGGGGGTCGGCGCCGTGACGGACGATCAGGTGCTCCCACAGGTCGGCGAAGTGCTCGCCGTCCGCCGGTCCGCCGCAGGGGACGGTCCACCAGCAGCGCGGGCAGTCGGCGTGCGGGCCGGTGGAGTGGGCGGCCCGCCGGCGCATCTCACCGAGGTGGTCCGCCAGGTACGCGTCCTCGCCCTCAGAGTCCAGGATGTCCGAGCCGATCGCGTTGAGCGCCGCCGCGTAGGCGGCCTGTTCCTTGGTCATGGGTCCGTGATCCTCCCAGCGGGGTGCACAATCACCGAACCCGCACCTCACAGGGGATGCGCGGGCGCCGGTGGCGGCACCTCATCTGTGCCCGGCGTCCCGGGATTCCTTGGTCAGTGGTCGGCGGGGCTCCGTCGGGCCCCACGTCCGATATGGTACCCCTCGTGTAAGCGTGTGTAAACGCGGGTATCATCGTGACGCGCACTTACACATCGTCAAGGAGGAACAGTGGAAGGCTTTCTGACCGTCGCGCAGGTGGCAGACCGGCACGGCGTGCACACCGGGTCGGTGTACCGCTGGCTGGACGACCCGGACATCCCGCTGACCAAGCACAAGAGCGGCAACGGCCGGGTGTGGATCTCCGAGGAGGAGTCCGAGGCGTGGCGGATCGCCCGCAACACACCCGTGGCCGTGCCCGCCCCGACGACCTCACAGGCGCCCACGGGCTCACCGTCATGAACAGCCTGTACCAGGTCGTCCGGCCGATACCCACCGCCGTGCACGGGGTCGTCACACGCTCCCGGCTGGAGGCCCGGTGGATCGTGTTCTTCGAGCACGCGGGCATCCCGTGGGAGTACGAGCCGCAGGCGTACCGCGTCGGCTCGCGCGGGTACCTGCCGGACTTCCGCATCAGGCCCCATCAGGGCGCTGACCAGGCGTGGATGGAGATAAAGCCGCTCGCGGATACCTTTGACGACCCACGCTGGAAGGGTCTCGTCACCAAGACCGGTCTGATGCTGTTCACGGTGCGCGGCCTGCACCGCCAGGGTGACGTCTGCGGGCGGGATCACACCGTCCGCGTCTGGCACCCGAGCGGCATGGTCGCCGACGTCCACCGCATGTGGACCGGCCCCGAGTTCCGGCCGGCGTGGGACGCCGCTTCAGCGGCCCGGTTCGACAGTCGGCGCCCGGCCGGCCGGAAGGGGAGGAGAACGTAAGTGCCCACGCCCCAGCAGACCAAGGAAGCACGGACCAAGGAATCGAGGAAACACCGATGACCACGTACGTGGACACGAACGCGGGGCAGTTGTCGGACCACCACCTGGCGGAGCTGGACGCCAGCGAGATCGCCCCGGAGCACCGCGACGCACGCGGCTACGAAACCCTGTACGGCAGCGACGAGGACCGCGCGCGGCTGCGCGAGGAGTCCATCCCGGTGTGGGCCTGGCGCGAGGACACCGCGTTCCCCGGCCTGCTCATCCCGCTGTACCGGGTGACCGGTGAGCGCATCGGCGCTCAGTTCAAGCCCGGCCAGCCGCAGCCGCACAGCAGCGGCAGCGGCGACAAGATGATGAAATACGCGTCCCCCGTCGGCACGAAGCCGCGCCTGGACGTCCCGCCGCTCATGGCGAACGCCGTGCGCATGGCGTCGGCCCCGTTGTGGATCACCGAGGGCGTGAAGAAGGCGGACTCCCTCGCCTCCAAGGGACTGCCGGTCGTGAGCCTGTCCGGCGTCTTCAACTGGCGTTCCCGCCTGGGCACCCTCGGGGACTGGGAGGACATCCCTCTCAAGGGCCGCACCGTCGTCATCTGTTTCGACTCCGACGCCCGGCACAACCGCATGGTGCTCATGGCCATGCGCCGGCTCGGCATGTGGCTGGAGTCCAAGGGCGCCACCGACATCCGCTACCTGATCGTCCCCGAGGAAGTGAACGGGGCGCAGGTCAAGGGCGTGGACGACTACTTCCACGCCGGCGGCACGCTGGAGGGCCTGCGCGACGCGGCCACCGCCGAGATGCCGAGCGACAACACCCGCGACGCCGCATTCAGCGACGCCGTTCTCGCCGACACGGTGTGCTCCGAAGCGCTGGAGGGCCGCTACCGCTGGGCCGCCGGGCTCGGGTGGATGCGCTGGGACGGCAAGGTGTGGACCGAGTGCACGGACGCCGCCGTCATGGAGGACATCCGGCAGTGGGCACTCGCCGGCTTCCAGCGGGTGCTCGACCAGCAGCGCAACGAGCCGAACAAGGACCTGCGCAGCCAGATGGACGGCTGGCGCGGTGCGCTCGCCGCATCCAAGCTGGGCAACCTGCTCAAGCTGAGCCGGGGCATCCTGGAGTCGGCGGCCTCGGATTTCGACTACGACCCCGACGCCCTCAACTGCCAGAACGGCATCCTGGACCTCAAGACCGGCGTGCTCACCCCGCACGACCCCGACCGGCTGATGACGAAGATCACGGCGGCGGACTACGTCCCCGGCGCCCGCCACCCCGACTGGGAGAAGGCACTGGAGGCCGTCCCCGAGGACGTGATGGACTGGTTCCAGCTCCGCATCGGCCAGGCGGCCACCGGCCACATCCCGCCGGACGACATCATCATGCTGCTCCAGGGCGGCGGCTCCAACGGCAAGTCGACGGTCATGGACGCGATCGCCCGCGCGTTCGGCGAGAAGGGCGGCTATCACACCGTCGTCTCGCACCGGGCCCTGCTCGGCAACGCGTCCGACAACCACCCGACCGAGATGATGGACTTCATGGGGGCCCGCCTCGCGGTGCTGGAGGAGACCCCGGAGGCCAAGCGGCTGGACGTCAACCGCGCCAAACAGCTCGCCGGCACGAAGGCCATCAAGGCGCGCCGGATGCGGCAGGACCCGGTGACGTTCACGACGTCGCACACGCTGGTCATCAACACCAACCACCGGCCGCTGGTGGACGAGACCGACCACGGCACGTGGCGGCGCCTCGCCCTGCTGTCCTTCCCGTACACGTTCAGGAAGCCGGGAGAGCCGTGCACGGGCCCGAACGACAAGCCGGGTGACGGGACGCTGCGGCAGCGCCTCGCAACGGACGAGAGGGTGCCCGAGGCCGTCCTGGCGTGGGCCGTGGCCGGGGCGCGCCGGTGGTACGCGGCCGGGCAGATCATGCCGCCGCCGCCGAAGCGGGTGGAGGACGACACGCTGGACTGGCGCCGCGAGTCGGACCTGGTGCTGTCGTTCATCGGAGACGTCCTGACGTTCGACTGGAACAGCCACATCCTCGCCAAGGAGCTGCACGAGGTCTTCAACAAGTACCTGGAGGACAAGGGCCACCGGGAGTGGACGGACCGCACGTTCGTCAGCCGATTCGGAAGCCACGACGAGTGCTCGCGGAACGGCGTCACGCGGAAGAAGATCCGGGCGCGGGACGGGCGGTCAACGCTGTCCCCGGGCAGCACGACGGGCGTCAACTACTACGCCTGGCTGGGTGTGCGCTTCCAGGACCCGTACGAAAACGACGAGGTCAACGAGGGTGGCGACAACGGTGTACCCCCTGTACCGCCTTCGGGGTATAACACAGAAAATGGCTCTCCTATAGGGTCATACGGAGGAGACGGTACAGGCGGTACACGGTCCGGGGCCGCCCCCGATGCGGACCCGTTCAACGGTGATCCGTTCGCGGAAGCGGAACCCGTGAGCGCGCCCGTGGCCACCGTCCCCGCCCCGTCCCCGCCGCCCGAGGCCGAGGCCGTCCCGCGCGCCGGGGGCTGCGTCGGGTTCGACCTGGAGACCCACTCCGCCAAGCACTTGTTCACGCACAAGGATCTCGGCGGCGACCCGTACGTCCGGCTGGCCGGCTACGTCACCGAGGACGGCACCGAGGTCGTCGTCAACTCCGTGGACGAGCTGATCAAGCGACTGGAGGACGCCGACGAGCTGTACGGTCACAACCTGCTCGGGTTCGACCTGATGGCCCTCGCCATCCACCACGGCGCCGACTACGACAAGCTGGCTGCCAAGGCGGTGGACACCCTGCGCTGGGAGCAGACCATCAACCCGCCCGGCGCCGCGCACGAGAAGCCGTGGGCCGAGAAGGGCTATTACGGCCTGGACAAGACGGCTCTGCGGTACGGGGTCAACGGCAAGACGGACGACCTGGCCGCGCTCGCCTTCAAGTACGGCCCGGCCGAGGCTGGCGGCAAGTCGCTGACCAAGGAGGAGCGCACCGACCTCGGATACGGGCGCATCCCGGTCAACGAGCTGAGCACCTACTTCAGCGGCGACCTCCAGGCCACCCGGGGCGTGCGGCGCGCCCTGGGCGAGCCGTCGGACTACGTGCGGCGCGAGATGCGCGTGGCCCACATCCAGCACCGGCCGACCCTGACCGGCTGGAAGGTCGACGTCCCCGTGCTGCGCGAGATGGTCGAGGAGGAGGCCGCTAAGCGGCAGGCGTCGCTGGAGTGGCTGCACGACAACTGCGGCATCCCGCTGACCAAGACCGAGGGCAAGGGCCGGGGCAAGAACCGGGTGTTCACCGAGGTGCCCGTCAAGTCTCCGCTGTCCACCACCGTGGGCAAGGAGGCGGTCATCAGGGCCCTCGCCGAGCGCGGTGTGCAGCACTACCCCAAGACGCCGTCCGGGGACATCGCGCTGAACAAGGACGCGCTGGGCGAGGCGTCCTACATGCTCGGCAAGGGCGCCGGCGCCCGGCAGGTACCCGCCATGCTCAACCCGAACGTGCTGAGGGTGTTCGCCGAGCGTGGCGCCGACGTGGACGCGCTGCGCGAGATGTGCGGCCACATCGTCACCGTGACGTCCTCGGTGCAGAAGTATCAGGAGATCATGGACCACCTGATCGGCGACCGGGTCCACCCGCAGGTCGGCGACCTTCAGGGGTCCGGCCGGTGGGCCTACGTACGCCCGTCGGTGACCAACATCGGCAAGCGCGGCGGGAAGGTGCACCAGCGGCGCCCGCTCATCGCCGACGACGGCCACCTGTTGATCTGCTTCGACATGGACCAGGTCGACATGCGCGCCATCGCCGGCCACTGCCAGGACCCGGCGTACATGCAGAACTTCGCGCCCGGGGTCGACGCGCACAGCATGGTCACCGACGCTGTGTTCGGCCGCTCCCGGTGTGAGTGCATCGGGCCGAAGCACACCTGCGAGTGGCGCGACTACACCAAGCGCATCGGCCACGGCTGGAACTACGGCATGTCCGTCAAGGGCATCGCCAACTCGGGCGTGGAGCTGGAGCTGGCGCAGAAGTTCGATGACCAGATGAACGCGCAGTACCCCGGGCTGTGCGCCTGGCGCCAGGAGGTGCGCGACCGGGCAGCGGCCGGCGAGCTGCTGGACAACGGCTTCGGCCGTCTCATGCGTGCCAACCCGGACCGCGCCTGGACGCAGGCCCCGGCGCTCATGGGCCAGGGCGGCGCCCGCGACATCATGTGCGAAGGCCTGTTGAGGCTGACGGACATGCTGCCCGAGGCCCTGGAGTGGCTGCGCTGCGTCGTGCACGACGAGGTCGTGCTGTGCGTCCCCGAGCACCTGGTCGACGGCGTCCGGGAGGCCGTGCTGGAGGCGTTCACGTTCGAATTCAAAGGCGTTCCCATCACCGCCGGCGCCTCCAAGGCCGCCCGGTCGTGGGCCGACTGCTACGCGAAGGACTGACGGCCATGAACGACGCGATCGAGTGCCCGCTGTGCGGGGACCTGGTGGACACGCGCCGGACGGCCGACTCGCTCCGGGGGTACGTCCCGGGGCACGGTCCGGGCGGGTGGCGGTTGTGTGAGGCGTCCGGCCTGGCCGTCGATGAGGCCCTGGCCATAGCCGTCCTGCGGGCGGAGGGCGGGGAACGGCTGCGCCTGGCCGCCCACCCGTGAGTTGGTGCGGGGGCGACTCCGTAAGAGGGTTGTCCCCGCACCCCTGCCATGGTTTAATTAAATCGAATGGCCTGGGTCTGCGGACCGGCCACGACCAAGGAAGGCAGGACCATGCAGGACACCTACGATCTGGGCGCCCTCGCCAACGGCATCGACCGCATCGAGCGGGCCCGGAAGACCATCGACCGCCGGCAGTACACCGACAAGGCTGGCCACGACTGGCGGCCCGGTGGGGCGGGGGACGCACATCCGAAGGTCGTCGGAACGTACGGCCAGGCCGTACTCGACTACAGCGACGACGGCGCCCGCTACCAGGTGAACGGCTACACCCACGACGGACACCACCTGTACCGCAAAGAGTTTGCGTCCCTGGACGCGGCCCTGCGCAACGGTACCCGCGTCGCCAACGACGGCCCGACGCCGGCGGAACACGTCGCCGCGTGGAACCTGACGTATCCGGAGGGCCGGGCGGTGCGCTACTGGACCGGGGTGCGTGAGGGCGCCGGGCAGAAGGGACGCACCCGCAGCGCGGCGTCCGTCCTCGGCGGACACACCGCAGTCGTCTGGGTCACCGGGCACGGTGCGTGCATCGCCCTCACCCACGTCAAACCGATCCCGGAGAGCGAGGCCGGCTGATGGTGAAGACCCTGAGCCCCAAGACGTTGAGCGAGCTGCGGCTGAAGCACGCACAGCTCACCGACAAGGCCGAGACGCTGCGCGCGGCCCAGCGCGGGTGCGTGGCCACCAGTCCCCGGTTCCTCGCACTGGGCCGGCAGATACGCGACGTGCAGCAGCGCGCCGACGACTACGCGGCGATACTCCAGGCCATCGAGACCAAGGAACTGAGGAAGGCATCATGACGACGTTGCTGGAGACCCTGTCAGCCGGGGAGACATACGACCCGGAGATCCTGGTCCCGAACACGTGGTACGACCTGATCCGTCGCGTGGAGGCCCTGTGCCCGTGCGGCAGTACGGCTCCGGTCCGGGACGGCCGCCTCGGCACGCACGAGCCGAAGTCGACCTGGGGCCTGGACGGCAAGAGGCACCCAGTGATCCAGGACGCCTTCGGCACCGGGTGGACCTGCCGCTACACGGACCGGACCGTCACCCTGGCCGCCGCGCTGGAGCGCGACAACGCCCTGACCCCGGCCGAGCAGCACGTCCAGGACGTCACGCTGCGACGGCTGAAGGCCGGCGTCGTGAACACGGCTCCGGACGGATACGCCCTGCCGAAGCCGGTCGCGGAACTGTTCACGCTCGCCGAGGCCAACGGCTGGACCGCGCAGCAGGCGTGGGTGCCGCGTGAGGACGGGTTCGTCCTGAACGTCCGGGTGAGCCGGGCGGCCGACGAGGGACGCCGCTGGCAGTACGACCTGTCGTACTTCGTCGCCCCGGGCGTCGCCCGTCGGACCTCGTTCGGCCTGTCCGTCACGCCGGACCGCCGGTCCCCGCACGACACCCCGTCGCTCAAGGCGATCCGCGCCGTCATCGCGGCCAACCCGGTGGAGGGCTGAGCGATGGGATACGCCAGCCACGGCGGGACGTGCCCCCTGTGCGGCAATCCCGTCTCCTTCACCACCACGGGCAAGCTGTACCGGCACAAGGGCAACCAGACGGCCCTTGCCAGCGCGCGGCGCCTGGAGTGCCGCGCCTCGGGCGCCCGGTTCGAGGTCGCCCGGCGGCTGCGCGCCAACCGGGACGCCGGCCGCCACGCGCACCTGAACGAGGACGGGACGTGGCTGTACGTCTGCGGCCGGTGCGGCCGGGAGGCGAAGCCCTGGCCCCTGGACCGTGGGAAGGCCAGGTGCGCACCGGCGCGGTGGGAGCACTGCACCCGGCCGCCCCTGCAACTGCCGATCAAGGAAGCGAGGGCCGGGGCGTGAGCGCAATCATCGGCGGGCGACGACTGGCGCACACACGCATCGCACCCCTACCGACCACCTGCGTATCTTGTGCGGCCCTGGACCAGGCACGGGCGTTCTGCGGTCCGTGCCGCACGGTGCGCGGACTGCCCGCCTGCTGGCGGTGCGGGGACAAGCGGTGGACGGTGCGCGAGACGCGCTGGGGCCTGTGCCCCTGCGCCACGACCAAGGAAGCGAGGAACGAGGAATGAGCGAGACCGGGGGACACGGCTACGACTGGAGCGACCTGCGCGACCGGCCCGCCCGGGACTTGGCCGTCGGGGACGTGTTCGTGTCGGGCCTCGGGGCGTTCACGGCGTACACCGTGGGCCGGGACGGCCAGGTGCGGCCCCTCATGGGGTGCGAGCCGCCCGGCGGCACCGCGTGGACCGTGACGGCCCGGGACGGCGACGTCATCACCTGTCGGGGCCACGACGGTCGCGTGGAGACGCAGGAGATCCCCGAGCGGGCGCATGTCCTCATGGTGGAGCCGAAAGGCACCGTCCTGGCGGTCAACTCGCACCGGGCGCGCGAGCGGCTGGAGAGGGCGCTGGGGCGCAAGCCGGCCGCGTACTACGACAAGGCGATGAATCGTGGCGGTAAGTTCGTCGTGCTGTATGGCGACGAGGTGGCCAAGGCGCTGGAGATCACGTCCGTCACCCGCACCCGGCTGACGCCGGACGACGTCGCCCTGTGCCTCGGCAGCCGGACCACGGTCGGCGACGACGGCCTGCGCGTCGACTACGACGGCTCGGAGCACGCCCGGCGCGACGCCGACCACGCGGCCGGCCGGAGGATCAAGGAAACGAGGGCTGAAGCGTGAGCGGTGACTGGAGTGCCCGTGAGGACGTGTCGGAGGAGCTGGAGGAGTTCCACGGCTGGACTCCGGACGGCGACTATCTGGCCTGGCACAAGAACGGCGCGCGGTGGTCCGTCACGATGACCGACTCTCGGGTTACGGCCCCGGGAGAGGCCTACACCCTTAAGTTCGACACTGCTGTCCCGGCGCACGTCATCGTCGCGGCCTGTGAGGAAGTGGCCGCCGAGTGCCAGAAGTGCGGCACCCGGTGCGAGGGAGACCACGCTCCGGAACCCACGGTCAACGGCGAGGTGGTCTGAAGTGAGCGTCCACTTGGAGTGCGACCGCTGCGGATTCCAGGAGCAGACCGGCAGCGTGATGCTGTTCGCCGGACTCACCGGCCCCGGTATCCCGACGGCGCGGCCCGAGCTGCCGGACGGCTGGACCCGGCCCCGCCTGCCGACCGAGGACGGTGAGCTGCGGGACCGGGAGCTGTGTCCCGGCTGCAAGGGGGACCTGTTCGCGTTCATGCGCGGCGTGGCCATCCCGGGCCGTACGGTTCAGTCAGCGGGGGAACAGGTGTGCCCTGGTTGCGGCCACCTGCGGCACAGCGATCCGTGCCCGGACCACGTCCCCGGGGTCGGGCCGTGCGGCTGCAAGGAACTGACCTCCCGTGAGCGCATGAAGGAGCTGAGGATCGATGGCTGAGCGGCGTACGCGGCTGGTCGTGGACATCGTCTGGAACGGTCCGGACTCCGGACGGATGGCGCGCGAGGAGTACTACTACGAAGACCGCGAGCTGCCCCGCGTCGCGGCCGGCTGGATTGAGGACGCGTTCTACGACCGCGACGACTCGCCCTGCGTCACTGTGACGGAAGCCCCGCCGGACTGACTGTCCGGCAGACCACGAAGCCCCGGAGCCCTCGCGGCCCGGGGCTTCGCCGTGCTCCGGAACGATCATGACCCTGTGCGGTCTTAACATCGCCGCGTCCGTCGACCAGGTGGAGGACGCAACGATGACCACGACCATCGGGACCGAGCGGGTCCCCCTGGAAGACCTCACGCCGTTCGAGGGCAACGCACGCCGGGGCAACGTGGACGTGATCCTCGACTCCCTGCGCGCGAACGGCCAGTACAAGCCGCTCACGGTGCGCCGGCACGGCGAGACCCTGAGCATCCTCGCCGGGAACCACACGTACCTCGCGCTGCTGCGGCACGAGGAGTCCGGCCGCGAGGCGTGCCAGGACTGGGAGCTGTCCAACGACCGGCCGTGCCAGCTCTGCGTGGACGTGGACGCCGACGACCCGACGGCGCTCGCGCACCTCATCGAGTGCGACGACGCGACCGCCACGCGCATCAACCTGGTGGACAACAAGGCCGCCGACGACGGCACCTACGACGACGCGTCCCTGGCGGCCCTGCTCGCCTCGCTGGAGGACGACCTGGTGGGCACCGGGTACGAGCCGTCCGACGCGGACCTGTTCACCTCACTGCCTCCGGCCGTCGAACCCCCTCCGTCTTTGGACGACCTCGCCGAGGAGTACGGCGAGCCCCAGGAGACCGACCTGTGGCCCGTCATCCGGGTGCGCGTTCCGCCGGCCGTCCGGGACGACTTCATGGAGCTGACGAAGGACTGCGAGGACCCGTCCGACGACTCGGTGCGCTTCATGTTCCTGGTGCAGCGGGTGAAGGCGGCCGAGTGACCCCGCTGCGCTGCCTGCTCTCCTACGCCTTCTTCCGCAACGTCGATCTGGCGGAGCTGGTGATGGAGCTGCGTGCGCTCTACGGCGGACCGGTGGAGGTCTTCGCCGACTCGGGCGCCTTCTCCGTCGCCAACGTCGGCGCCACTGTGCACCTGAAGGACTACGCGGCCTGGCTGGAGGAGTGGTCCCAGGTCATCACCACGGCGGCGACCCTGGACGTCATCGGCGACCCAGACGCCACGCACCGCAACACTGAGGCTCTACTGTCGGCCGGCCTTACCGTCCTGCCCACCTTCCACGTCGGTTCGCCCTGGTCCGAGCTGGAGAGGCTGTGCAAGGCGTACCCGTATCTCGCGCTTGGCGGCATGGTGCCGTACGCCAAGTACTCCGATGAGGTGTTGCGGTGGCTCATCCGGTGCTTCCGCATCGGAGCGGAGCAAGGGACCGTGTTCCACGGGTTCGGACAAACCAAGGTTGCCACCCTCGCCGCGTTGCCGTTCTACAGTGTCGACTCCTCCGCCTGGGGCGCGGGCTCACGCTTCGGCCAGCTCCCTTTGTGGGACGAGCGCAAGGCCCGGATCGTGCAGGTGCAGGTCTCCCACCCGGCGCAGGCGCGCAGGTACGCGACGCTGATGCGCTCTCACGGGGCGGACCCGGCTCTGGTCGGCCGGCCGGGCTTCGCCCAGTCCCCCCACAGGACTCCAAAGCAGCACGCAGTCGAGACGCAGATGATGCGCGGGGCTCCGGCCGTGGCCTTCTACCGTCTTGGGCAGTGGCTGGCGAAACGCCACCAGGTACCCGCGCCCCTCGGCTGGGAGCACCCGGGGACGGTCCTCTTCCTCGCGGACGCCAACCCGGCCCGGTTCAAGCAGGCTGCACGTGCGTTGAGGATCGAGCGGGACAACGCCCCAGGGGGTGTGGTGTGACGTTCCGCTTCCTGATGTCGTTCCACTACGGCCGGGGCAAGGATCTCCAGGCCATCGCGGACGCCGCCGGCGGAGCCCCCGTGGAGGTGTTCGCCGATTCGGGAGCCTTCTCTGCCGCCACGCTCGGCTCGACCATTCGCCTTGCCGACTACGCGGCCTGGCTGAAGGACTGGCAGCACCTCGTCACCACGGCGGCGACCCTGGACGTCATCGGCGACCCGGACGCGACTCAGCGCAACACCCTCGCGCTGGAGGACATGGGCCTGAAGGTACTCCCCGTCTTCCACGTCGGGTCTCCGTGGGAGCGGCTGGAGAAGCTGTGTGCGCAGTACCGGTACGTCGCTCTGGGCGGCATGGTGCCGTACACGCGGATGTACGGCGAGGTCATGCGCTGGCTGGTGCGTTGCTTCCGCATCGGAGCCGCGCACGGAACCGTCTTCCACGGCTTCGGCCAGACCAACATCACGGTCATGTCCTCGCTGCCGTTCTACAGCGTGGACTCGTCCACCTGGAGTCATGGAGCCAAGTTCGGCCTGTTCAAGCTCTTTGACGGCCGTGCGGGGCGCATCGTTCAGGTGTCGGCAGGCAATCCGGAGAGGGTGCGCCGGCAGGCACGGCTTATCCGCGCGCACGGCGCCGACCCTGCTGTTGTCGGCCGTCCCGGTTTCGGCCTCAAGACCGGTAAGGCACCTGAACAGTTCCGCCGCGAGGACCGGATGATGCGCGGCACCCCGGCCGTCGCGTACCACCGGCTCGGGCGATGGCTTCAGCAACGCCACGACGTCGCACCGCCGCCCGGCTGGACCTCGCGCGGCACCTGTCTGTTCCTCGCCGACACGACCATCAGCAACTTCACCCCGGCGGCCCAGGCCATCGCCGCTGACCTACGGAAGGAAACTCCGTGACCAAACCGCTCGCCGTGCTCTCGTTCTCCGGGGGCATGGACTCAACGACTCTGGCGGCACACTACGTGCGCAAGGAGTACGACCTGCTGCTGCTGTCCTTCAACTACGGCCAGCGGCACCGAGCCCGGGAGCTGGAGGCGGCGGCCGGGATCGCCGGCTACCTCGGCGCGGAGCATTGCACGGTGGACCTGTCCTCCCTCGCCCCGCTGCTGCCCGGCTCTTCCCTCACCGACGAGACCGTGGACGTCCCGGACGGTCACTACGAGGACGAGTCGATGAAGTCCACCGTAGTGCCCAACCGCAACGCCATCATGGCGTCCATCGCGCTGGGGGTCGCCTCGGCCCGGGGCGCGGAGCTGATCGGCCTCGGTATTCACGCCGGCGACCGCGCCGTGTACCCGGACTGCCGCCCCGAGTTCGTGGACGCGCTGCGGGAGCTGGCGGCTGTCGCGCTCAAGGGTCTGCACGTCCCACAGATCGTCACTCCGTTCGTCGGCATGACGAAGACGGAGATAGCCGCCTACGCGGAGCGCATCGGCGCCCCGGTGGGCATGTCCTGGTCCTGCTACAAGGGTGGCGCCGTGCACTGCGGCACCTGCGGGACGTGCACCGAGCGCAAGGAGGCGTTTGCCGACGCCGGGCTCACCGACCCCACGGAGTACGCGGCATGAACAGCGTCACGGTCCGGCACAACTTCGAGACCGCCCACCGGCTGCCCGAGCTGGGCGGCAAGTGCTTCAACCTGCACGGCCACTCCTGGTGGGTGGAGATCACCGTGGCGGCCCCGGCCCTGAACGCGGACGGCATCGTCGTGGAGTTCGGCGCGTTCAAGCGCGCCGTTCGCGAGTGGATCGATCACCACCTGGACCACGGCGCGATGCTCGGTACTGCCGACCCGCTGCTGCCCGTGCTGTGCTCGATGGGCTCCAAGGTGTTCGAGTTCGAGGACTCGTGGCCGACGGTGGAGGCGACAGCAGAGCTGCTGGCGTCCGTCGCCTCGGGGATCCTCGCCACAGTGGACCACGCCAACGGCGCCCGCGTGGTGAACGTAGACGTGCGGGAGACGGCCGTCAACGAGGCGTCTTGGACGGGTGAGTCACCGTGACCGCGCCGGCGCGGCCGTCCCTGGTCGTCTCGGAGATCTTCGGGCCGACGGTGTCCGGCGAGGGCCCGACGCTGGGCCAGCGGTGTGCGTTCCTGCGGCTCGGCGGCTGCAACCTCACTTGCTCGTGGTGTGACACCCCGTGGACGTGGGACGCCTCGCGGCACGACCTGCGCGCTGAGCTGCGGCGCATGGACGCGGACATGATCGTGGACCGGCTGCTGGCCACCGGAGTCCGGTTCGTCATCGTCTCCGGGGGCGAACCCCTGCTCCAGCAGGGCTACCCGGGCTGGGGAGCTGTTCTGCGCGGCCTGACCGGCGCCGGGATCCGGGTGGAGGCGGAGACGAACGGCACGGTGGAACCGAGCGAGGAGACGGCTCGGCTGCTGACCCGGTTCGTCGTCTCGCCCAAGCTGGCGCACTCCGGGGTCGCCGGGGACCGGCGCGTCAACGGCACGGCGCTCAAGGCCCTGGCCGCCACGGGGAAGGCGGCGTTCAAGGTCGTGTGCCGCGACGCCGGCGACGTCGCCGGAACGGTGGAGCTGACGGCCGCACACGGGATCCCCGCCCGCCGGGTGTGGGTCATGCCCGAGGGCACGGACTCCGCCACCTTGTCCCGCCACCTGTCCGAGATCGCGGAGCCCGCGATCCGAGCCGGATTCAACGTGACCACGCGCCTGCACGTCCACGCGTGGGGAGATGAGAGAGGCCGATGAGCGAGACGACCGCGCACAACCTGTTCGTCAGCGGCCTGCGGACCTGGTTCGCCGGGCGGGGCCTGGACCCCGACTCCGAGGCCCTGGCCGGAACGCCGGCCCGTATGCTCCGGGCACTGGAGGAGTTCACGGCCGGCTACGCCCTGGACGCCGGCGAGCTGCTGGAGCGCACTTTCGACGTGGAGCGCGGCGGGCAGCCCATCGCGGTGACCGGGGTGGAGTTCACGTCCGTCTGTGAGCACCACCTGCTGCCGTTCACGGGCACGGCGGACATCGCCTACCTGCCCACCCCGGGCGCGCGGGTGGCAGGTCTGTCCAAGCTGCCCCGGGTCCTGGACGTCTACGCCCGGCGCCTCCAGACGCAGGAACAGCTCACCAAGCAGGTCACCGACGCACTCGACAAGCATCTGGACACCCTCGGCTCCGCCTGCGTGATCCGCTCGGAGCACGGGTGCCTGGCCCACCGGGGTGCGCGGAAGCCGGGGGCGGTGATGGTCACCGCTTCGTACACCGGGGTGTTCCTGGACGACCCGCAGCAGCGCGCGGACCTGTTCGATCTCATCGGCACTCCGTCGCGCGGCGCCCGGCGGGGCTGGTGAGCATCGTTAACTGTTAGGGAGGCTAAGGACTATGGCGAAGGGTGATCCGCCCAGCCACCAGCCGAGCCACCGGGCGATGGTGGCGCAGCGCCGGGCGCGTGCCATCGAGCTGAAGAACCGGGGCCTGTCCTGGCAGCAGGTCGCCGAGCAGATGGCGCCGCACTATCTGGACTCCGACGGCAACCCGTCGGCCGCCGCTGCGTGCGTGGACGTCTCTCGCGCGCTGAAGCAGGCGAACCGCGAGCTGGCCATGGGGCTGGAGGAGTACCGCGAGGCGGCGCGGATGCGGCTGGACGGCCTGCGCCGCCAGGTCCACGCGGTCCTCGCCCGGCCGCACTACGTGCTGCACGCGGGCCAGATCGTGCGCGACGACGACGGCAACCCCCTGCGGGACGACGCGCCGGTGCTGGCGGCCGTGGACCGGCTGCTGCGCATCGAGGAACGCCAGGCCAAGATCGACGGCACCGATTCCTCGGAGCGGCTGACCATCGCGCTCGACCGCCGGGTGGACGAGGAGACCACCGTGGTGGTGGAGGCGATCCTGGCCGGTGCGAACGCCGTCGAGCTGGAGCCCGCGCAGCGGCAGCGGATGCTGGAGGCCGCCGGCGCGCACCTGCGGACGCTGGAGGGCGAAGTGGTGTCCGAGACGACCGACGACGAACCCCGGGAGGACTGACCGTGACCGTGACCGTGCAAGTGTGCTCGCTGTCCGCATCGCCGGATCAGGAGATACCGCCGCTCACCGACACGCTGCTGAGGTTCCCGTTCGATGAGGACCAGTTCGACCCGTACGGGATGCACGAACCCCTCCAGCCGGACGGGATCACGGCCGCCAGCGGCGACGATCGGTCCGGGCTCATCTGGCCGTCGTGCGACGGCTGGGGGCACCTGACGGCGGAGTTCCAGTGGGAGGCCGGGACCTACAACGAGATCAGGGACCACTTCATCCGGGACCCGCTCGGGCTGACTGCCGACCCGCGCAACGACACCGCGCGGGACGACCGGTACCCGACCGGCGGCTACCAGTGGTTCACCAAGCACCACGAGATCGGCGTCAAGCGCGGGGTGCCGCTCGGGGTGATGGTCCGCCACAACGACAAGGTGCCCCGCAAGATCCTTTACGCGCAGTTCAAGCTGTGTATCCACCCGTGGTGACGGCCGGGGAGTAGCCGGACGCCGCACCGGGTACCAACGCGGCAGACGCTGCGGCGCGCGGCTCATCTGTCCCGTGCGCACGGCCTCGCTTCAGAACCCGCCCGGCGCCGCACCGGGCGGGTTCTGCACGTTCGGTGATTTCGGAGTCCCTGGCTACCATCCGGCCACGCTCACAGACCACGGAACGAGGAGTGGCCATGCACGTCCTGCTCACGGGCGCGTCGGGTTTCGTCGGTAGCCACGTCCTGCGCCACCTGCTGGCGAACACGGACTGGGAGATCACCTGCCCGGTGTCCTTCCGGCACAAGGGGCTCCCCGCGCGCATCGCGTCGGCGGTGTGCGACACCGACTGGTCCGAACGCGTGCACGTCGTCCACTGGGACATGCGGGCGCCGGCCGACCCGCTGACCCTGCACCAGTTCGAGGGCTGCGACGTCATCATGAACGTCGCCTCCGAGTCGCACGTCGACCGGTCGATATCCGACCCGGCAGCGTTCGTTCAGAACAACGTCGCCCTGATGCTCAACATCCTGGAGGTCGCGCGGTCCGTCCGGCCGAGGGTGTTCCTCCAGATGTCCACCGACGAGGTGTACGGCCCGGCCTACGGCGACCACCGGCACACGGAGTGGGAGCCGGTCGTGCCGTCCAACCCGTACAGCGCGTCCAAGGCCGCCCAAGAGGCCATCGCGGTCAGCTACTGGCGGACCTACGACGTGCCGGTCGTCATCACCAACACCATGAACATCATCGGGGAGATGCAGGACCGGGAGAAGTTCCTCCCCATGATCGTCAGCCGGCTGCGCGATCGCCGGCCGGTCACGGTGCACACCGCTCCCGACGGCACCCCGGGCTCCCGGTTCTACCTGCACGCGCGCAACCTCGCCGACGCCTGGCTGCACCTGACGCGCCGGTACACCGAGGGGTCGCCCGACGTGCAGACGCTGAGCGGGGAGACGTACCGCATTGCCGCCGGCCCGGCGCGGTACAGCGACGGGGCGTTCACCCGGCCCGAGCGGTACCACATCGTCGGTGAGCGCGAAGTCGACAACGTGGAGCTGGTGCACCTGGTCGGCCGCGTGATGGGCCTGGACCCGGCCATCGTGGACGACCTCATCGAGCCGGTGTCCTTCCACTCCTCGCGGCCCGGCCACGACCTGCGCTACGCCCTGGACGGCTCGCGGCTCGCCGCCCTCGGCTGGAAGCCTCCGGTTCCGCTGGAGGAGTCGCTGGAGCGCACGGTGCGCTGGTCCCTGGACCATCCGCTGTGGCTGGGCCTGTGATGGTTTAACAAAACCACCGATCGGGGATTTAACTAAATGAGTGTCCCGGTGGACCCGGAGGAGAGACCCCGGGCCGGTGCCGGTCGACAGGACCCCGGGTCAGTGGACGTGACCCGGGGTCCACTCCAATCTACGGAAAGGGGTGGTCCGCATGGACTCCGCGTCACCGGTCGTCATCCTGACGGAAGGTCAACGACGCATCCTGTGGCTGCTGTCCACCGGGCACACCTGTGCGGACATCGCCCGCAAGACGAACCGGGCGCCCAGCGTCATACGGAAAACCTGCGCCCGGATCTATGAGGTGATGGGTGTGACCACCGCCGCGCAGGCCGTCCGGGACGGCCTGCTGGCCGGGCACATCGGCCCGTACGAGGACTGCGGGCTCCTCGCCGCCTACCGGCGCCACATCAAACGAGACGAGCCCGTGTGCGCCGCCTGCAAGCGAGGCAACCGAGAACGCATGGAAGCCGACGCCGCCACCCGCCGCCCGGTCCGGCTCACGGAGCCGCACGTACGCCTCTTGCGCGCGTTCGACGCGGGGCGCACACAGGCGCAGGTGTGCCAGGCGTGGAACGTCAGCCACCGGACCGTGAAGACCCTCACCGCCGAGGCCTACGCCGCACTCGGTGTCTCCCAGCTCCCGCCTGCGGTCCGCCGCGAGGTGGCCCTGCGTGAGGCCCGGATGCGCGGCCTCCTGCGCAGCGAGCCGCCGCCGCGCCCCCGCAGCCCGCAGAGCGAGGTCCGGCTGTCGGACACGCAGGCCAGGGTGCTGCTGGAGATGGAGTCCGGAGCCACCCTCGCCGAGACGGCGCAGCGCCTCGGCCTCGCCCGGGGCACCTGCTCCACCCGGCTGTCCGAGGCGTACCGGCGCCTGGATGTGGCGTGGATGGAGAAGGGCTCACGCCTGCCCGCCGCCCTGCGCAAGGCGCGCGAGCACGGCCTGCTGCCCGAGCCGGCCACCGTCTGAACCGTTTGGCCGTTTCGTGACCCGGCCGTACCGTGCCCCGCCGGAGGTGGTCACACAATGGCCAAGCACCGCATATCTGTCGGCGCCGTGTGCGCAGGAGCAGCCGGGACAGTCGTCTCGCTCCTGCACGCAGGCGCCCCGGCCCAGGCCGCGAGTCTGTCCACGTGGGACAAGGTCGCTCAGTGCGAGTCGAGCGGCAACTGGGCGATCAACACCGGGAACGGGTACTACGGGGGACTCCAGTTCAGCCAGTCGACGTGGGCGTCCTTCGGCGGCACCAGATACGCCGCACGGGCCGACCTGGCGACCAAGGCGCAGCAGATCACCGTGGCAGAGAAGGTTCTGGCCGTGCAGGGCCCCGGCGCCTGGCCGGTGTGCGGCCCGCGCGCCGGGCTCAGCCGGGGCGGTACGCCGCCGGACGTCGCCGCATCCGCTCCGCGCCAGGAGGCGTCCCCCGCGAGTACCCCGGCCGCACAGCAGGCCGTCGCCTTCGCCCGCGCGCAGCTCGGCAAGCCATACGTCTACGGCGCCACCGGCCCCGGCTCCTACGACTGCTCCGGGCTCACGATGACCGCGTGGCGATCCGCCGGCGTCTCCATCCCGCGCACCTCGCAGGCCCAGTGGTCCGGGCTCGCCCGCGTGCCCGCCTCGGCCGTGCGGCCGGGCGACCTCGTCGTCTACAACGGTGCCGGACACGTCGCGCTGTACATCGGCAACGGGCAGGTCATCGAGGCGCCGCGCCCCGGCAAGGTGGTGCAGACGGCGCCGTGGCGGTCGGGCTGGTACGCCGAGAACTTCGTAGGCGTCGTCCGCCCGGCCGGCGGGACGGCCGCCGCAGCCCCGGCGGAGAGCAGCACGCCGCGCGCCGACGAGGGCAGCGTGAAGGTCCCGGCCCCCGGCCGCTACACCGTCCGCCCCGGGGACACCCTGTCGGACATCGCCGAGGACCACGGCTTCGGAGACTGGCGCGTGCTGTACGCGGCCAACCGGGACAAGGTCTACGACCCGGACCGCATCTTCCCCGGCCAGATGCTGCGCATCCCGAACGCCGCCTGAGCAGGGCGCCGCAGACGGCCGCGCGGGCCGGCGCCAAGGACCGGAGCGGGGGCCGCCTCACCCCGTAGCCCGCCGCAGAGAGCCCGTGCCGACCACGACCCGGCACGGGCTCTCCCGCGTACACTCGGAACCACTGCTGACTCCAACCGGCAGACCGAGGCCCGCCAGGCACCCCCGTCCTGTGCGGGCCTCGTCACGTCTCCGGAAACCGCGCTGCCCGGGACGTCCGACAATGACCGGCATGGTGGATGCGAGGCTGAGGACCCGCGCGGCGGAGAAGCTGCTCATGCACGCGCGCACCCTGACCGAGCCGCGATGGACCCCGCTGCCCCACCAGGTCCCGCCGCCCGGTGACTGGTACGGCTGGCTGCTGATGGCCGGACGCGGCGCCGGAAAGACCGACGCCTGCGCGCGGTACATCCACGAGCACGTCACGGGCCCGCCGTGCCTGCCCGGTCCCGTCCCGCACTGGGTCGGCATCATCGCCCCGACCCTCGGCGACGCGGTCACGTCCTGCTACGCGGGGCCCTCCGGGCTTCGGGTGCACAGCCCCGAGGCGCGGATGACCACGGCGCAGGGCGGCACAGTCATCCGCTGGCCGAACGGGAGCGAGGCGAAGGTATTCGGGTCGCACTCACCCGAGGACGTCGAACGCCTGCGGTCCGGCGGTAACCGGTGCGTTGTGTGGGCCGAGGAGCTGGCGGCGTGGAGGTACCTGGACCAGACGTGGGACCAGATGCGCTTCGGTCTGCGCGCCGGGACCCGCCCGCACTGGGTCGCCTCCACCACCCCCAAGCCGCGTGCCCTCATCAAGCGGCTGACGGCCGGTGAGATACCGAACACGGTCGTCACCCGGGCGACGACGTACGACAACCCCCACCTGCCCGAGGACATCCGGACTGCGCTGGAGGACGCGTACGGCGGTACGCAGATCGGCCGTCAGGAGCTGTACGCGGAGGTCATCGACCAGGACGAGAACGCGCTGTGGACCCGCGCGATGCTCGACACCACGCGTGTGCGCCCCAGCGACCTGCCGCACATGGTGCGCAAGTCCGTGGGCGTGGACCCCTCGGGCGGCCGGGGCGAACAGGGCATCATCGTGGACGGCAAAGCGATGCTGGAGCACGTCCGGACCGACGGCCGGAAGGTGAACCTCGCCCACGGCTACGTGCTCGCCGACCGCACCTGCCGCCTGTCGCCGGACGGCTGGGGCCGGCGCGCGGTGCAGGCGGCCATCGACTACGAGGCTGACGACATCTGCGTGGAGGTCAACTTCGGCGGAGACATGGCAGTCAACACCATCCGGGCCGCCGCCGACGCCATGGGCATCAACATCCCCATCAAGGTGGTGCGCGCAACCAGGGGCAAGAAGGTCCGCGCGGAACCGGTGAGCGCCCTGACCGAGCAGGGCCGTTGGCACATGGCCGGGACGTACGAAGAACTGGAAGACCAGCTCTGCACCTGGTACGACGAGCTGGACTGGTCACCGGACCGGCTGGACGCGATGGTCTGGCCGGCCTGGCACCAGCGGATCGTGAAGCCGACGGTGACCGGCACGGTGTCGTCCAGGGGCCTCGCCTCTGCTACGCGGACGATCGGGTGACACAGTGTTTTACCGGGTACGGCTTAACCAAATCACTCGGACCAAGGAATGAGGAGACCATGACGTACGCCGCACCCCCGGAGTACATCGACGCCTTGTGCAGGCACATCGCCGAGGTTCAGGACCGGTACGAAAGGTCATCTGTATTCGGCTCCGCTGCCGGGGCTGACCTCCACGTCAAGCTGACAATCGCCGGGGAAGTCAGCGGCCTGCGCCGCGCCCTCGCCCTTGCTCTCGGACTGGACCCGGACCGGGACAGCGGTGAAGAGGACGCCGCCGACACGTACTTCCGGGAGTGGAAGGAGCGAGCGTGATGGTGAACGACGACCCCCTGCTCACCTCCATAGCCCAGGCCCTGCGCGAGCACGGCATCACCGACCCCCGGGCCGTCCTCTCCGCCGCTGATGCGGCGGTGCGCGTCCTCGGCCGCGACCGGTGCATCTGCCGCCAGGCCGTTCACGTGCAGCACCACCACACCCCGGTGGACCGGTGCCCCTGGTGCGCGAAGGCCGCCGCAGCCCCACCGCCGGCGCGGAAGCCCAGCACGGTCACCGTGCCGACCGGCGGGCTGCTGTGACGAGTCGGTGAATCGACGGATCTGCCCTACCCTGCCCGGGTCTACCTCGGGAGGGTCGGTGCGTCACTTCCGCCGTTGGGGCGCGGTCTACATCCTCGTCCTGCTGTTCGCCGGGTCGTGGGCCGGCCAGCTCATCGCCATGCAGCCCAAGATCCGGCAAGAGGGCTGGTCGGAATTCTGGTCGGCGACGTTCGAGAACTGGCAGAGCGAGTGGTTCCAGCTTGTTTTCCAGGCGGTCCTGCTGATGGGTGCGAAGCACTGGCTGTTCGCGGCCGACGCCCGGGACCTGGAACGCATCGAGGACAAGCTGGACCGCGCCCTGGCCCGGCCCGACCACTGAGTCAACGGAGGAATCATGGGCAAGGTCTACGGCCGGGAGCCGGCCGTGTGGATGGCGGCCGTCGGCGCGGTGTGGCAGATCCTGAGCGCGTTCGGTCTCGGGTTCGACCCGCAGCTCCAGTCCATCATCACCGCCATCGTCGCGGCCGTTCTCGGCGTCATCGTCGCCGTACAGGTGGGGGACGGCATCATCGCCGCCCTGAACGGCCTCGTGGTCGCCGGGGTGTCGCTCGTTGCGTACTTCGGGTTCGGGTGGGACTCCGAGACGCAGGCGAAGGTCGTCGGCGCCGCGATGCTGATCGTCGCGTGGTTCGTCACCCGGCCGAACGTCACCGCGCCGCAGCCGGCACAGGTCTCCCCGCCCGGACGTCTCGTCGCTTGACGCAACCGGCACACCAGGCGGAACGTCTCTCCTACGGCGGGGCGCTCGGCCTGGTGACCACCTCCAACACGTCGCCCGACAGGGCGTCCCGTCCACGGACCACGGAGCCACGACAGTGCCCACCTGGCTGCTCATCGCCTGCATGATCCTCGCCTCGTACCGCGCCTCCCGCCTCGCCGCCCGCGACACCTTCCCGCCGGTGCTCTGGCTGCGCGACCGCCTCGCCGGCGGCTGGCGCCCGCTGACGGAACCGGAGCAGGAGAAGTGGGCCCCGGCCCGTCCGACGGACGACGAGCCGTTCGTCCGGCACCCTCAGCTCGGCACGCTGACGCTCATCGACGGCCAGACGAACCGGTACGTGCGCCGGGTCCGTTGGTCCCCGTACTGGCTGGCCGAGCTGATCACCTGCCCGTGGTGCGTGTCCGGCTGGCTGTCCGCCGCCGTCACCGCCGCCGTCGCCCTCACCGTCGGTGTCCCAGCCCCTGCCCTCGTGTGGGGCGCAGTGTGGGCCGGCGCGGCCCTGCTCGCCTCGCGGGAATGGGCCTGACGGGCCGTCGGCGGCCGGTAGTCTGCAGGCCATGGACGTGACGCGGAACCCCGATGGCAGCCACAACCCGCCGTATGACCCGAACTGGCCCCCTCATCTGGAGGTTCAGTGGACCGCTGGCGTCGCGGCCTGTGAGACCGGGTTGCGCATCCACGTCATCGACCTGGACGACGACAGGTACTCGGTGCACGTGGGCGGCAGTGGCCAGAGCCCAATGGACCGAGCGAGCGTGTACGCGTTCCTGGACGGGGTCGTCGCCGGCGTTCGAGAGGCCGGGCGGTGACCGACTCGACAGAGCGACTCGCCGCACCCGGCGAGCTGTGCACCTGCGGCCGTCCGGCCATCGTCGTCTACAGCAACGCCGAGTTCGGCGACGCCGGGTACTGCGGGATCGAGGGAAGCCAGGCCCGCCCGGTGCTCCCGTGCCCCTGGTGCGGAAGCACCAAGCCTCACAAGGCGCCGTGGGGTGACCCCGGCAAGTGCCCGGACTACCGACTGCGCGCCCCGAACTGACCTCGGTTGTCAGTGCCTCGCGGTACCTTCCCGATATGACCGACACCACCACGTCGCTCCCGGTCTATGAGCGCCGGGACATCCCCGAGCACCACCAGCATCTGCGCACCCGGACGGAGCTGAAGGCGGACCGGCTCAAGCCGGCCGACGGCCAGGAGCCGGTGGCCCTGCTGCGGGTGTACCGGCGCGGACACGGCTGGGGCGAGTTCCCGATGTACGACCCCGCCGGCGCAGCGGCGATGCGCCCGCTGTCCGCGAAGCAGCGCACCGCGATGACGTCCCGCCGCACCTGCCCGGAGTGCAAGGAGGTGCGCGGGTACGTCGTCTACACCCGGTGCACCGACTGCCAGACACGGGCGCAGCAGGAAGCGCAGGACCGGTGGGCACGCACCTGCGAGAGGTGCCGGCGCGAGGCCGGGGCCGCGCTGCCGAGGGACGTGCACGGCTGGCCGTCGTGCGACCCGTGCCGGATCCGCTATGCGCTCTGCAAGCAGCTCGCCGACGAGCGGGCCGCCGCGTGGCGCCGTACCTGCCCCGGATACCCGGGCCACGAGTGCACGGCGCAGACGGTGACGGACGAGGAGATCGACGCTGCGCGGGCGGCCGGGACCTGGCGGGAACCACGGCGGTGCCCGCCGTGTGCCGAGGCGTACGGCCGCTGGCAGGAGACCCGGCGCCGCGAGGACGCGGAGAACGCGCGCCGGGTTGATGAAGCCCGTCGCTGTGAGGTCGCGGACCTGTCGGCGTGGGCGCGGGACGCCCTCGCCGATCCGCGCACGGTCGTCCTGGACACGGAGACGTCCGGGCTGCACGACGGGGCGCGCATCGTGGACATCGCCGTGGTGACCGTCGGCGGCGAGGTCCTGGTGGACACGCTGCTCGACCCGGGCGAGCCGATTCCGGCCGAGGCGGCAGACGTCCACGGCATCACCGACGCGGACGTGCGGGGGAAGCCCCGGTTCGGAGAAGTCCTGGTGCAGCTCACCGGCGCACTGATCAACCGGCGGTGCCTGGTCTACAACCGGGGGTTCGACGTCGGCCGGCTGCGGCACGAGCTGACGCTGCACTACCGCGAGGCCGGGCACGACGACCCCGCCGCCTCGGCCGCCGCGTGGCTGGAGACGCTGCGGTTCGAGGACGTGATGGTGCCCTACTCCGACTGGGTGGGGGAGTGGTCCGACTACCACGGCGGTTACCGCTGGCAGCCGCTGTACGGCGGGGACCACCGGGCCGCGTCGGACTGCCGCGCGGTCGTGGACCGGCTGCGGGAGATGGCGGCCGGGGTTGCCGTCCCGGCCGAAGCATGATTTAATCAAATCAGGAACACGGACCACGGAGGAACTGACCATGCAGACTCGCGCGTACCTCACCGCTGAATCCGACGACACGGCCCGCGTGGAGGTCTTCGAGGGCGTCACGATGTACGGCGGCCGGGAAGGCAAGGACGCCGTGCTGTCGGAGACGATCCGGCTGACCGGCGACAGCGTGGACTACGTCATGGGCGCGGAGCCCGACGGCCCGTACGCCGAGGCGGACTCCGTCCTCACCGCGAACGGCTGGAAGCGTGAGGGCAACTGGGTCGCCGGCGACGCCGTCACCGGCACCTACGTACGCGTCTCCCGCGCCTGACCACGGTCCCTGCCCGCAGACCAGCCCCGGAGTCCCGTGACTCCGGGGCTTCGTCGTGTCACAGGAACCGGTTCACCAGGCCCTCGTACACCTTCACGGCCGCTTGCGTGTGCTTCGCGCGCAGACCCGCGTTCGTGCGGCGCCGGATGTACCGCATGGTCGTGGAGACGTTCGCGTGGTCGGCGAACCGGCGGATGTCGTCCGGCGCCGTGCCCTCGTCGTACATGTGGGTCAGCTTGCTCGCGCGCAGGACGTGAGGGGTGAGGTCCCGGCCGGGCAGGACACCGGCCGTCCGGCCGAGGCGGTTGAGCAGCCGGTCCACCGCGTGCCGGTCCATCGGCCGGCCGTCGTCATCGAGCAGGAGCGCCGTGCTCGTGCTGCCCCGCCAGGCCGCCGCGCCCAGCTCGCACAGCTCCGCCGGCAGCGGGAACGGCACCGTCTTGCCGCCCTTGCGCCGCAAGGTGAGCACGCACGTCCCCGACTCCGAGGACAGGTCATCCGCGCCGGCGTCGCAGCACTCCGAGACGCGGCCTGCCAGGGTGTAGATCAGGGAGACCGCGAACGCCTGCCGGGCCGTGTCGCACGCGTTCAGCACGGCTTGCAGCTCGGCGACTTCCAGGATCGGGGTCATGGACGACTCGTCGTCCGGGTCGACCTTGAACCGGTCGTACCGGGTGATGGGGTGGATCAGCTCCTGGCGGGTCTGGTACTTCACCCATTCGATCAGCGAGGTGAGAGAGGAGCAGAGCCGGTTGACCCGCCGGCCGCGCAGCCCCAGATCCTCCGTCGCCCATCCGCGCCACACCGGAATGACGTCCGGGGTGATGGAGCCGAGGTACCACGGCTCGGTGCCGCACAACTCCCGCCCGGCCAGGGCCCAGTGCCGGACGTCATCCGCGTACTCCCGGGCGGTGCCGTCGGAGCGGCGCGACCGCAGCCAGGTGACGACGTGCTCGAACGTCTCGCGCTCCACCAGCTCGTGCAGCAGGTCCAGCCGGTACACCGGCGGGCTGAGCCGGCGGGTGCGGCGGTCGCGCGGCCGGACCACGCCAAGCCGCTCGCGCAGGGAGGCGAGGTGGTCGTGCATCGCGGAGGCGAGGAGGGGACTGCCGGCGCCGGTGGTCGTGATCGTGGTGGTCACGTACGATGAGCCTACCTTCCAGCCTGTGGGCTGCCTGGGAAGCGGAGAAGCCCCGCCGGGCGGTCCGGCGGGGCTTCTCCGCGTCTGAGGTCAGTGCGCGGCGAGGTCGCCGACGTACTGCGTGCCGGTCGCGCGCTTGTTGGTGATCCGGTGCGTCACGACGACGGTGGCACCGCACGTCCGGCACTCGATGGTCTCGCCGTCGCGGTACGGGCCCGGGTCCACCGGGTTCGGGTCACGCTCACCCCAGACCCCGAACGGGTCGGGCGAGTGCCATCGGCTGGCCGTCTTCTCCGTGCACGTGGTGGTCTGAGCGCTCATGCGGTCCTCGTTCCCTGGTCGGTGAACCCATGGATTAATTAAACCATGCCGACCCCTGCCGCGCAACCCCGAGAACCGGGCGCGCTCAAAACACACGTTTTGCGCTTCGCCAGGAGCGATTCTGCGGCAGACAGGTTCCGTGCCATCCTCCGGGTTGTTCTTTGCGAGACCCCATGGTTTAATTAATTCATCGGGACGGGGACACCGCACCGACCGACCAAGGAATGAGGAACCGAAGATGACCGCCACCGCCACCCGCGCCGCCGCCCCCGCCATGCTCTACATCGGCGCCATCCTGAGCCACTACGCGGACACCCTGGCCGAGCACAAGGTCTACGGCATCCCCGGCATCATCGACTACATCACCGCCGACGGCTACGGCTACCGCTACGACGAGAACAACCCGCTGTCCGGCCTGGCCGCCCGCATTGGCCGCACCGGCTCCCGCCTCGCCGGTGTCCGCCGCATCAACCACCGCACCATCGAGACTCGCGAGGTGAGTGAGGAGCGCGGCCGGGCCGGTGACCTGCTCATGGACATCGCCAACAGCATCCACCTGGTGATGACCGGCCTGGACGCCGTCGGCCGCGTGGAGAAGGAAGTCCCCCGCCCCTGACCGCAGGCACGGCGAAGCCCCGGGACTCCACCACAGGTCCCGGGGCTTCGCCGTTGTCCGGCCGCTGTCACACCGGCCAGTGCCGCCCCGTCACCGGGCCGAACGCCTCGGCGTAGACGCGGTGCAGGAAGTCGCCGGGCTCCCACCGGCCGCCGTCGGCCCCGTGGACGAGGGCGTGTCCGCTGCGCTCCGCGACCTGGGACAGCTCGGGGAACTGGCGCTCCAGCAGCCGGCCGGACAGCTCCACGGCCGCCGGCGCCGGGAGGGCCGCCGCACTGGCGTCGCCGGTCGTCTCGTGCACGGCGGCCCGGATGGCGAGGACCCGGACGGCGTCGGCCATGCACCCGGCGACGTCCGGCATCGCAGGGTCGGCCGCCCAGGCGCCGTGGATCTCCGCCGCGCGGCGGGCGGTCTTCGTCAAGGTGGGAAGGGCGAGGGTGCCGGGCATGCTGTCCTCCGTAGTCGTCGTGTGATGACCAGTCAACGCCCTGCCCCGGTCCGGGAGTAGCTGCCAGACTGTAGGCCAGGCGTAGGCCAGATGTGGACCACAGACCAGAGACCGAGGAAACGACATGTCGACAATCGGCGAACGCATCCGCGCCGCCCGAGAGGCCCGGCGGCCACGGTGCAGCCAGGCCGCCCTCGCGGACCAGTTATCGGAACTGCGTTGGGGCAGCCGGGGGTTCTGCGACCGTCAGCAGGTGTACCGGTGGGAGACCGGCCGGCGCGTGCCGGTGGAATGGCTGCCGTACATCGAGCAGGCCCTGGGCCTGGACCTCTCACGGGGCGGAGACAGCCCGGCCCCGGACGACACCGTGACCTCTGTGATGACCCTTGGGGGAGACGACGTGGACCGCCGCACTTTCCTGACCGCGTCGGCCGCCGCCGGGCTCGCAGCGCTCGACCTGCCGGACACCGACGCGGTCACCCGGCGCGTGGCGCGCCCGGGGCCGGTGGCCGTCGGCATGGGCGAGGTCTCCGCCGTGCGCACGATGACCGGCACCCTGGGCGACGCGGCGTCGGAGCTGGGCGGCGGGCACGCGCGGCACCTCGCCGTGCGCTACCTGACCGAGGACGTTCGCCGCTGGCTGGACGGGAAGTACACCGAGAAGGTCGGCCGCGAGTTGTTCGCGGCGACGGCGGAACTGGTGCACCTCATCGGGTGGATGGCCCGGGACGAGGGCAGTGTGGGGCTGAGCCAGCGCTACCTCGTGCACAGCGTGCGGTTGGCCACCGAGGCCGGGGAGAACGAGCTGGCAGCGACGGCGCTGCGCGGTCTCGCGGACCAGGCCATCGACCTCGGCCACGTCCCCACCGCCGTGCGTCTGGCGGAGGCGTGCGAGGAGCGCGGGCGGCGACTGGACAACCCGAAGGCCCTGGCCTACTACCGCAACACGCTCGCCCGCGCGAAGGCCGCCGACGGCGACCGTGCCACGGCGGCTCGGATGCTGTCCGCCGCGCAGGGCGCCATGGAGCACGCACCGGCCGCGCCGGGGCAGTCGTGGGCGAGCCACTACAGCCACGGCCGGTGGGCTCACGAATCGGGGATGATCCTCGCCCGGCTCGGCGACCTGGCCGCCGCCGAGGAGCACCTGCACCTCTCCCTGGACATCCACGGTCTGGACCGCCGGCGTACCCGCGCCATCGTGCTGGCGGACCTCGGTCACGTGCAGCTCAAGCGGGGGAACACGGGCGAGGCGCTGGCGACGTGGTCCGACTTCCTGGAGTGCTCCGCCGGCGTTCAGTCCACGAAGATCTCCGACGGCCTGGCCACGGTGGCTGCACGGCTGCCGTCGGTCCCCGACTCGCCGGCCGCCGCCGAGCTGCGCGAGCAGGTGGCCGCGCGGCTGTGACCGGCTGCCACCCAACCCTGAGCCCCGGGCCGGAAAGGCACCGGGGCTTTGGCGTGTTCAGGGGTTGCGTGCATCACACAACCATGGTTTAATTAATCCATGATCGCCGGGATTGTCGACCCGCCCGGCGACGCGCACGGAACACGGAACACAGGAACGGGCCGTGCCCGAACGGCCCCACTCGAAGGGTTACTTCATGACTGCCTTCGCGCTTCTCGCCGAGACCCCCGCGCCGCCCGCCGACCGGACGCCTGCGTTCACCTACGACCCGCTCCGCCAGCTCAACGTCACCTCGTCCGGTGACGCCGTGGTGGACGTCGCCGACATCCGGGCCACCACGCACACGCACAACCACCAGGGGTTCCGCAAGGACGACGATTTCTCGACCTCGTACATGCTGGTCGGCCCGACCATGACCCACAACGCCACCGGACTGAAGAAGGACGACGACTGATGCCACTCCCGCCGACTGTGCTCGTGGTCACCGCGCCCGACGACCTCGGTGCCGACCTGGTGATACGGCAGATCCAGGAGCGCGAGGTCGTCGTGCACCGCATCGACCCCGCAGACCTCGCACGTCCGGGGGTCCTGCGGATGACGGGCCTTTCGGACGGGGAACCGCTGCGGTTCCGGGTTGAGGACGAGCACCGCACCACGCTCTCCCAGTCGGTCGTGTCGGTGTTCTGGTGGCACCCGGAGCCGCCCGGCACGTGGGAGCAGCAGGAGTCCCGGGTCATCCTGGACGACTTCTTGTACGGCCTCGACAACGTGCTCTGGGTCAACCACCCCGTCCGGGCTCTCCAGGCCCGGCCGGGGCCCCGGCAGTTGCGGCTGGCCGCATCGCTCGGCTTCCGCACCCCGCCGGCGCTGTACACCAACGACCCGGCCCAGGCCGCCGAGTTCGCCCGCGAGCAGGGCGGACGGGTCGTGTGCAAGACGCTCACGGCCCACCCCGACCGGTTCGTCCAGGCGCGGATGGTGACCGCCGGGGAGATCAAGGAAGGCGCCGACAGCGTGCGCCAGTCCATGTGCTACTTCCAGCAGCCGGTGGACAAGGCGTACGACATCCGGCTGACCGTGGTCGGCGACCGGATGTTCCCGTGCCGGATCACTGCGGGCAACGCGCTCGACTGGCGGGCCGTGCCCGAGGACGGTCTGAGGTTCGAGGCCGTGGGGCTCAGCCAGCCGCTGGCCCACAAGGTCATGCGGTTGATGCGCGAGCTGCACCTGGAGTACGCGGCCCTGGACTTCGCGGTCGACCGGGACGGCACGTGGTGGTTCCTGGAGGCGAACCCGGCCGGCCAGTGGGGGTTCGTGGAGGCCGCCACCGGCATGGTCATCGCGCGGGCCATCTCCGACCACCTCGTGCAGACCGCTCTCGCGACCCACGTCTACGTCCCTGGTGGTGGCCACCGCGCATCATCCGGGGCTGCGTGGCAGCGAGGGGGTGCAGACGCCTGACCGCCGCGCCGCGTGAGCCCCGGGACATCCAGTCCCGGGGCTTCGTTGTGTCCGGGGTTGTCCAGGTACGAGAACTATGGTTTAATTAAGTCATCGGGGCGGGGTTACCGGACCGACAGACCAAGGAATGAGGAACCGACCATGAACACTCGCTTCGTCACCGCCACGGACACCACCCCCGCTTACCGCGTCTCCATCACCCCGTTCGCCAAGGCCGTTTACGCCGGCACGGAATACAAGGGCGCCGTCCTCCCGATGAAGACCCCGGGCTTCTTCGTCGCACGCGACATCCGCAACGCGCTGGTCACCAACCCCGCCGACGCGGACGGGCTGTGGACCAACGAGCAGGAAGCGATGGACGCCCTCGCCCGCGCCTGACCACCGCGCCTCGTGAGCCCCGGGACATCCAGTCCCGGGGCTTTCCTGTGCGAGTAGGTGATATCGCCCGTCACGCGTATGGTGCCGCCCGTTGACCCCGACTTCCTCGGGTCTGGGTGCACAGGGGTGCGGGAGTCCCGTCGCTGTGGTGGTCGGCGGGACTCCCGTGCGAACGGCAGCAGGAGGCAGCGTGTCCCGGGACTGGTTGCTGCGCCAGAACAGCGAGCTGCGCCGCGAAGGCATCTTCAACTGGAGTCTGCCGGCGTGGGCCGGCCGGCTCCCCGACGGCCGGACGTACAACACCTGCCCGTCGGCAGGCTCCTGCGCGAAACTCTGTTACGCCAGGTCAGGGACCTACCGCTTCCCGAACGTCCTCGCCGCGCACGAAAGCAACCTCGCGATGATCCTCGATGACCTGCCCGGCTGGGAACGGCGGATGGCGGAGGAGCTGACCCACCCGCGCTACCGGGACCGCCACGTCCGCATCCACGACAGCGGCGACTTCCTGAGCCCGGAGTACCTGGACGCCTGGCTGCGGATCATCCGCGCCACCCCCGCGACCGCCTTCTACGCGTACACCAAGGAAGTGGCCCTGTTCCGTGAGCGCGTGGAACCGGACCCGCCAGGGAACTTCAGGTGGTGCTACTCCCTGGGCGGCACGCAGGACCACCTCATCGACCGCGATCAGGACCGGCACGCAGACGTCTTCCCCGATGAGGACGCCATCGCTGCGGCCGGTTACGCCTCGCAGGAGGAGTCCGACCTGTTGGCCGTCTACGGCCCGCCGAGGGTCGGCATCCCGGCGAACAACATCCGCCACCTGCGCCGGCTCCAAGGCAGGGCGACCTTCGGAGAGTTGCAGGAGCAGCGCGACAACCGCCGGCGGGGGCCGGGCAAGCAGTACCGCCCAGGGCGTCCGTAAAACGGCTATTCGGATGATCGCGGCTACCATGCCCCACGATCCGACCCGGGGAGGTATGCCGTGCCGTGGTACGACGTTTTCCGGGGGCGAGGTGTCCACGCGCCCGCGCCCCTGCCCGCCGTCGAGCCCGAGGCCCTGACCGCTGCTGCATCTGAGCCGCGCGGCCCCGAAACCAAGTTCCTGCGGCGCACCGAGAAGTGGCAGGACGAGGTCTGGCAGTTCCACGAGACCCTGGGCGAGTTCAACTACGGTGTGTGGTGGTTCAGCAACATGCTCAGCCGGGTGCGCCTGCGCGCCGGACGCATCACCCCGGACTCTGACGAGCCCGAGATCGTGTCGACCGGAACGGCCGCCGAGCTGATGATGCGCCTTGGCGGCGGCGTCGCCGGCCAGGCGCAGCTCATGAAACGCATCGCCGTTCAGCTCTCCCTGCCCGGTGAGGGCTACCTGGTCGGCGAGACCGTGGGGAAAACGGAGCGCTGGCAGGTTCGCTCCGTGGACGAGATCCGCGTCCAGTCCGGCCGGTACCAGGTGATGGACGAGGACAGCGTCACCACCGGCCAGGACTGGCGGGAGCTGGCCGACGACCACCACGTGGTGCGTATCTGGCGACCGCACGACCGCTTCTACCACATGGCAGACTCCCCGGCCCGCAGCGCCCGGGAGATCATGCGGGAGCTGGAGCTGGTCAACCGGAAGATCACGTCCGAGTACCTGTCACGGCTCGCGTCGGCGGGCCTGGTGCTGCTCCCCGATGAGCTGTCGTTCCCGGTCCGCGACGAGTTCGCCGACGAGCCCAACCCGCTGATGGCGGAGTGGATCGAGGTGGCGGCCACCGCGATCCAGAACCCGGGCACCGCGTCCGCCGTCGTGCCGATTCCGCTGGTCGGCCCGGCCGATGCGCTGGACAAGGTCAAGCACGTCGACTTCACCCTGAAGATCGATGAGAAGATCATCGAGAAGCGCGACAGCGCGATCAAGCGTCTGGCCACCAAGTTGGACATGCCCGCCGAAGTGCTGCTGGGCATGGGCGACGTCAACCACTGGTCTGCCTGGCAGTTGGAAGAGGGCGCGCTGAAGACGCACATCGCGCCCACCGTCGAGCTGATCTGCGACGCCCTCACACGCGGCTACCTCCAGCCCCGGCTGGACGCGTCCGGCGAGGACCCCTCCGCCTGGGTCGTCTGGTACGACATGTCCGAGCTGGCCCTGCGGCCGGACCGGAGCGGCAACGCGACGCTGGCGTACGACCGGCTGGAGATATCCGGCGAGGCGTACCGCCGGGAGCTGGGGTTCAGCGAGGCGGACAAGCCGACGGACGACGACCTGAAAGAGCAGGCTCTCAAGGTCATCATCCACACCCTGCCGTCGGGCGCCGCGTCCGCCCTCGCACAGCTCATCGGCGAGGACGTCCCGCAGATCGTCCCCGTCTCCCCGCAGGACCCTGGCACCGCCGAGGCCGTGCAGCAGGGCAACACTCCGCCGCCCGGAGGCGAGCAGTCGTCCGAGGAGGCCGCACCGGCGCGGCCGGCCCGGGGCGACGAACCGCCGCCGACGCAGGACGAGACGGGCCCGCCGGCGCAGCAGGCGACGGCCGAGCGGGCTCAGCGTCTCGTGCAGCAGGCCCGCACGCAGCACATGCTGCGCGTCGGCGCGGCCGGCCGGTGGGACCTGCTCCACCCGGGCATCTGCGGTGAGCACGAGTACTCGTGCCCGTTCACGCACGCGGTCGCCACGGCGGCGCCGTCGGTCCGGCCGGGCAGCAGCGGCACGTACCTGTGCCACCTGGACGCCTTCGGCCGGCTGGTCATCGACGGCCGCAGCCCCTACGCCGACACCACCGCCATGATCTCCACGTCTCTGCGGCCGAGGGCGGTGACCGGCCGTGCCCCCGCACAGTGACCACCCGCACCCGCCGACGCTGACGGCCGCCGCCGACGGCTCGCACACGCAGGGCTGCATGATCGCCCTCATGCCGACGCCCGAGGACGCCGAGCGTCTGGCGATACCCGGCGGCGAGCCGGCCGAGGAACTGCACTGCACGCTCTACTACTTGGGCAAAACGGACGCACACGACGCCGACGCGCGCACGGCCCTGGTGGAGGAGATGCGGATGCTGTCCCGGGATCTGCCACCCATCACGGCCAAGGTGTTCGGCGCTGCGCATTGGAACGGTGACGGCGACGAGCCGTCCTGGGTGTGGTCCGTCGGGAATCTCCCTGACGGGGTGTCGCTGAGCGCCGCGCACGAGATGGCCGAGGAAGCTGTGTGGGCCACGGCCGCGAACGTCCCCGAGCAGCACACCCCCTGGGTCGCCCACGTCTGCGCCGCCTACAGCGACGACCCCGCGTTCCTGCCCGAGCTGGAGCAGCGACTGGGCCCGGTGACGTTCGACCGGATCCGCGTCTCCTTCGGCGACGAGGACCACGACATCCCGCTGACCGGCGACCCGGTCACGGCCGCCGCCGGGCCGCTGCGCCGCGAGCCGACCGAGCTGGAGGAGGCCAGCCGCGCCGACTTCGCCGGGGTGCACGCGGAGTGGGAGGCGGCGACGGCCGGGGCCCTGCGCGCGCTGCGGTCCGTCACGGCCGCGTGGCGCCTGGACCTGCGGCAGCAGATCACTCGGGACCTGGCCGACGACGACCTGGACGCGTTGCTGGAGCTGTCCCTGGACCGGCAGGCGGCGACCGCCACCTTGGTCAGCCTGATGGAGGAGTTCGCGGTCAAGGCGGGCCGGGCCTGCCAGCGCGAGGCCGAGGCGCAGGGCGTGCGTGTGCCGGACTGGTCGCTGCCCGACGGCGACGAGGACGCGGTCACGGCGGCGCTCACCGGCCGGCGCCTGCTGGTCTCCGTCGCCGAGCTGGCCAGCGACCTGATGTCCGGCGCGCTGCTGACGGCCGCCAAGCGGAAGTTGTCCGGGCTGCTGCGCACGTCCGCCCCGTCGGAGCAGGTGGCCGCCGAAGTGGACCGCGAGCTGTCCACGGTGGACGACACCACGGTGCGCGCGTCCGTCGGCCAGGCGATGACGGCCGCGCAGAACGCGGGGCGGCACGCGGTGATGACGGCCGCTCCGCCCGCGTCCAGCTACGTCGCCTCCGAGATCCTGGACAGCCGGACGTGCGGCCCCTGCAAGGCGATCGACGGCCGCACATTCACGACCCTGGACGCCGCCGTGGCCGAGTACCCGGTCATGGGCTACCGGGACTGCACCGGGGCCCGCTACGGCAACGCGTGCCGGGGCTTCATCGTCGCCGTCTGGCAGGAGGTCAGGAGCACGGCGACCACGGCGAGTGCCGACACCGAACCGGCCGCACTGGACGCGGCGGAAGGAGAGCAGGTCATGACGACCGAAGCGACCGAAGCCCTGGCCAAGGGCGAGCCGAACCCCGGCACGCCGGCGGACAAGCGGCTGAAGGAGAACCAGGACGAGGGGGCGCAGTGCCCTCCCGGCATGGAACCGGGCCCCGACGGCGAATGCGTCAAGACGGGTGAGGCCAAGGCGGCCGGACAGGCCGAGACCCTGGCCCACGGTGCGGCGGCCGATGCTCTGGAGGTGGAGGGGCGGCCGGCTGCGGAGATCGGCGCCGACGGCGAGACCGCGCCGTGGCGCGGCCCGCTCACCGTGGAGGGCATCGAGACCGGCGACGGCCGCGAGTTCAAGCCCGAGGCCCTGACGTGGGCAGACCTGCCGCTGCCGCTGCGCTGGAACAAGGAGGACAGCCACGGCGGCGAGCCCCGCACCATCGCCGTCAACGTGGGCCGGATCGACAAGATCTGGCGCGAGGACGGCGGCCTGATCATGGGCGAAGGTGTGCTGGACCTGTCGACCGAGGATGGCCGCACCGTGCACGGGAAGATCAAGGGGCAGTTCCTGCGCGGTGTGTCCGTGGACGTCGACTCCATCAAGGACGCCGACATGGAGCTGGTGTGGCCCGCCGACCCGGACGCCGACGGCGAGGGCCCGGACCCGTTCGACATGCTGTTCGCGTCCCCGGAGAAGGTCGTCTTCAACAAGGGCCGCATCCGCGCGGCGACGCTCGTGGACATTCCGGCGTTCGCCGAGGCGTACATCGCCCTGCTGGACGCGGACACCGGTGCGGTTGTCGCCGGCGGTGAGCCGATCGGCGCGGTGCGCGAGACGCGAGCCCCGCGTGTGCGGGCCATGACGGTAGAGGCGCCCGTGCGCCCGCCGGCGGCGTGGTTCACCAACCCGGCCCTGTCCGTCCCGACCGGCATCACCGTCACGCCCGAGGGCCGGGTCTACGGGCACGCCGCACTGTGGGGGACCTGCCACATCGGGCAGGCGGGTGTATGCGTGACGCCGCCGCACGAGGAGGCGCACCCGTACTTCATGACCGGCAACGTGTGGACCGAGGACGGTGACTCCGTCCAGGTCGGCCAGATCACCGTGGGCACCGGGCACGCGCCGCTGACCTACGGCTACCGGGCCGCCGCCGACCACTACGACAACACGGGTGCGGCCGTGGCAGACGTCGCCGTCGGCAACGACGCGCACGGCATCTGGGTCGCGGGGTCCATCCGTCCCGGCACCTCGGAGTCCCGCATCCGCGAACTGCGCGCGGCCGGGCAGGTGTCCGGCGACTGGCGGCGCATCGGCGGATCGCTGCGGCTGGTGGGCCTGCTCGCGGTGAACGTGCCGGGCTTCCCGGTGCCCAAGCTGCGCACCCACCTGGCCTCCAGCCAGCAGCTCGCCCTCGTCGCGGCGGGTATCCCCCAGCTCCACGACGGCCTGACCGAGGCCGAGCTGGACCAGTGGGCGTACCGCCGCGTCCTCAAGTCCCTGTCCCGCCAGGTACACGGAGAGGAGTGATCCACATGTGCGGTTGCAGCAAGCCCGCCCCGCCCCCGCCGCCCCCGCCGGCGCCGATCGGCGGCTGACCAGCGCAGACGGCCGGATCGTCAGAGCCTGTGTGGCTTTTGGCGATTCGGCCGTTTGTATGTACGGTGCGCGCCGACTTGATCTCGGCCACTCCCACGGAGGTTTCAGTGCCGGAGCCGGAGCTTTTCACCGCACCTGACGACCTCTCCCTGGTGGGCGAGGCCGATCTGCGGGAGCTGGAGACACAGGCGGTGGCGGAGTTCGACCGCATCGCCGGACTCGACAGCCTCTCGCCCGAACACATCGCCTACTCCCAGCGCCTGACGGGCGACCTGGACCGCATCCGCGCCGAGCTGCGCGTGCGCGAGGTCCGCGCGACCGAGCAGGCGACCATAGCCCAGCAGGAGAGGGCCCGTCAGATGGCTCTCCTGCGTCAGTCCGTCCACGGTGGCGAGGGCGGCGAAGGTGGTGACGGGGGCGAGGGCGCCGCCTCCGTCACCGCCGGCGGCCGTGTCGACCTCGCCGCGCTGACCGAGGCCACCGCCAAGGGCGTGGCCAGCATCCTGTTCGGCGACCAGGGCACCGACGCCGTCCGCAAGCGCGTTGCCTCCCTGTCGCAGGTGCGCGAGCGCGCACCGCAGCCGAAGGCGCCGAGCGCGCAGACGATGGCGGTCACCGCGTCCGTGGACATCCCCGGCGTCGGGGCCGGTCAGTCGCTGCCGACCCTGGAGGCCCTGTCCGAGGCGTTCCGCGCGAAGGCCAAGGCCGTCCCCACCACGCAGTACGGCGAGCGCGGGGCGCCGCGCCACCTGGTCGCGTCGGTGCGCAACCAGTTCGAGCACACCGTGGACGACCGCACCAGCGCGTCCACCGTGGAGGAGCTGTGGCACTCCATGACGCAGGAGGGCAGCAAGGCGGACGCGCTGCTCGCCGGCGGTGGCTGGTGCGCGCCGTCGGACACGAGCTACGACTTCTTCAACATCGCGGAAGCACCGGTCGGGCTCATCGACCTGCCGACCGTCGGTGTCTCCCGGGGCGGCATCCGCTACCCGGTGTCCCCGGCCATCGGTGACGTGTTCTTCCAGGCGGGCGGGTCCAACCCGGCGACGGGCATGGGCGGCTTCGGTGTCGCCTTCTCCAACGCCTCGGACCCGTGGCTGTGGACCGAGGACGACGACATCGCCACGGTGACCGGCTCGGTGAACAAGCCGACGCTGCGCGTGCCGTGCCCGACGTTCGATGAGGACCGGCTGGAGGCGTACGGCATCAGCCTGACCGCCGGCAACCTCACCGACGACGCGTACCCGGAGGCGACGCAGAACTTCATCCGGCTGCTGCGCGCCGCGTACGCGCACGTCATCAACGCCCGGCTGATCTCCCTCATGGTCGCCCGGTCCACCTCGGCGATCTCCTTCGGCGGGACTGCCCCGGCCACGCAGACGCTGCTCAACGGCGTGGAGCTGGCCGCGATCGACTACCGCGCCAAGTTCGCCATGCGTGAGGACGCGGTGCTGGAGGTCGTCCTGCCGCGCTGGGTCCTCTCCGTCATCCGGGCCGACCTGGCCTGGCGGACGGGGGTGGAGCGCGAGTCGGTGTCGGACGCGCAGATCACCGCCTGGTTCACCGACCGGGCCGTGCGTCCGCAGTTCGTGTCCGACTGGCAGGTGCGCGGCACCAGCCAGTTCGGCCGCACCGGCGCGAACATGACGGCCTGGCCCACCAGCGTGGACTTCATGCTCTACGCGGCGGGCACGTTCCTGCACGGCAACGGCCTCCAGCTCGACCTCGGCGTGATCCGCGACAGCGTGCTGAACGCGGAGAACGACTTCACCGCCCTGTGGGCGGAGGAGGCGCACCTGGTCGCCAGGGTCGGCCACGAGTCCCGCCTGTACCGGGCGTCCTTCCAGGTGAACGGAGCCGGCACGGCCGGTATCGCGGCAGCCGCGCAGATCTGACCAGCAGCCGGTGAGTGAGCAGGAAGTGAGGGGAGCGTGACGTGGCCGGTATCCGGGGCATAGTCGACGGGCCGGGCTTCGTCGCGCTCCCCAACGCCCTCTGGGACGCGGCGCAGCACCCGGGCCCGACGGGCCCGCACTGGCAGCAGGGCGTCACCTGGACGGACTGGTGCGGCGGCGCCGCGACGACGTACGCGGACGAGTGCATCGCCGTCACGGGCACCGGCGGCGAGGCGCCGCCCGCCCAGCCGATCGAACCGACCGCAGGCGGGGAGGACCGGGGCGCCACGGCGTTCACGGTCTACGCCGCGTTCGACTGCTCGCTCATCGGCCTGCCGGACGTGGACCAGGCGGCCGAGGCCCTGGAGCGCAGCGAGGCGTTCCAGGTGTCCCGCGCGTTCTGGACCGGGCAGGCCGGCGGGCAGGCGACCGTGTGGCCGCACCTGGCCGCCGACACTGTGCTGGACGACCCGCAGGGCATCCGGCTCCAGACGGCTGCCGACACCGTGGTGACCGCCACCGACGACGCGGCCGTGGTCATCGGCCGGCTGGACGCGGCACTCGCGGAGCAGTACGGCGGGCTGGGTGTGGTCCACGTGCCGGTGGCGGGCCTGGCCACGCTGAAGGCACGCAACCTCGTCCGCAAGGACGACGAGGACGGTTCGCTGCGCACGCCCGGAGGACACCGGATCGTCGCGGCGGCCGGCTACTCCGGGACAGGCCCCGACGGTGCGGTCCCACCGTCGGGGTCGGTGTGGCTCTACGCCACCGGAGCCCTGTTCGGCTACCGCTCCGACGTGGCCGTCCGGGACTTCCCGGGCACGTTCGACCGGGCCACCAACACCGTCCGCAAGCAGGCCAGCCGGACGTACCTGTTCGGCTGGGAGTGCGTACACCTGGCCGCGCTCATGACTCTCGGCGTACCCGCGTAAGGGGTGAACAGTGGTAGCAACCGTGGCTTCGGCCGCCACCGCGATCAAGGGCACGCACGCCCGGATCGTCCGCGTGGACGCCTGCGGCAACCCGGTCACCGGCACCGGCTCCCTGGTCGTGGTGACCAAGGGGTTCGTGCAGGTGCAGATGGAACCGCAGTACGAGGACGGCGAAGAATTTTTCGAAAGGACCGCCGACGGCACGCCGTGCGTCAACCAGAAGGACGACCCCGTCCTGAAGCGCATGCAGCTCACCATCGACTTCTGTGAGATCAACACCACCGGTGTGGCGTACCTCGCGAGCGCGCGTGAGCTGACCGTCAACGGCGCCGGCGTGACCGGCACCGGCTTCGCCTTCGCGGAGGGCTCGCCGTCCAACCGGTACTCGCTGGAGGTGTGGCAGCGGGTGGCGGGGTCCGGGGCGTGCGATCCGTCGGGCGCGCAGCGGTACATCTACAACGCGTGGCCCAACGTCGGCGCGTCCCGCATCGGCACGTACACCGTGGAGAACGGCCGGTCCACGCTCCAGGTGCAGTCCGAGACGCAGGCCGTGTCCACGGCGCCGACCGTCGGCTGGGGCAGCGGCCCCGGCTCCACGTCGTGGCTGCCGGCCGGGGAGACGGCGCAGGAGGGCGAGCACTGGCTGTGGAACATCACCACGACGCCGCCGCCCGACCCGCAGGTCAACCCGCTGACCCTGTCGTGATCCTGGACGCACGGCAGCACTGGGTCTGCCCCAACTGCACGGCCACCGCCGTGACGGTTGGGGCAGACAACCGTTTCCACACCTGCCCCGGGCTCGCCGGGATCCTCGCCCCGATGGTCCTGGACGGCGTGCGCTGCGAGGTGCGGGCCGTGGTGCGCGAGGACTACGTGGGCGGCGAGGACGTGCGCTACGACGGCACGGGGCGGCCGGTCATGGCCGTGGTGACGACGCGCGACGACGGACAGGACCGCGTGGTCTACGCGCCCTCCGCGCGAGTGAGAAGGGACTGAGCCGATGGCGTGGACGGACAGCCGCGTGCTCCGGGAGTGGATCCGGGGCCCGATGATGCAGGCGTCCGGGACCGGGTACACCGGCCTGGACTCCGACACGGCCAAGGTCGCCCTGTTCAACAACACGGTGACCCCGGACATGGACGCGGCCGTCGCATCCGCCGGGTACGGCACGGGCACCTGGACGACCGCGCGCGAGGTCACCGGCGGCACCAACTGGCCGGCCGGCGGACGGGCCCTGACCGGGAAGACGTTCACTGCTCCGGAGCCGGGGACGGTCGTGTTCGACGCGGCCGACCTGCCCGCCGCCGGAACCCTGACCCTGACCGACGCCTACGGCTGTCTCCTCTACGACGACTCCGTCACCGGCGGCACTGTCGCCGACCAGGGTGTCGCGTTCCTGTACTTCGGCGGCGCGCAGTCCGTCGTCTCGGGCAACTTCACCGTGGTCTGGTCGGACTCCGGGATCGTCCGGTTCACCGCGTAAGGGGGCACCGTGGCCGAGGTGTTGAGCTGCGAGGACTGGCCGATCACCTGGACGTGCGACGCGTCCGCGCTGTCCCCGGAGGTGACCGGATACGCCGTCAGCGCGGCCACGCGCATCCTGTGGGCCTTGTCCGGGCGCCGGTTCGGCCTGTGCACGGCGCGGCTGCGGCCCTGCGCGGACGACTGCGGGGACTGGGCCGCCTACCCGCTGTGGGAGTGGCCCACGGGCTACGCGGCGCCGCCGTGGGACTTCTACCGCCTGCCCTACTGCGGCGGGTGCCGGGGAGGCTGTTCGTGCGCGAACCTCTCCAGCATCCGCCTGCCCGTCCTGACGCAGCGCGTGGTGGAGGTGAGGCTGGACGGCACGCCGATGGCCACCGGCGCCTACCGGCTCACCGGCCAGGACCTGATCCGCACCGACGGCGCCGCCTGGCCGCGCTGCAACAACCTCGCCCTGGACGACACCGAGCCGGGCACGTGGTCGGTGACGGCCGAGATCGGCGAGCCGGTGCCCGACTCCGGGCGCCTGGCCGTGGGGGAGCTGGCCTGCGAGATCTCCAAGGCCGCCAAGGGCGTGGACTGCCGCCTGCCTCCCGGCGTGACGCAGCTCGTCCGCCAGGGCGTCACCATCCAGTACCCGGACATGGGTCAGCTCCTGAAGGAAGGCCGGACCGGGCTGTACCTGGTGGACCTGTTCCTCGCCTCCGAGAACCCGCACGGGCTCACGCGGCGGCCACGCATCGGTGACGTCGACCGGATCCTGGGGAGGCGGCTGTGATCACCGGCCCTGCGCGCTGGTACGGCGTCGGCACGCATCTCGTCACGGCGGTCCGTGACGGTCTCACCTCCAGGCCGGGCCGCGTCGGCCAGGTGCCTGGGGAGATCGCCTGGGATCAGTGCGACTGTGGCGGGATGCTCGCCGTATCGCTGTCCCGGCTGTACCTGTCCGAGGTGTTCCCCGAGGAGTCCGAGACGGTGACGGGCGCCTGCCAGCCGCCGTACGAGGTAGGGCAGTTCACCGTGGCCGTGGTGCGCTGCGCGCCGAACCCCGACGGCGTGGAGGCGGCCCCGCCGGCCGACGAGCTGGACACGGCGGCCGGCCTGCTGCTCCAGGACGCCACCGAGATGCTGGACTCTGTGGCCGCCGCGATGTGCCGGCTCAAGGAGACCGAAGAGGTGCTGGACTACCTCGTCACCCCGGTGGAGCCGGTCGGCCCGGAGGGCGGCTGCGTCGGCGTCAACCTCACCGTGCGCGTGTGCCTGGTGCGGGGCTGACGTGCCGGCCGCGCGCATCGAGATCCGCGCCGGCGGGGTCAACGACCTGCTGCTGTCGCCGAAGTCGCCCGTGATGCAGGAGCTGATCCGCAAGGCCCGGCGGGTGCAGCGCAACGCGCGCCGCATGGCCCCGGGGAAGATGGGACGCCGGGTGCGCGCCGTCGTCGTCGGGCGGCACGTGCGCGTGGAGTCCAACCACCCGGCGACGATGTACGTCATCAAGGGCACGAGGCCGCACCGCATCTACCCGCGCACCCGGCAGGTGCTGCGGTTCACCACCAAGCGCGGGACCGTGTTCGCCCGCGTCGTGAACCACCCGGGCACGAAGCCGAACGACTTCATGACCAAGGCCCTGCGCATGGGCTGAGACGAGGAACATCCCCCTGTGGGACCACTGGGGGATGTTCACCCGGCGATTCGGAGAACCTTGGCCCGAAGGCGTCGGGGCGGCCGGGCACCCCTTCGCGACGACTCTACACCGGCCGCCGGGCACCGGCCTGCAGAACACCGGAACGATCATGGGGTGCGCCGGGCTTACCGTGCGCGCATGACCGAGATGCGCGACTTCAGTAAGAAGCGGACGGACATCTTCTTCCGCGTGGACGACGACGTCTTCCAGGCCGCCCGGGGCGTCCCGGCCGAGGTGCTGCTGGGCTTCGCCACGGAGTTCCAGAACATGGACACCACGACGACCGTCGACCAGCAGCTCAAAGCGTTCCGCGCCCTGCTGGACGTCGTGCTGATGCCCGAGTCGCTGGAGCGCTTCAACGAGCGCATGCGCGACCGCGAGAACCCCATCGAGATCGACCAGGTGGAGGAGATCGTCACCTGGCTGATGGAGCAGTACGGGCTCCGCCCTACCGAGCCGTCCTTCTCCTCGCCGGGTGGGCCTCCCGTCCCGGCATCTGGCACTTCCTCGACGGCCAGTACACCGGGCGAGGTGTCGATCTCCGCAGCCTCCCCATCGATCGTTTCCTGAACGTCGTCTACTACGAGATGAGCCAGCGGGCGGAGCCGGGCAAGGACGAACCCGAGGACGCCGCGCAGCAACGACTGGACTCCGACCTGGAAGTCCGTCTGTGGCTGAGCCCCGGACAGACCGCGCCCGATCCGGTGGAGGTGGAAGAGGGAGCGCCGTGGTGGTGGCACGGCGACGAGGACGCCTCCCAGGCGTTCCTCGCGGCTCAAGGGGTGGTGTTGTAGATGCCCGTCGGCACGCTGATCGGGGCAGGGTTCGTCCGCATCGACGCGGACACATCACCGGCGATGAAGGCGGTTCAGGGCCTGGGGCGCATCGGCGCCTCCGCCCTGTCGACTGCGATTCTGCCGGTGACGGCCGCCGTGTCCGCCGGCGTCGGCGCGATGACGGCGACCCTGGCGTCGGCCGGCGCGGCGGCCGGGGCGTTCGGCGCGGCAGTCGTCCCGCAGTTCCAGAAGATCACCGAGGCCAGTGAGAAACTTCAGTCGGCCGAGGAGGCCCAGGAGAAGGCTGCTCTCGCCAAGGCCCACGCGCAGCGGCTGGCGAAGGATCTGGGCGTCAAGTACGGCCAGCAGATCAAGGTCACTGCCGACATGTCGGCGGAGGCCAAGGCCAAGGCGCAGGAGTACAACCGCGCGCTGAGCGGTGTCACCACGGCCACCGAGACGGCGCGCAAGTCGCAGGCCATCTACGACGAGAAGATGGCCGCGATGACCCCGGCCACCCGTCAGACGGCCAAGTCGTTCCAGGGGCTGAAGGACGACATCGACAAGTGGTCGGACAGCCTGTCCGGCACCACGATGCCGCTGTTCACGGCGGGCATCGAGAAGATCCGCGACGTCCTGCCCAAGCTGACGCCGTTCGTGCGTATCGGGGCCCGGGAGATCAAGGAGTTCACGTCCTCGTTCGGTGAGGGCCAGGCGGGCCGGGTCTTCTCCGAGTTCGGCCGGAACCTCCAGGGCAACGCGGGCAGCGCGCTGGGTAACTTCCTGACGACGATCAAGAACATCACCGTCGGCGTAGTCGGCATGATCAACGCCTTCATGCCGGTGCAGTCGGACATGTCCGGCGGCATGGTCGAACTGACGGAACGGTTCGCCAACTTCGGCGCCAACCTCGGGCAGTCGGAGGGTTTCGCCACGTTCATGGAGCGGGCACGCGGAGCGATCCCGCCCATCAGAGAGTTCGGGTCCGCCCTGGCGGACGTCGCCTCGGCCGCCGGACCGATGGCAGGCTTCGGCCTTCTCATGCTCCAGATCTTCGCCGACATCGTGGCCGCCATCCCCACGCCGGTGCTGGAACTTCTCGTCCCCGCGATCCTCGCCGTCAACGCGGCGTTGAAGCTGTACCGCGTATACCAGGCAGCGGCGACGGCGGCGACGTGGCTGTTCACCACCTCGGTGACGGCCAGCAGCGGCGCCGTCTACACGAGCCGCGCCGTCATGATCGCGCACCGTGTCCAGCTCGTGGCCACGACCGTGGCCACCCGGGCGGCAGCGGCGGCGACGTGGCTCCAGACGATGGCGATGCGCGCCGGACGCGTGGCCCTGCTCGCCTTCCGGTACGCGCTGGTGGTCGTCCGCCTGGCCATCGTGCTGACAACGGCCGCCTTCCGCGTCCTGGCCGTGGCCATGCTCTCCTCCCCCATCGGCATCGTCATCGGCCTTCTCGTCGCCCTCGGCGCCGTGTTCGTGCTGCTGTGGAAGAAGTCGGAGACCTTCCGCAACATCGTCAAGAGCGCGCTGGGCGCCGTCGCGGACGCCGCACGGGCCGTCGGAGCCTGGTTCTCCGGGCCGTTCGTCAGATTTTTCACCGGCGCCTGGGACCTGCTGTACTCCAAGGTGCTCGCGCCGATCGGCCGGTTCTTCACGCAGACTCTGCCCGCTGCCGCCGTGGCCCTGCGCGTCCGTGTAGAGGCGGCCTGGCGCCACCTGATGGCGAACCTGACGGCCATCTGGCTCACCATCAAAGCCCGCGTCCTGTCGCCGATCGGAAACTTCTTCACCCGCACGATCCCCGGCTGGGCCGGATCCCTGCGCGACCGCGTGACGGGCGCCTGGCGGGGCCTGCGCGACCGGCTCACCGGGGTCTACAACTCGGTACGCGCCCGGGTGTTCACGCCGATCGGGGACTTCTTCACCCGGCGGATCCCGGCCGGGGCCCGCAACGCGCGGGACAAGGTGGTCGGCGCCTGGCGGAGCCTGCGCGACGGACTCACCGGGGCCTACAACTCCATCCGGTCCCGGGTCTTCTCGCCCATCGGCAGCTTCTTCACCCGCACGATCCCCGGCTGGGCGCGGACACTGCGCGACCGCGTGACGGGCTACTTCCGGGAGATGCGCAACGGCATCGGGTCCCTGTGGAGCGGCATCCGCAGCCGGACCAAGGCGCCCGTGAACTGGGTGCTGGACCGGGTGTGGAACCGGGGCCTGGTCAACATCTGGGGCCGGATCGCCGGCTGGATCGGCCTGGACAACCGGCTGAAGAAGGTGAAGCTGCTCGCGGCGGGCGGCACCGTCGGCCGCGCGGTGCCCGGCGTGTTCAACAAGCCGACAGCGATCGTCGGCGAGGGCAATCCGCGCTACCCGGAGTACGTCATCCCGACGGATCCCAAGTACGCAACGCGGGCGCGGGGCCTGTGGGAGGCGGCCGGCGCGCACTTCTACGCGGAAGGCGGCATCCTCGGCTCCATCAAGGGCGCCATCGGGTCCGCGTTCGAGAAGGGGCTGGACTTCGGCAAGGGCGCCCTGGACTTCCTGTCCGACCCGGTGGACAAGGCCAAGGACCTGCTGATGCGTCCGCTGCGGGGCATCACGGCAGCGATCGGCTCCAGCCCGTGGGCCCGGATGGCGGCCCGGATCCCGCGCATGGCCGTGGACGGCCTCGTCCGGGCGGTGCGGTCGGTCGGCTCGGACCTGCTCGGGTTCGGCGGAGGCGGCAACGTCGACATCGGCGGCGCCGGGGTGAAGCGCTGGTCCGGCGTCGTGCAGCAGGCACTGCGCCTCGTGGGCCAGCCGGCCGCCTACACCGGCATCACCCTGCGCCGCATGAACCAGGAGTCCGGCGGCAACCCGCGCGCGGTCAACCTGTGGGACATCAACGCCCGGCGCGGCTACCCGTCGGTGGGTCTCATGCAGGTGATCCGCCCCACCTTCCAGGCGCACGCCGGACGGTTCCGCAAGACAGGGCCGTTCATGTACGGCACCTCCATCAACCCGCTCGCCAACATCTACGCCTCGATGCGCTACGCGCTGTCGGCGTACGGCTCGCTGCCCCGGGCCTACAACCGCCCCGGCGGCTACGCCCTCGGCACCGACGGCGCCACGTCCGGGTGGCACTGGACGGGCGAGATGGGCCCGGAGTTGATGAAGCTGCCCGCCGGGACGCGGATCCGCAGCCACCGCGCCTCGGTGCGCCAGGCCGCGACGGCCGGCGGCAGCGTCGTCCACCTGACCGTGGAGAACCATGGCGTGATCGGCTCCCGGCAGGAGACGGAGAACTGGCTGGTGGAGTCGCTGGACCAGCTCCGCCGCAAGCGCCGGCTGCCCCGTGAGCTGGGAGGGACTGCCTGATGCCCGTTGCGTTCCGGGCCGTCGGCCCCCGCCTGAAAGCCGACACCGCGACAGCCGGTGCGACGCAGACCGTCCAGATGCCCGCCGGGCACGCGGCCGGGGACCTGCTGCTGCTCGTCCTGGTCTACGACAACAACCAGGGCCCCACCGGCGTGCCGTCGGGGTGGACCCTGCTCGGCAAGGCGAGCGCCGGCCAGTCGTCGCCGGGCTCCACGGTGGCCCGTGCCCAGACGCGCGTGTACTACCGCGTCGCCACCGGCTCCACGCCGGCGGCGACGTTCACCTTCTCCAAGGAGCCCTGGCCCACCGGCTCGCCGTACGTCCTCGCCTTCACCGTCGCCTACAGCGGCGTGGACCCGGCGGGGCCCATCGAGAAGTGGGCGGGCAACGGCACGGCGGGGACGGCCGCGACGCAGCTCCACCCGCAGCTCGCCACCGTCGCCGACCAGGACTGGCTCGTCACGCTGCGCACCGGCAGCGCCTGGGCGGCCCGCACCGTCACCGCCGCCGGCGGCACCAACACCGAGCGGGTGGACGACAGCGCGCTGGGCGAGCTGTTCGCCGCGCTCTACGACTCCGCCGCAGGCCTCGCTCCGGGCACGCAGACGCAGCGGTCCACGACGTCCGCCGGCGGGGACGCCATCTGCCAGGGCGGGTCCACGATGTGGTCCCTGGCGCTCAAGCCGGTGACGGCCGCCACGTACGCACTGCCCGGCACCGCGTCGGTGACCGCGACGGCGCACGGGGCGTCGGTGCTGTCGGAGCCGGGCGGGTGGAACCTGTGCGCGGACGAGGGCCTGCCCGTCTACCGGTTCACGATCGACTGGGACGCCGTACCCGGGCCGCTCAACGGCAACCCGGGGTTCGAGACGGAGGGCGGGTGGACGCCGTACGGCGGCGCCGCGTTCGAGCGGTCCCGTACGCGGATGCGGCGGGGCGCGTTCTCCGGGCTGCTGACCACCGGCGGCGCGGCGGGGCCGCGCATCGAGTCGGACAAGGTCGCGGTGGTACCCGGCCGCGTCTACCGGGCGTCGGGGTGGGTGTGGTCGGAGTCGGCGATGCCGGGCGGGCTCAGCTTCTCCGTCAACTGGTACAGCGCGTCCGGCGCCTACCTGTCCACGTCCGCCAACTTCTTCACCCCGGCGGTGGGGGACTGGCAGTACGCGGACGGATTCTTCCCCGCCCCAGACGGCGCGGCGCTCGCGGCTGTCCTGGTGGACTGCGGCGGCACCCCGGCGGCAGGGCTGCGCGTGTGGGCCGACGATGTACGGCTGGACGACTGGGCGGCCCTGTCGGATCCGGCGTCCGTCGTGGGCACCGGTGAGGACGTGACCGGGGACATCGTCTCCGACATCTCCGTCAGCTACGGCCGGGACCAGGACCGCCAGCTCAGCCCGGCAGCCGTCGGGTCGGCCGGCTTCACCCTCAACAACTCCCACCGCCGTTACAGCCCGGACAACACAGCCTCCCCGCTGTACGGGGACCTGGATCCGGCGCGGGTCCTGGTCGCGTCCGTCGACTTCAACGGCGAGCGCGTCCCGCTGTTCCGGGGGCGCATCGATGATTTCGACGTGCGGGCCGACTTCGGCGACCGGACGGTGGAGCTGTCCTTCCTTGACGGGCTCAACGACCTGTCCGGGGTGAAGCTGTCCACGGCGGTGTACGCCTCACGGCACACCGGGGACCTCGTCAACACCGTGCTGGACCTGGCGGGGTGGACCGGCGGGCGGGACATCGACCGGGGCGCGTCGGTGGTGCCGTACTGGTGGCTGGAGGGCGTGGACGCCCTGTCCGCCGTCAACGACCTGGTCAAGAGCGAGGGCCCGCCGGCGGTCGCCTACGTGGACCCGTCGGGGACCTTCGTTTTCCGGGACCGGCACCACCGAATCCAGCGCCAGGCGTCGCGGACGGTGCGCGCCACGTTCACGGCCGGGGCGCTGGGCGACTGTGAGGCGACGACCGCGCCGGACGGCAGCTACAGCTTCACCAGCCCGTTCACCTACTCGCACGGCTGGCGCGACATCGTCAACGCGGTCACGTTCGACGTGGAGGAGCGGGTGCCGTCGGGCCAGTTCGAGGTGGTGTGGGAGGACGAGTCGACCTACCACCTGGAGGCGGGGCAGTCAGCGGACGTGGAGGTGAGCACGTCGGACCCGTTCATGGACGCGATCACCCCGGTGCCGGGGCGGGACGTGACGTACACCAGCCCGGGTGCGGGGACGCTCGACGTGCTGCTCAGCCGGTCGTCGGGCGCCTCGGCACGGCTGACTCTGCGCGCCGTCGGCGGGCCGGTGACGGTGACCGACATACAACTGCGGGCCCGGACGCTCGCGGTGCAGCGCACGACGAAGGTGTCCCTCAGCGATCCGGGATCGGTCTCCCGGCACGGGGAACGGTCGTACCCGGAGGCGGCGCCGTGGGCGAGCGCGGCCGACGCAGAGGCGATAGCGAACATGATCCTGCTGCACTACGCGCGCCGCCGGCCCACGGTGCAGCTCCGGGTGGCCGCTCAGGATCCGGCGCACTTCATGCAGGTGCTCAAGCGCACGGTCTCCGACCGGATCCACATCCGCAACGACGAGCTGGGCCTGGACGACGACTTCTTTGTGGAGCGGGTCACGCACACGGTGCGCCGGTACGGCCGGCCGGGCCGGGCCCCGGTGCACGCGGTGGTGCTGGGGTGCGAGCAGGATTTGGTGATTTCGGGAAATCCGTTCACCTTTGACCAGCGCGGATCCGGGTTCGACCAGGGGCAGTTCGACCTGGTGGCGGCCGACGACCCGGACGAGGTGTTCGTCTTCGATGACCCGGTCCAGGGCCAGTTCGACCGGGGGCGGCTCGGCACATGAGAGGTGAGGTGGCATGGAGGTACCGCACGAGCGGACCCCGGTGGCGAGGGCGTACGTGTACGCAGGGGACTGGGTGGCCGACTGCCCGCGTCCCGGCGGCCAGTGCGGCAACGTCGAGTTCCTGTACCGGCCGAGCCGCATCGGCGGGCCGAGGGACGTGCCGGTCGACTTCTACGCCTGCTCGCACTGCGGCATGCAGGCGCCGGTGGCGTGGCCCGACGACCCGCACGCGATCCTGGCCGTACTGTCCCGGCGGCCGGTGCCGGACACGCGGAACTGGTACCCGGCGGACCATCCGGTGGCGATCCGTTTCGGCCTGCCGCACGGGCAGAGTGTGCGGGATCTGGAGGACGAGAGCGCGGAGCACGGGGTGCGCTGACGGAGCGTTCCGGGGCCGCGCGCAGGGCCCGGGAACGTTAGGCCCTATAAGGGTTAAGCGTGAAAATCCCCAGGTGAGCAAGCCGGGAGTAGATGTGTACCGCCTGTACCGCCTTCGAGGTATAACCAAAAATCTGGCCTCGTATAAGGGTCATACGGACGTGAGGGTACACGGGGTACAGAAACGAATCCGTTTCGATAACCGCGTCCGGGAGGTGGCCTGAACGATGGCCTGGACAGCACCCATGACCGCCGTCGCCGGCGCGACCTTCACCGCCGCCGCCTTCAACACGCACGTCCGCGACAACCTCAACGAGACCGCACCCGCCAAAGCGACCGCGCCGTCCCAGCTCTTCGTCTCCACCGGGCCCAACGCCATCGCCACCCGCGTGCCGTCGCAGGCGTTCGTCCCCACCCCGGAGACCACCGCGTCCTCCGCGTACACCGACCTGGCCACCCCGGGCCCGTCCGTCAGCGTGACCACCGGCACCATCGCGATCGTGTTCTTCGCCGCGCAGGTGGCCAACAACGTCTCGGACTCGGCGAGCTGGTCGTCCGTCCGCGTCACCGGAGCCAGCACCGTCGCCGCCAGCGACGCGTGGAGCATCCAGGCCGACGGCATCACCGCCAACAACTCCGTCCGCTACGGCATGACGCACGTCTTCACCGGCCTGACCCCCGGGGTCAACACCTTCGCCATGCAGTACCGGGTCGGCTCCAACACGGCCACCTTCCGCAACCGCGAGATATCCGTCATCCCCCTGTGAGGAGCGCCCGTGGCGACCGTCAAGACCTACGCGACCACCCTGCGCGCCACCGCACACGACGTCAGCCTGAAACTCGGCTACGACGTCCGCCAGGCGGACCTGCCGATGCGCGCCGTGCTCACCACCGTGTGCGTGCTGATCGGGGGTGTCCTGCGCATCCTGTTCACCAAGGGCCTGGCCACCGACGCGGAGATGAACACGGTCTTCACCGGCATCCGGAGCGCGGACTACCCGCAGCTCCCCGCCTCCGCGCCCGTGGTGACCGAGGACAACCTGAACCCCGCCCCGCCGGACCTGGGGGCGTGAGCCGTGGCGTGGACCGCACCCATGACCGCCGTGGCGGGCAGCATCCTCACCGCCGCCCAGGTGAACACCTTCATCCGCGACAACCTGCGCGAGACGATGCCTGCCAAGGCGTCCCTCGTCAGCAGCATCTTCGCGACCTCGGGCTTCAACGAGGTCGCGCAGCGCACGCCGGACGCCTACTCCGACAACACCTCGGCCGAGGTCACGACGACCTCGTTCGGCGACCCGTCCACCGGCCCCGCCGGACCGTCCGCCCCGATGCAGACCGGCGTGAGCGCGATCGTCGGCTACCGCGTCGCGGTCCGCGTCCCCTCGGCCACGGCCCGCGTCGAGGCCGCCTACGCCATCTCCGGGGCCACCGAACGCGAGGCGACCACGAACGCCTCCCTCGGCTACTCCCTGTCCAACTCCGCAAGCGGCATGACCTGCCGCGTCGGCGTCACCGACCTCGCCACCGGCCTGACGCCCGGCCTGAACGTCTTCACCCTCAAATACAACGTCAGCAGCGGGACCGGGACGGTCTTGGACCGTCGCATCTGGGTCCTGCCGCTGTAGGAAAGGAGCGTCCGCCGATGGCATGGACGGCACCCTTCACCGCCGTGGCGGGCAGCATCTTCCAGGCGAGCCAGTTCAACACCTACGTCCGCGACAACCTCAACGAGACCGCCCCGGCGAAGGCCACCACCCCCGGCTCCATCTTCGCCGTGTCGGCGACGAACCAGATCGCCGAACGCACCCCCGCCGAGGCGTTCGACACCGCGACCGTCGACATCACGACGACCGCGTTCGGCAACCCGGCCACCGGCAGCCCCGGGCCGTCGGTCACCGTGAACACCGGCGTCTCGGCCCTCGTCGGCTACCGCGCGCTGCTGCGCATCGAGTCCACGACCGCCCGCGTGGAGATGAGCTACGCCATCTCGGGCGCGACCACTCGCACGGCCTCCACCACCCGCTCGCTCGGCTACTCGGTGTCCAACTCCGGCGCGGCCGGCAGCACCGGGCTGAACCTGCGCGGCGGCGTCACCGACCTCGCTGTCGGCCTGACGCCGGGGCTCAACACCTTCACCCTTCAGTACAACGTCTCATCGGGCACCGGGCAGGCTGCCGACCGGCGCCTGTGGGTACTCCCCCTGTAAGGCGGCGGACGGCATGGACGGGCTCACCGCGTTTCTCACCCCCACGCTCGGCGCCGGCGGCGTCGTTCTGCTCGTCGTCCTCATGGTGCTGCGGGGCCTGCTGGTTCCGCGCAGCACCGTGGACCTCGTGGTCCAGGACAAGGACAAGCAGATCGATGTCTGGCGGACCCTCGCGGAGGGGCGCCAGGAGATGATCGACCTTCAGCAGTCGCAGCTCGACCTGCTGATGGGTACCGCGCGGACGACCGAGCGGGTACTGGACGCCGTCTCCGAGGCGGCCCGGCTCAACCGGGGAGGTGGCGGCCGTGCTCTGGCGCAGACGTCGGAAGAGTGAGTGCGAACAGGCGCCGCCGGACGACGACGTGCAGGCAGCTCAGGACGCTCTCGAATGCCTGGAGCGGGAGATAGCCGCAGCACGCGAACGTACGTCGGAGATTCGAGAGATTTCCCGTACCCTGCGCAGGCTGGGCGAGAGAAACCATTTCGCCCCACTGGTCCGTGATGCGCTGGGGGGCAAGTTCCGATGACGGGCGGGGAGGCCGTGAACGTATGGGGCAGTGCGCTGGCGCTCGTCGGGTGCCTGGTGTTCGTCGCCGTCTACAGCCTGTTCGCCCGGTGGTGGCGTGACCGCGTCGGCCGGCTCCTCGTCATCAAGGCGCTCGCCATCGCCGCGTTCATGGCCATCTCCATCTGCCTCACCGTCTACCGCCCCGACGCGGAGTTCCTGCGCTTCCTGCGCGGGATCCTGGCCGCCCTGTTCGGGGTCCTGATGACCTACCAGGCGTGGCTCGTCGGCCACACGCAGATCAAGGGAGCGCGCCGTGGCGCACCAGAAGACACCTGACACACCCCGCCCGTCCGTCGGGCAGGTCGTCCACTACGTCAGCCTTGGCACACCGGTCCGCGAGGACGGCAGCCAGGCGTACCCATCACAGTGCCGCGCGGCGATCATCACGGAGGTTGGTGAGTACCCGCCGGACGTGCCCGAGGATGCGCGGCACAACATCTCGGTGCCCGTCGGCCTGGCCGTACTCAACCCGACGGGCGTGTTCTTCAACCGTGGCGTCATGCAGTCCGAGATCGGGCGCGAAGGCGGCACCTGGCACTTTCCGGAGCGTGCGTGATGGCGGCACCCCTGACCCCCGATCAGTGGCTGCGGATCCTGCGCGCCGAGGGCGTCCGCGTCGAGGAGTATCCCGGGTGGCGCACCAGGGAGCGCGACGACGAGACCGGCCTGCCGTTCGGCCCGGTTCGCCTCATCCTCAACCACCACACGGCCGGGCGCGACAGCCGGGCCCTGGTGGCGGAGCGCGGCGTGCCCGGCCTTCCGGCGCCGCTCGCGCACATCCACCTCGCGAAGAGCGGGGTGGCGACGATGTGTTCGGCCGGCCGCGCGAACCACGCCGGACCGATGGCGGTCAACGCCTACCAGAGTTTCCGCGACGAGCACGCGACGCACCCGGCGCCGAACCGGGCCACCGGGACCATCGACGGCAACGACGTCGCGTACGGCGTGGAGACGGAGAACCTGGGCAACGGCACGGATGTCTACCCGCGCGCGCAGTATGACGCGTGGGTGCGCATCGTCACCGCTGTCTGCCGACACCATGGCTGGTCGGCGGAGTCGGTCGCCTGCCACAAGGAGACGTCGGTGGAAGGCAAGATCGATCCGCGCGGCCCGGTGGAGGGCTACGGCTCCCGGGGCCGGTTCGAGTTCACGCCCGAACGGTTCCGCGCCGACGTCGCCGAACGCCTGGAGCACGGCCCCGACTGGAGCCCCGGCAGCACGACCGGATCGGAGGACGGCATGCCCGAATACGTGAACCTCGGCGTGACCGAGGACTACACCCTGCGGCCCGGCACCTGGGACTCGGTGGAGTTCACCCGGGAGTGGACCGACGAGCCCGGTCAGCACGCCACCGGCGGCACCGTGTGGGCACGCGGCCCGGCCCGGTTCACCGGCACCGTCAGCGTCGCCCTGTCCGGCCTGCCGGCCGGCGAGGTCGTCCAGGTCCGCATGTCGGAGTACGACGGCGACACCTTCGCGCAGGACCACCCGGTCCACGAGATCCACGGCACCGAGGGCGGCACGTTCGCCGTCATCCCGCTCACCAAGCGGATAGGCCCCGGCCGGCACATGCGGATACGGCTGCTCAACACGGCCGCCCAGCCGGTCACCGTCACCAGCGTGGTGCTGACCGTGCTGGTCTGGAAGGAGTCCTGAGCATGTCGCAGGAAGCGCGGATGCGGTCCGTCATCGATGACGCGGTGGCGCGGGCCACGGCGTCGCTGGAGGAGCGCCTGGAGGCCATGGACGCCCGTCTGCGGGCCGTCGAGGACAGCGGCGGTACCACGGACGCCGCGAAGGAGGAGAGGCCTTCCAGGGGCCGCACAGCCAAGTCCCGGACGGCGCCCGGCAGCAAGGCCGGCGAGGAGACCCCGGGCGCCTGACGCGCCCGGCGAGGACCAGGGAACGGAGACCGAGGAATGCGAGTCGTCGTATACCCGGCGGACACGGGCGGCTGCGGGCACTTCCGCCTCATCTGGCCGGCCGAGCTGCTGGCGGCAGCCGGCCATGACGTGGAGATCCGCCCGCCCGCCGACCGGGGGCTGAAGCTGCGCATCGGCGCCGGCGACCACGTGGAGGACGTCCTGGACGTCGGCGACGTGGACGTCCTGGTCTTCCAGCGGCTGACGCACCAGTGGATGGCCGAGGCCGTGCCGCTGCTGCGCGCGAAGGGCATCGCCGTCGTGGTCGACGTGGACGACGACCTGTCCACCGTCCATCCGCGCAATCCGGCGTACGAGTCGATGCACCCGCGCTTCGCCGGCCGGTACGACCCGCGCACCCGGCAAATCCACCGGCACTCCTGGCGGCACCTCGCCGCCGCGTGCCGCGACGCCACGCTGGTGACCGTGTCCACACCCGCGCTGCTGGAGCGCTACGCCCGGCACGGCCGGGGCCACGTGATCTACAACCACCTGCCGGACAGCTACTACGGCGTGCCCCGCGTGGACCAGGGCACCATCGGCTGGCCGGCGTCCCTCGCCTCGCACCCGGACGACCCCTCCGCCCTCGGCGGAGCCGTCGCGCGGCTGGTGGGCGAGGGCGCGTCCTTCCGCGTCGTCGGCGACCCGGTCGGCGTCGGAGCGGCGTTCGGCCTGCCCCAGGATCCGCCGGGGCGTACCGGGGTGAGCCCGGCGGACTGGCCGGCCGCCGTGGCGGGGGACGTCGGGGTCGGCGTCGCCCCGCTCGCGGACACGGTGTTCAACGCCGCGAAGTCGTGGCTCAAGCCGCTGGAGATGAGCGCGCTGGGGATCCCGTGGGTGGCCTCGCCCCGGGCGGAGTACGTCCGGCTGCACGAACGCGGCGCCGGCGCCCTCGCCGACACACCGCGCCGCTGGTACCGGGAGCTGCGGCGGCTGGTGGAGAGCCCGGCACTGCGCGAGGAGCGGGCGGCGGCCGGCCGGGAGGTGGCCGAGGGCCTGCGGCTGTCCGCCAACGCGTGGCGGTGGTGGGAGGCGTGGGAGCGGGCGCGCGGCGTGCAGGACGCTCCGGAGGTGCGCGCCGCGTAAGGAAATCCTGTTTGAGAGGCAAATGTGCACCAAGAAGACCGGGCGGCCACTCACTGAGTGAACCGCCCGGCCATTACGTTGTCCCTACTGACGGCCCTCCCCGCTGGCACCGGGGAGGGCCGTCAGGCCGCCGGACGCACCGTGGTGCGGGTCCGGGGCTGCGCGGCCGAGCTGGTCAGCCACGACAGTCCGCAGGCCAGGCACAGCGCGTCGTCGCTCTCCTCCATGTCGACCACTCGACGGGACTCGCACGACGGGCACTTGGCCCGGTCCTTCTTCGCCTTCAGCCGTCTGCGCTCGGCCGTGTCCGTGCCACCCCAGTACCCCCGCTGACCGTAGGTCAATGCGTAGCGCAGACAGATTGCCCGGACCGGGCACGGGTCGCAGTAGATCTTGGCTCGCTTCAGGCCGTCATCGTCTTCCTTGTCGGGGACGAACAGCTCCAGCGGGGCCCCGTTGCACAGGGCGTCGTCCTGCCATCGCACCTCTGATGCGGCATAGCCGCCCACGAGTCCCTGTATCACCAAATATCTCCTCGGACGCAGTGACACTTTCAGACTGAACTATTGCCGTGTGAACACGAGTTTGGAACGGCACACACGCGAGTAGCGACCGCCCTCACATTAAGTGATAGGCATGTTTCCGATTGTGAGTTACCGCAGCTCAGAGGCAATCGGCTTCACGGATTGCACACAATCGAGATCTACCGGATACCAACTTGCGCACGTTGTAGGGAAGTTGAGCAGGTGACGACGACGGCCCTGCCCCGGGTGTCCGGAACAGGGCCGTTCATGACGATCACTTAACGCTCGGTTCTGGCCATGATTGATAACCGGTCAGGCACCTTGGACTGGCGGTCCCGGCTCCTCGCCGCGCTCGCGTTCGGACATCTCCTCAGCGCTCATCCGCCCGGTGATTCCGTCGGTGTACGGCGCGGTCCACCGCCAGCCGCTCAGCCGTCCGCCGTCGCCCTCGCGCACCACGTCCCGGCCGACGCCGATGTGAATGTGCGGGATCGTCAGGCTCTTCGGGTTGACCCGCAGCACCTCGTACCAGGTCCCCCGGTACTGGACGAAGTCGCCCTTGCGGAAGTCGGCCCGGGACCAGACCTTGAACCCCTCCGCCTCGGCACGCGCGACCACGGCCCGCCAGTGGCCGAGCTGGTCGTCCAGCTCGGCGAGCTGCCGCGTCAGTTCGGCCGCGTAGTCCGAGCCCGGCGTGCACCGGGACAAGGACCGCTCCACCCGGCGGCGGTCCGCCTCCAGCTTCTCGATACGCCGCAGCGTGACGGCCGGGTCGGTGCGGCGCCCGGTGTAGGCGGCGGCCGTCTCCGCCCGCTCGGCGAGGCGTTCGGCCTTCTCGCCCTCGTCCACGAACCGGCGCATCCCCGAGTCCATCCGCGCGAGCGCCCGGCGGTGCGGCCCTTCGCTGTGGTGCCCGCGCAGCACCGGCTGCCCCGGCGGGATGGCGTCGGCTATCTCGTGAGCCCGGCGGTACCCGGCCTCCGACGCGGCCGTTGCGCGGGCCGCGCCCTCGGCGAGCCGGGCGGCCCGCTCTCCGGAGCGCTGCTCGCGGGTGGCTTCCGCCTCGGCGAACGTGCGCGCGGTGTCCTCATCGACGGTGACGACCACCGTCCAGCCGGCCGCCTCCAGGGCCGCCCTGGCTCCGTTGATGCGCCACATCTGCGCGGCCCGGTCCCGCGAGCGCTGGATGCCCAGGCAGCCCAGGGACGGGAACCAGCGGAACCCGTGCGGCCGGACGAGTTCCAGGACGCCGTCGCCCTTGCAGGAACCTTCCAGCAGCGTTCCGCCGGCGCGAGTGTGAATGATGGTGATGGTGCCCATATCGGGGCCCTCCCCTGTTCCTTGGTCCAGTGGTGCAGGTGCCCCGTCCGGGGGAGTGGACGGGGCACCGGGGCCGCGACCTGGAGGGGGACAGGTCAGCGGTGTAACGGCACGGAGTGTGCCAGCGGGTGCGCGGATCGCCGAACGGCCGGCTCAGGCAGCGGCCGGGCGGGCCCGGTCCTCGGCGTCCGCCCGGCGCAGCCACGCCGCGACGTCCTGGCGGGCCTCGGGCTCCAGCATCACGACGGTGCCGTACGCCTTGCCGCGCGGACCGATGGTCACCCGGGCGGTGCCGAACGGCAGGATGCAGTCCAGGCGGGCCCAGGTGTGCGTGTTCCACACGATGGCCGCCTCGTCGCCCCGGACGTCGAGCGTGCGGCCGTAGAGGGTGCCGGGCAGGTCCCCGACGGAAGCCGGCTGCGCCTCGCCGGCGAACCACGCGGCCAGCGGCAGCAGCCAGTCGGCGGCCAGCAGCACGGCGCTGTACCCGCCGGCGCCCGGCGCCTGGACGGACATGACCGGCTTGGGGTCGTCCAGCGCGAGCCGCAGAGAGGTGTCCGGCACGACGCCGGGAGCGGTGAGTGTGTCCATGTGTCCTGCTTTCCTTGGTCGGCGGTGTTCCCGATTAGGCCACGGGAGCGGCCCGGGACCAAACGGCCCCGGGCCGTCGGTTCAGGCGGCCGGCCGGCGCAGGGCCTGGCCGATGACGCGGGCGGTCCAGCCGTACAGCGGCTCGTCCACCGGGGCGCGCAGGGCGCGGGCGGCGGTCTTGGACGCCTCGCCGTACAGCGGCTCGTCCACGGGCTGCATGAGCAGGATGCGCGGGTCCGTCATGATTCCTCGTTCCTTGGTCCTGGCCGGGCGGTATGTCCGGCTGATGAATTGATTAAATCATAAGGGCCCCTGGGGTCACAACCCCAGGGGCCCTACAGTTCGTTCGGCCAGGTCAGGGACGAGCGGCCTTGGCGGCGGTGACCATCAGGCCGCGCACCTCGTCCCACGTCCGGCCGCGCTTGGACGTCCACGCGCTCTGGAGGGCGAGCGGCCAGCCGGTGTGGGCACGGACCACCTCGTCCAGGACACGGCACGCCACGAGCTGCGTGTCGATGTCGCCGGCCGTGTCCGACGTCCGGCTCAGGGCCTCGGACACGGTGAGCGGGCCGTGGTCGGTCGTCAGGTCCCGCACCATCCGCACGAGTCCGAGCAGGATCGCCTTGACCGAGGACGACTCGTTGACCTCGGGAACCTCCGGGTCCGAGCTGCCGTAGGTCCGCGACCATCCGCGCTTCTCCAGCAGGGCGAGGGCGGCGTCCAGGTGGGCTGCGACGTCCTCGCGGCCGACACGCTCGCCGGACGACCCCGTCCAGAAGTCGGGGGAGTTGGAGATGCTGCGCGCGACGAGGATCTGGATGCGCGAGTCGTCCACCGGGAGGGCAGCAGAAGTCATGACGGTTCCTCATTCCGTGGTCGGCCCGGCAGTCCCCGGGCGATGAATTGATTAAATCAAAGGGCCCCGGAGGCGTCAAGCCCCGGGGCCCTTCCGGCCGGTGCGCCGGCGTCAGTTCTGCGCGGCCATGCGCTGCTGCTCCTCCACGCCGATGCGGGAGACGACCAGCAGCCCTTCACCCTCGGGGCAGTCCGGCCGGTCGTCGCGCCGACAGTCGGCGCAGCCGGTGACGTGCACCTGGTAGTCGCTGAAGGCGCTGTAGTACGGCAGGGACTCCACCAGCCGTTGCTCGGGGACCGCGAGGGCGCGCAGCCCGACGTGCCCTTCCAGCTCGGCCGCGTCCGTCATGTCCTGCGGGGCCCATCCCGCCCACGTTGTCCGCACAGTCGGTCCCTCGTTCCTTGGTCGGTGATGCGATGAGCGCTCCCGGCCGGTTGTGGGCCGGCGCCTCCGGGCCTGCGGTCCGGCGGACTTCGTTATCCCACGGAAGCGGGTCGGGGCCGAACGGCCCCGGGAGGTTCAGTCGGTGATCTCGACGCCGCCCCAGTAGACGATCGTGCCGAAGCCCATCGAGTCCGTCCGGGCCAGCCGCGCCAGGCTCAGCGCGTCCTCGCCTCGGCCGGACTGTCCGACCGATGACTTAATTAAATCATAGGTCGTGCGCCGGGGCAATACACCGGACCCTTCCAGTGCAAGCGTCCCAGCGGTCGCTACCCTCGTGCCCTGACCACCGACCGAGGAACGAGGCAGATATGAACCCACCACACCCACGTCTACCGGCCGACGGCCGGCGCATCGGCATCATCGGCAAAGGCGGGAGCGGCAAGTCGACCACCAGCGGCCACCTGCTCGCGCACTGGACCGGAACGGGCGTCCCTGCCGTAGGCCTCGACGCCGACGACCCGGGAGAGCAGGAGGACGGCAGCCTGTACACCTGGTCCGACGTCGCCGACCTCGGGGCCCCGGTCTACCGCGCGCCCGCCGCGTCACGCATCGCCGACGAGGCCCGGCGCCTGACTCCGGAGCACGGCCTGGCGCTCATTGACACCGGGGCGTGGGAACGGAAGTCCGGCAACCGGCACTTCGCCGTCCTGGCCGCCTCGGACCTTGTCGTCCTCGCCGTACAGCCCACACCGATAGAGCTGGAGCGCGCAGGCTCGGTGCTCAAGGCCGTGGAGCAACTGGAAGCCGTGGGCGTACCCGCACCGCGCCTCGTGCTGCTCATGACGATGGTCAACCGGTCCGCGTCCTCGGCCAAGGAGACCCGCGAGGATCTGGAAGCCGCAGGATTCACAGTGCTGCGCACCGAAGTCCCCCGCAGTGACGGCCGCGACGGTTACGCACAGGCGTTCGGCCGTACGCCCCGGGTGGAGACCGGGAGCCCCATGGCGCTGCTCGCCGACGAGCTTCTGGACTGGGTGACCCGGTGAGCGCCAGGCCCCGGGTCAACCGCGCCGCCCTGCTCACCGGCGCCCGCTCCCGCGTTGCCGCACCGGCCGCAAATCCGCTGCTGCCCGCAGAGCCCGCTGTGCCGGACCCCTTCGCCCCGAAGCCCGTAGACCCGGCCACCGTCACCGGGACCGACGCCGAACGTCTCGCCGCGTTCGAGGCCGCCATCGACGCGGCCAAGGAGACCGCCGGCAACTCCCTCAAGGCGGCCCGCGCACGGTTCGTTGTGGAGGCCGGGACGGCCCTGCGCGCCATCCGCGACGAGGGCGGCGGACTCTACAAGGTCACCCACGCGACGTTCGAGGAGTACATCAGCCAACGGTGGGACATGGACCGCACCCGCGCGTACCAGCTCATCGACGCCGCCCCGGTCATGCTCGTCATGTCGAAAATTTTCGACACGGCGCCCGTGGAGTCGCAGGCCCGCGTCCTCGCCCCGGTGCTTGAGGCGCACGGCGAGACAGCCGTACGGGAAGTCGTCGCAGCCGTCCGGCAGACCGGCGAGAAGGTCACGGCGAAGGCCATACGGGACGCGGCCGACCGCCTCAACTACGTACCCCGGCCGGCGCTGGCACCGGCCGGCGAGGACGACACCGAAGCGGACCCGCCGGCGGAACACACCCCCGAGCAAGCCCGCGCCCTCGTCCGGCTGGAGCAGGGCCTGGCCGCGCTGCGCGGTGCGCACCGGGCCCTGCGTGGCCGGGTCATCGCCGACGCACTGGAAGCCGACCCCGAGCAGGGCCGGATCCTCGTCGCACAGGTCGCCGACCTCGCCGGAAAGATCGAACGCCTCACGCAGCGGTGACGAACACGGCCGCAGGCACGCCGAAGCCCCGGAGCCAGGACGGCCCCGGGGCTTCGCGTTGGGACAGGTCAGTCCTCCACCTGTCGGATCAGGACGTCTCGGCCGCAGACGGATCGGTGAGCGCGTCACTGCTCGGCCGGACAACCGGGACCACCACGGTCGTCTGCGTGGCCCGGCTGTAGTCGTCGGGCAGGAAGTTGATGGTCATGTCTCCTCGTTTCCGTGGTCGTCGTCTTTCCTGTCGTGGTGGGCCGTCCGGACTCGAACCGGAGTCTTCCGGAGCGCGATGGAACCGACCAAGGTTCGCGCTCGACGGTGCTCTGCCTGACTGAGCTACAGGCCCTCGTTGGCCGGGATCACGGCTCCCGGCCGGCCGTCGTGCGTCAGGAGCGGCTGTTGCGGTCGGCGCACCAGCGCTGTGTCTGTGCTTCGTCGTGCGAGTTGCTGAACGGGACGGGGCGGTCCTTCACGGAGTCGTAGATGTAGTACACCGGCTCGGGAGGGTCCTTGTAGAAGTCGACCTCTCCTGTGGACGGGTCAGCCTCGACGGTACGGACCTCGTATCGCTCGCTCATGGGTTCCTCGTTTCCGGGATCGTGAGACTGAGCGTCGCCCGGACCGTAGACCCGGGCGACGCTCAGGTCAGAGGGCGGTGACGGTGAAGGTGCCGCAGTCCGCCTCGTTGTCGTTGATGAGCCGGCCGCCCCGCATGTCGTCGTTCAGGTCACCGCCGATGGTTCCCCGGCTGACGTGGTTGACGTACCAGGCGAGTTCCTGGATCAGCTCGTCGCGGTCGTCCGCCGTGATGATGGCGGGCTTCGCGTTGAAGTCCTGGCCGACGGGGGCGAAGTCGATGCGGTACGCGGTCATGGTCGGTTCCTCGTTTCCGGCCGGTCCACCCGGCCACTGATTTAATTAAACCAAAGGGTCCCGGGATACGCAACCCCGGGACCCGGTAAGTTTCCGACTCCACGGTCAGGGGGCTGCCCCCAGCTCGTCCCTGACCGTGGAGTCACCGACCCGCACCGACGGCGCCGCCTCGCGGGCCAGCCGCAGCGCCTCGTCCAGGGTGAACTCCCGCGCAGCGCGCCACTCCGGAGAGCGCTTCGCCCCCTGCTCCCACCGGCCGGTCCGGTCCAGCAGGAACCCAAGACGGTCCACCTGCCAGAGTCCGGAAGAGCACAGGCGGACGGTGATCGAGGCGAAGTCCCGCAACGGGTGCCCGGCAGGCAGGACCGCGATCCGGAAGGACGAGATCTCCGCACCCCTCATGAGCGCGTCCACGACGGTGCCTGCGGCTTCCCGGTGGAGCGCGGCGTGCTCGTCGCGCAGGTCGGCGAGCGGCTGCCCGTCGTAAGCGCGGGCCAGCGTGTCGGCGATGCGGTCGGACAACGTGGTGTCGGGCATGGTCGGTTCCTCGTTCCTTGGTCGGTGATGGTCAGGACGCCGGCGGGATGTCGGCCATGCGCAGGCCGAGGTGCAGGCCCCGGTCCCGGCCGGCGCCGTAGACGCGCTGCACCACCACGATGGCCTTGTCCATCGGCACGCCGAGGCCGCGCAGTTCGGCTATCGCCGCCTCGGTGGTGTCCATGGCGGTGGCGAACCCCGGGTCGGTGATGCGCTCGTCGCGGCTCTGAACGGTGGTCTGCACGATGGTCGTCCTTCTCTCCAGCCCCACGGCCGCACGGATCATACGGCCGAAACGGGGATTCGCTTCCTTGATTCTTTGGTCAGGAGGTGCAGGGCCCCGGCGCGGCGGCCGGGGCCGGGGTGGTTCAGCGGGCGCAGGGCTTCACGCGCAGGTTCGGGACGCAGTCCCCGGGGTCCATGGAACCCTCGTCCAGCATGTCCGCGTAGACCTGGCGGCCGACGTCCTCCAGCGTGCCGGTGATGTCCTCGGTGGTGTGCGCGCCGGCCAGGGAGTCGCGGAGGTTGTGCGTGCAGCCGGCCGCGTGGACGATCGGCTCGTTCACTCCGGTGTAGATCACGGTGAAGGTGCGGACGTCTCCAGCCGGCTGGGGGCGTCGGGCCCGGATCTCGGCGACCTTGTGCGCCAGCAGCTCGGGGAAGCCGTTGTGCAGTGCCTCGGCCTTGTGCTCGTCGTACGTCTTCGCGGTCATGGTCGGTTCCTTCTTCCGTGGACTGTGAGTTGGTCTGTCCGGGACGCCGGCCGGGCCGGCTTCCCCGCCTCGGCGGCGGTCGCGGCCCGTTCCACCCGGCCGGCGCCCCGATGAATTAATTAAACCATAGTTCGTGGCCGGACACAACCCCGGGCACGACGAAGCCCCGGGACACAGTGTCCCGGGGCTTCGGTGGCGACAGCCGGTCAGGCGTAGCTGCGGGCGAACGCGGCGGCGTCGGCCACCAGTTCCAGCACCTCGCCGACGGTGCGGCCGGCTTCGTCGTTCCACGGCATCGCCGCGCCGGGCCGGCCGGTGCGCACCTGCACCATCAGGTCCAGGTACCGGTTGGCCACGTGGTACGTGGTGAACGGGTAGTCCTTGAACGGCACGTCGGCGCTGTCGCCGTAGCCGAGGTCCGCCGCCACGGACAGGGCGCGCACCAGGCACACGGCGCCGGCCTCGCTCCAGAACGCGTCCTGTGTCCACCCGCGCTCGATGAGGACGTCTCGCACGCCGTCCAGGTGGTGGGCCACGGCCTCGCCGGACGCCCGGAGCAGCGCTGCGCGCTGCCGGCTCCACCGGGGGTCCTCCAGCAGGCGGGCCGCCGCGTGCAGCCGGGTGATGCGCTCCGCCTCGGCCACCGGGGAGAAGTCGGCCGGCAGGTTCGTCGTCG